ATAAGTTTGGAAGTCTCCATCGTTTATGTAATAGTCGGTTATCTTTGAAATCATAAAACCTCACAAACTCATCATGGATAGAACGACGCTTCTGAGCTGTGAGCGGTTGTTCATCAAAGAGTTTACACTCGGAGCTAAATCCAAATCACAGACGATTAAGTTCGCCACCAGATCACTCCAATGCTCCTTATCACCGAAATGGTCGATCAACATCAGAGTGCCTCCGGTTCTTTTGGAAAAGACATTCTGGATTTCCGTAGCAAGCATGGACTCTGTTATAATTTTTCCAGATTGAGTAAATGGGATAGATACTGGAGTTAGATTCCCATATCCATAATTCGGGATAAGACATCCAGCAATCTTCGGTACAAACTTATCACCTTCGTAAAACATACCGGGGCTTTCCGGGTATATAAGATACCCATCGCAATTGACGCCAATGTTCATATTTTCATCGGTTGATGATCCGTCTTCGTACACGATTTTGCAAAGCATAAATACACCTAACCAAAGGAGAGATTGTTTTGAGTAACGACCATTATGTACTTGATTGGGTGAAGATGTCAAATGGCGTCACGTTCACCGGAGTGTTTGACTATCAGTCCGACAGATTCATTCACTTTTTTAATTTTGACATCATAGAAGATGATCCTACTCTAATACTCGCAGCAATCATTTGGAAAGCTAAGTATAACGATATCCGTTTCTCTGTGTTCTGTTCTACTTACTTCCCGAGGATCAAGTTACCCCAAGTCAATCTTATCAACAAGCGTGGGGTGGTGGATTCTTCTCAGGCAAAGAAGAAACCACAATCAATCAAAAAAGTGCGCCTCAATGTTGCATGATTAAGAAAAGAAATCATTATCTTTTCTACCATTGATAACTACTATGATCATAACCGCATACGCGACCGCGTGACTCTTCTTGAAGTACATGCCGCCATTTGAAGGGCGCTTATACAATCTCAGTCGAGTCTTCGCTTTGTTCTTCAGGTAATCATCAAACAACTCAATTTTCCCCGGCCTAATCAAAGCAAGCGCATCTGCAAGGTCTTCAACGCTTTGAGGTTGGAGTTGTCGAATCAGGGAATAGCTCTTGTTGATATGGGGGAGTGATTCGACGATTTCCTTATCAAGGAAGACGCCCCAGTCAAATCCTTCTGTACTCATCGCATCCAAGACTTCCTGTTTCGTACGAAACTTGTCGTAAGATGTGTTTGTCAGTAAGTCGACTTTGAAGAATCCAAGCTGTTCACCTTCGTCTGAACTGAGAGCAGATAAACCGCTTTCAGGATCAACAGGAACGTCTTCTCCTGTCAAATCGGCACTCCGAAGGAAATATCCAGATGGGTGTGGGACGAGCGTTTGCTTCTCTTCGTTGTAAACAAAGGAACGCAAACCAAACTTGTCTTTGTTCGTCCCGCTCTTCACATCGAGGTCAACGTCAAACGCCCGTCTCATCATCAGCCCTCTTTCACTTTCACTACAGACAGAAGGTGGATGCGATTTGCTTCACACATTCCATCAATTCGAGACATCAGATCGATATCCTTGTGGTTCATGCAGTAGTCCAGCCCAATATCACCACGTTGCAGAGAGCGAATCAGGAAAGAGTCACTTTTCAGGATCTGTTCTTCGTTCCTCTCGAAGAAGTAACTGGAGTCGATCAACTCTTCGTTCTTGATCAGGTGATTCCTGAAATCAACCAGAGTAGAATCCTTGACAGCCAGACTCATCAAGTGGTTGTAGTATCGGGGTTTCTTCGACATCCGGATCCATTCCATGAACAATACAGAATCAATCTTGTTGTTCATGCAGTGGAGAGTTGCTTGCAATACGCCGCGATAGTGCTTGCTCTTCCGAAAGCTGGAGAGAGACTTCCGCTGGTGTTTGCTGTAATGTCCGACCGTATCACAGAAAAGGCTGTGAGCCACATCCTCTGTAATCGTACCTTCAAACATCAAGGATGCTGGGGCGCAGTCTTGTTTCTGCATGTGCTTGAACACCCCGGATCTCGTGGCATACTCAGCACCACAGACAGGGCATTGAAACTTCCCGTTCTTCAGTTCCTTGGCCGGTTCTTGGTACATATGACTTACGTCGTTATAGTATTCTGGCATTATTTGTCAACCTCTTCGTATTTCTTCTCAAGTTGCTTGATATCGTCGCCATCGAGAAAGTTCAGGTACATTTTAGCAACAGCCTCGCTGCATTGGAACTCTCTCATGACAACCTTGTGTTTATTGCCGGTTGTTTCTTTCTTGTCGTTGATGAATGAGTACCGAGTTCTCCCCATACCAGAATTTGCGTAGCAGCATAGGAGATAGAGTAACTTCGGATGGCGTGACAGGGAAAACAACTTACTGTTCACAACCGCATCAGTCAGCAAAACATGAGCATCCCGATTTTCATTCGCCCCTCGAAGCCAAAGCGTCAAAACATACGGGGATAACTCTTTAACTTCTTCCTCAGTCATATTGAGGAAGAAGTCGCAGTCTCCAGCGGTTACTCTCGAAAGAACGTGTTGTATGTTCATTCCTTGATACCAACCTCGGAATCCAGAATCACCAGAAGAGCTTCGAGGTGGATTGACTGGATTCCTTGGGTGTTGACATTCATTGCCCTGTGAAGGTACTCACTGATCTGAACAACTGCCATCCCCGGATCCTCGAAATGGTGGAGTCCGTTTTCATAGATGGCGGTATAGAACAACTCGTAGTTTGTCTGATCAGCCAGATAAACCATTTCCCGAGCAGCTTCGAAGTCCAGCTTATCCGCAGACCATATCGCAGTCCAGTCATCGATAGACGATGATTTGATTGAAGAACTCGGCGGATGGATAGCGCCATCAAAGTACGAATACTGGATGCTGGAGATTATCGAACGGATGTCCGGCTTGTGAGCTGCGATGTGGCGTTCCACATTGACCGCAGATTCGTCGCTCAGTTCGATTTGCTCCATTTCAATGATGTCGGCAATCAGGTCGAGAACCGCGTCTTCATTGAAGCCGTCGAAGGTAAAGAGTTCACACCGACTGAGAAGTGGGGGCAGCAACTTCTTCGGGTAGTTGGTAGTGAAGATGAACCGGACATAATCACTCGTCCTCTCGACAGTTTCGAACAGAGCACTTTGAGCGTCTTTCGTCAGTCGGTGGGCTTCTTCAATTACGACTACTTTGTAATCTCCGAGTGGGGAGATCTCTGCAAACATGACAACTTTGTCTCGAATGTCGTCCACTTTATTGTAGACAGAGCCGTCGATGAAGAGAACATCACTTGCAGTCACGTTGCAATCGTTGATCAGAACTCGGGCAAGTGTGCTCTTCCCGGTTCCTTGAATGCCAGCGAGAATCAGATTCGGGAATACTCCCTTGGAGACCCAGTCCTTCGCTCTCATTTCCAGTCCGGGGTCTGCGAATATGTACTGGGACAATGTCGTTGGGCGGTACAGTTCCGCCCATACTTTGTTGCTGATATCAATAGCCATTTAAAGCTCCTTGATGAATGAATCGAGTTGTTTCTCTGTCATTCCGTCGATCTTCTTCATAACGACATAAGAAACAGCGGAATCCTCCGAGTGGAGGTTTTCCCCAACCAAAGGCACAGTATAGACGTTTCCGTCTCCAAACGCTATCACCGCTTCGTCGCCCTTTACTTCTGGAAGTGGTAGTGGCACGCCGTTTGATCGAAGTATGAGTTTACCCTCACTCTCAGCGATAGCCAAAGGGACTTCGTAAAGCTTGCCATCGACAACCACTTTCGAGATACAGATCTTTGCTCCGTGTTCGAAAAACATATCAAGTCTCCAGAACGGCGAGGATCTCGTACTCTGAAGTGATTCCGTACTTAGCTCCGTCGTGATCGAAAGGTGGGGTAATTTTCGCCCAAGAGATAAGAACAACCTCTCCGGGGGATACTGAAGTCACGTCTGGGCCGACCTCAACCACATCATAATACTCGAAGTCTGTGTTCTTGTCGTTATCCGGGACATAGATGCCACCTTCCGTAAAGTTTGAACCTTCAGTGGTTCGGAACTTCAGAAGAACGTCATTCCCAAGCGGTCGAATTTTCTTACTCATATCAAAGCCTCTCTTTTGATAATTCGTGAAACGGAACTCCGTATTCACATGGATTGATGTCATGCAGTTCAAGTAGATACAACACCAAAGAAGCAATCGCACTACCTCTCCCAACACCCCAGACAACGCCCTCTTTTTTGAATTGGGTCACGAGATCATGAAGCTTCAAAAGAAACTTCACGTTCATGGTTCTGTCGAAGAACTCCATTTCAAGGGCAATTCTATCATCCATTGATGGGGAATATCGTTCAGAATTTACGATCACGTCAACAAGACGGTCATAGTCTTGGTTGGTGTGTTGGAGATCCGGTGAAGGTGGAATGTCCTCCATGGTGTTCTCAAGAACACGGTTTCCGGTTATCAGTTCGTATTCCTTCGCAGCAAAACATTGTTCAACACGGAAATGTGGCTCAAGATTTCCCTGAGCCACAATCTTTTTTGCTGCTTGTTCTGGAGTCAGTAATGAGATTCCAGATGGTAGAAGGATCCTGTCTTTTAATACAAACATGTGAAGTTTAGCGCCTTGGTCTTGACAAATGAATCTCTGTCACTGCACAGAATCATTCTACCACCATCGACGTAAACTGGCAAAAGGTTTTTTGTGTTCGGGAGGATACACGGCTTCTTCTCGCGATCAACAGAAAGGATCGAGATCTTCTCGATTGAGTACTTGTCTGCTTTTAGGTCAGAGTAGTACAGAGCTGTTGTCAATGTTCGACCGTTAATTTCGTCAACACGAACCCAGTCCACAGAATTACTATGAACATCAGCGAGCATCATGTAGACATTGGAAGGAAGAGAAATCTCCCACTTTCCAATCTTCAGACGATACCAATGGACGTCTTCCTCAGTCATATCCCACATGTTACTGAGTTTCAACTGGAAGTCGGCTGGTTTTACGATATACTCGAAGAAGTACTGTCTCAGTCCTTCTTCGGTAGTGATATCAAGAGGTTGATAATTTTCATCTATAAGTTGCATTCTCACCACACGTTGATTGTTTCGTACTTATCCCGAACGCTGAACCCGCGTTTCTTGAAGTACTTCATTCGCTCTCTCTTTTGCTTCTCTCCGTATTTGGTATTAGAGTAAATATCCCAAACAACAGCAGAATCTTTCAAATCGCCTTCGTTGTCTTTACGAAGGAAACGACCAATACTCTGTCCGGCTCTGGCTGGATTCGATCCTACATCGATGAGGACACCATAGTGAATCAGATCGATGGAAAGGCCTGTCCCAGAAGTCCCGAAGGACGCGGCTAACGTATAGTCGTCCCGTTCATCGAACATCGCATAATACGACTCACGTTCTTCTACGGGAGTGTCGCCATCAACAAAATCACACCCTATGTATTCTGCGAGAGCTTTACCCATTTCTGGGCGGCAGATGATCAAGGTGTTCCTTGGGCAGTTGTTGATTATGAAATCGCCTATCGCCTCGATCCTCTCAGGGCATCGATTATAATGGGCTTCTTCCATTTCCCAATCCCATAGTTTACCAGCTTCTGTTTGCTTATGCAACCCTATGTTGTCCTGAAGTTTCACAACACGAACATCGAGAGTTGCTGCATACCCCTTCTCCATCAAATATGACGGGAGTACTTCTGCAAAGATTCCACCGCCGATCATGTTCATGATCTTCATGCGTTTCAGCGGGTCTTGAGACTTTTCTGGCAGCGAACCGGTGAGACCGAGACGTATCGGACATTCCGCCAATGTTTTAGTTCCAAAGTCAAAGAAAGAATCGCCAAGGATATGCGTCTCGTCGACAATCAGAACTCCAAAGAATCCCTCCAAATGTTTTGCCATGTTTATGGCGAGTTTTCTCGTTGTTATGACGTGCCGATGTTTCTTTATAAGCTCCCCACGCTTCTTAGGAGGAACTTTTGAATCGATCACCACATAGTCCATTCCCAGCTTATCCATCATCTTAGCGGCGTCGTTGACAAGCTTCTCGTTGATGGTTATGGACAGAGACGGGTAGTACGGTTCATAAAGTTTTGCTGTGCCCGCAAGACAAAGCGTCTTCCCAGAGGAAGTACTTGCGTCGTAAATGCCTTTATCGACACGAATGAACTTCTCAAAAAATTCAATCTGATGATCCCAAAGCTCTACACCATATTCGGAGAACATATCACGATGGATTTCTGGAAGTTCAGATTCTTCTACCGGGTGTTGGATTGCCTCGCGAATATCCTCTATTTGGATGTCGTCTTCTTTGTAACCAAGCTCTTCGAGAAGGCCAATGACTTCATCAAGCTGGTTCAGGTAGAAGAATCCGTCCTCCGTAAAAAGAGGTTCCTTACCATCACTAATGCCAAGCTGTACAGCCGGTGTTGAATACGCTCCTTTGATAGGAAGCTTCATGGCTTCAACGATGTCAATCGCGTCGTCAACACCGAGACCTTCAAGTTTGGCATTTACCTCGTCAATGATGTAGAGTTTCAGTTTCATCCGTTGTCCTTTTACCTCAAAGGAAAGTATTGAGGTCTATGTCTGTTTTCTTGATGCTGCTTTCGATGTACTCGTTCAACCACTCCCACATTTGCTTCATGGTTTTGAACTGCTCGCTGTTGGATGGTAGGTTATTCAAATGGATTAGAAGACGTTCACTCTTAGCCATCAGTTCATCCAGAGACATCTTGTTCCACGCTGCCACATACTCATCCGGGATATGGGTTCTCAGTTGTTCACTCATGATTCACCTATATGATGTATGAGTCGTTTCCGTCTCGAAGCATATCGCAGATATTCTTCAGAAGAAACTTCCTCGATTTTATGGAGTCGATCACAGCTTCACATTTGGCTTCCAGCGTTCTTGCACGGTTGAGTACCCGCTTCGTGTCAATGTAATCCGGATCAGATTGCGCATAGATCTTTGCTTCATTGAAAGACAGTGCTTTGTGGCTATTCGATGAAAGTTCCCTGAATGCAACGGAGAACATCTTATCACATTCATCGGATAGTTCGGCACACAAAAACCCTACCTCTTTACTGATTTCTTCCCATGACATCTGAAGTTCGATCTGATCCCGAACGCAGTCCGAAAGGACTCTGTCCCGAATATCAATCCGGGACAGGTCTTCCTCCAACTGCTGATCGTAGATCTGTTGAAGCTCCTTCAGTCTGGAATTTATCTGGTCGAGAATATCGACGTCATCCATGCAGAATCACCTGTCGTTTGCTGTTGATGATCGCTCTTAGTTGCTCAATACTGCTTCGAGCTAACGCGATCTGCCGTTGAATAGAGTCGATCTGACCATCAGTCAGATTCATCTTTCTTCTCGACATTTTTCGATTGAAATTTTCGATCTGACGAGACATAATCGCGATCTCTGCGTTAATCTCAGCAACTTCATCAGAATCCATCACAACCTCCTATGTAATGAAATGGGGCTTTCGCCCCATATACTTACGCTGGTTCGATTTCTTTGTTATCAAAGCTTTCTTCGAGTTCTTTCTGGTAATTACTCATGATCGCTTCGTAGTGTTCAAGGAAATTTGAACCTTGGAACTTAACAATCTCACCTTCGAACTCGTAGTTGTACCATGCACCATTCTTGGAAACAACGCCTTCTTCTTCGAGAATATCCAGAAGACCGTCTGTAAAATCCAGACCCTCAGTGTACGGAACCTTCAGCTCAAACTTCTGGAATGGTGCAGTGAAACGAGTCTTGGTTACTTCGCCACGGATACGAACACCGTTAACCACCTTCATGCCTTCTTTCAGCTTGGCTTTATCCAGACGCACGGAGAATGATGGGAAGAACTGCATACCTTTACCTCCAGTACAGATCCACTTTCCTTCAGTGGAGTACGGGTCTTGGTTCTGGTACGCGTGCGTCACCATAATACAGAATGCATCATATTCTGAGATTTTCTTGTTGATGTTCTTCACGAAGAGCTTCAACTTCTTCGCCATCTGACCTTGGTCACCCTTTGAGACACCTTTCTCGAACTCACCTTCTTCTTTCTCAGAAAGCATACCAGCCAGCGAGTCGATGATCAGAATGAACTTATCATCCGGTTCCATCGTTGAAAAGATTTCTGCAATGGCGGCAGTCGCTTCTTCGATGGTATCGATAAGGACTGGGACGAACTTATCTTCGTCGAGATCGATCCCAATCTTCGTCATGTAGTCTTCCGAGATACTGTCTTCAGAATCCAGATAGATGATCGAATAACCTTTGTCCTGTGCGTTCTTTGCAGCGTTTGAAGTCAGGAAGGTCTTGCCAGTGTTACCTGTGACAAACACCCGACCATTACGACGCAGAACCAAGAATGTCTTCTCAACAGCGAAACAATACTTGAATCCGTCTCCAGCCTTAACCTTCTCAATTGGAGTTCGAGTTGCACCTGCCATGGAGACTTCATTCGTTGTAGTGGCATGTACAACATAGGAAGTTGTTCTTCCTTCTCTCACATCCTCAGAGATTGTTGCCCGTCTGCCTGTCGCTGAAAAACAGTACTGGATGAAGTCCGCACACTGTTTGCTGGTTGTGAAAAACTCTCCCCTGTTTTCAGACCCGTCCCATTGCAGACATTCGTCAGCAATCAGTTCTAATTGCTCTTTGGTGCATTGGTAGAACTCAGAACCAAAAACCTTGGTGTTCATAGGAGCACCAAACTCAAATCGAGAAAATCCATCATCACGATCTATTCGGGTGTATTCCACATTAGCGGCGTCCAAAAGTTTCACAATCCGTTCTTTCTTTCGGTCTTTCTTTACACTAATCCGAACGAAATTGTCCCATGTGGTTCTCTTGGGGTTGAAGCTTCCATCGGCCATCACTGCAACTTGAAGACGCAGGCTGTCGTCGCTGATATCAATACCGGCGGTAGTTGGTGGTTCGAATGTTGTCAGAATCTTACCACGAAATCCATTTACAGTATCGGAGTTATGTGCTTGAACCACTTCTTCAGCAGACTTAACCTGGAGCTTTCCTTTTGGGCTGCGGTACAATACACGGTGCTCTGGAGTTAACATCTGATCAATCCCATACTTCGTTTTCAGATGATAAAATTCCTCGCACGGTTTCTTAATGTACTCGTTCGGCTCAACAAAAGACATTTGGCACGTTTCTTTATCAAACTGTGCCACAAAGTCTCCTTCCTCATATTCCGAAATACGCTTCCAGCCAGTAGGAGTCAGAAACTCAGTGTCTGCGTCTACACAGCCACTCTCACCCCACAGCAACATCGTTCGGCGGTTTGGGATTCCGACATCATAACGGCCAGTCAGACGATAATTCATGGCAGCATTCCCGGTGCTGATCCATTCTGTAGGCTCATTCATTTCAGTGATGATGCCCTTCTTATCGAAAGACTTTCTCAGTTTTCCAAGCTTGCTCATTTAATCCCCTCTCTTCTGGCGTTGTGGATAGTCTTCTCCAAATCAACACGCTCAACCAGAACATCATAGTATTTCTGCATGTGCGTGTATTGCTCCTGAAGAAGACGCGTCCTCACATAACCGATTTCGTGACTCTTTGGGCCTCTGAGAAAATTGGACAGATTGTCGATCTTCTCTCTGAGATCATTTGTCTCGTCAATAAGACGCTGTAGGTAATCTGGGTAATCTTCCATTGGTTGCCTCCTTAATGGACTTTTAATGAAACTCTGGAATCCCCAGCCAACTGTTCCACGCGCCTGATGATATCTGGATGTTGTTCGTCCAGAACTTCGACACATGCCATAGCGTAGACCGACAGGGGATCCATAAAGGTTCCGTCAGCTCTTCGGATACGATATTTAGGAACTTCGGTGAGGGGGTCGTAGTAGAATTCGATGGAGCAGACCGGCGTGATCTGTGTTGATTTGTTGTCGCTCATAAAGAAACTCTAATGCTATGGTGGTAATTTAGCATAGAGAGTTCAAAAAGTAAAGAGCCGATGATTAAATCCACCGGCCCTTTTCTCATATCATTCTGTTTTGTAATCTGCGATCAGGAACTCCCTAACGAGTCCGGAACGCACGATGTCCTCCAGTTCAAAAACTACCATACCGATCATACTTTCATCCATGTTTCTGAAAACACGCTGAAGCTTGTCGAAGCCAGACTCCTGTCGGAACCTTCCAAGGTCACATTGCTTGTGGTCACCCATAAGCATAATCCGACTATGCTCTCCACATCTGGTGATCACCGTCGCCAGCTCGTCGTAGTCCATGTTCTGGATTTCATCAACCAATATGATAGATCGGTCGAATGTATCTCCACGGAGATATCCGGTTGTATGGAATTCGAGGTATCCGAGGCTCTTCAGATGTGCGTAAGCATCATTGTACGCTGGGATCATCTTGGATGCCGCACCGATGTATGGAGTTTCATACGGTGCGTTCTTCTCATCCTGATCACCGGGGATGAACCCCTGCTTTCTCGTCTCAACAGCAGACCGAATGATGATTACCTTGTCATACTCGGTCGAGTCATCGAAAACGTCGCCCAGAGCTGCGTAGAGAGCCAAGAAACTCTTACCTGTACCTGCTGGGCCTACCATCGAAATGATTGGCTTACCTGCGCGGTAAAGGTCGAAGAAGTGTTCTTGATTTCCGGGATACGGTTGGAGGTTACAGAGGTCTTTGGGATGGAATCTCTTACGATTTCCAATTTCACGAACCACAGCACTTGATTCGTTGCGGGTGTCAAACTTCGGTTTCTTCTTAGCCATGAAAGGCTCCTGTGTTGGAAAGTCATTGGGTACACTCTCTCCAGAAATTAGTTATGCCTCTTGTAAGTACAAATGTCAACCAGATTCTGGAGACATCCGAAAATCCCAGTAAATACAATAAACAAGCCATTTCCTACACAGGAATATATATCTGTGTAGTAGGGCGTGGTTAAACTTAAAGGTTGTTGATATAGATTCTCAAATGGAGGAAGTATGAGCGGGAGCCATCCATTGGACGACGCACTGGGTGTTGAAGCGTCAGAAGAAGTGAAAAAGGTATTTGGAATGGATCTGAAAATTCCAGAGGATCCTACCATGAGGGACGTGGTATTGTTTGCCCTTGAGCAGTATAAAGAACTCGTTAATGAGTCTAAGCTACTGGAGCCGGAGCAAAGAATCCCACAGCTTGAGCTTGCGAAGCAGTACCTCGATCTTGCAAAAGATACTATGTACAAGGAATCTGATCTTCAAATCAAGCACAAGAATGCTGAGATTCGTTCTCGTCAGAAAGGCGCGAAGGCGATTGAAAGTACGTCGGACGATTCTGAAGGCAACAGCGGTCAAAAGAGAATCTCTCGCGATGAACTTGTTGCCCAAAGAGCCAAAAAAAAGTCCCGCGTTAACGGGACTTAGAAGCTAGAGGAAAGGAGGCGGGAAACTCTTGCTTCCACCTCTTAGTTAGCTTTATTTGACTTTCTTCAGCACTTCACCATACTTGTCATTGATCTTCGCAACGACTGCTTCAATGGCAAGGTTTTTAATGGTATCCGGCAGATCTCCACCAAGCTCATCGATGAATTTCTTCGCACGGTTGTACTTCTGCTTGGCCGTCAATTCTCCGTCCTTAGACAGCGCGTCGATCACCGCTTCCAGACGTTGACGATTCTCTTTCCCAAATAGTGTTTGGATCAGAACCTGAATTCCGAATTCGAAAAGAAAGAAACCAATTTTAACTAGAATTTTCTGCCACATGTTAGGTGCCTCCTGTATTTCTGTGGTGTGGTTATTTAGTGATCCGTTTGTATGCCTTTTCCATCCTGACATCATACTCGTTTTTTCTGTACGATCTTCCGTTGTAATGGTAGGCAAACTTAGCCCAATCTTTGCTACGTATAGCGTCAAGCAGAGACGGATTTTTCTTGATGAACTTCACAAATGCTTCAAGATGTTCTGACTCCGATGTGGACATTTGTTCCGCGAAGTCTTTCTGTGACTTATATCCGAGATCCTCATAATGGAATCCCATTATCTGAAAACGACCCCAAGAAGTAGCCTCGATTGCGCATTCTTTGTTCAGCCCATACGCTTCGTTGTATCGACCCCATTCACGCACGCCGCCTTTGTAACCACCCGGCGTTGTAGCAACGATGTTTGGGAGATGTTCTTTTGCAAGGACAAGCGCCGTTCCAAGTCCATACTCCTTCAACTTCCTGTACATCCAGTGTCGTTCAAAGAGAATCTTCGGCATGTGGGGTTGGATGAATCCGTCTCCAGCACTCTCGACTTCAGAGACCGCTTTGATCGCTGCTACTTCACATTGCAGTTCTTTTGCGGCTTTGATGTAGTCGCTTTCCTGAAGCTTCCATACGTCACCTATAAGCTCGTTTAAGCTGTCCCACGTACGTTTTCCCACAATACCATCAACAACGTCTCCAGAAGACTTCTGGAAGGCTTTAACGGCACGTTCCGTATTGTCTCCGAAGATCCCATCATCAGATCCGGCTGGGAGTAAGTTGTGTTTTATGAGAAGCTGTTGGACTTGTTTGACGTCGTTGCCTCGCATTCCTTCAACGAGAAGTCGATTCATTTTAGATCCTCCATAACTGTCTCCAGTTCATACACGTAGTCAAAGTAAACGACTGCGTCTTCGCGAGTAAAGCAAACATTGCCTTCTTGGTAGAAGGCATCAACGCTTGGTTTCGTCACCGTCGGGATCGCTTGTTGGTTCGTCAGTCCCATCATCTGACACCCGCTTAGAGTAACGATCATTAAACCAGTCAACAGGGTCTTCCTGAATTTTCTGAGTTTCATTTTCCCGCTCCTTTCGCCTTTTCTTATCGAGAAAGTACGTCATAATGTTGACGACTTTCTCGATGATTATCAGTGTCAATTTTAACTCTGATTTCATGCTGCCTCCTTTCGATCATCCTTACGGATTTTCGAGTGAATCCAGACGTGATGCATGGCTTGAGATTGTTTCTGCTTTCTTGGAAGTCAGAACCTTCTTCTCAATCTGATCACCGTACCCACTGATATTTACTATGGCATTTTTGTAAACGTCTGTTACCTTCCGACCGTTGCCCATACGGTGGTTTTCGATCTTGCTCTTCAGGGTAGACCCAACACCATTGTCGCTGACGTCTTCCATTGTTCGAAGATCAACAGCAGACAAGGCATCTTTCAGAATACCAAACCCATCACCAATATCGATGAAGGTCAGAACACGCCCTCTAACGTTTACCTGAACTTCGTCAAGAGTAGTCGGAAGCGTTGGCTCTGGTTCGGGATCCGGTTCTGGTTCTGGTTCTGGTTCGGGATCTGGGTTAGAGATACTTCCGTCTGTAGATATTTCGAATGTTCTGGTGAACGTCGCAGTCTGACCAGTCTCAGGGATGAAAACACCGATCTCAGCAGATGTGATTCCTTCTGCAACCGTGGTGATGAAGTTCTCAATACCGAGGTTCATCCCATCTGAAGATTCCATCAGGTTCCAATCGACGATTGCAATTGTCGGATTCGTGTCTGTAATTACTTTCCACTCGTACGGATTTGCAGATGCATACGTGTTTCCGAAGTTAACAGAAGTTGCAGCCGGTTCTCCATGTGCTGTTTGAGAGCGGTCGTAGCTGTTCTCGTACGCAATCTGAAACGCAGTTGTATCAGCACCGTCAACAGTAACAACCAAGTCTGCGGTTGCATCGTCCGCTATCAATGGCGGTGTGTAACTCCAAGTTTGAGTCCCGGCACCAACATCCTCAGAAACCATTTGCAGATTCGTTGCCGCAACACCGTTTACGGTCACGGCGGTTGGATCTGCGCTGTTGAATTTCAGAACAAAACTTGAAGTCTGACTTTCATCTGCGATATCAGATGCAGACATGATCGTAGGCTTCGGTGGTGTAGTCCACGAGGCTTCTGCGTCTGTGAACCCGGTCAGCGTACCGTTGTTGCCTAGTGCTCCAGTGTCGTTTGCGACAGTACCAGACCCTTCATCCAACAGATAGATACTTGAATTTGCCGGAGTTTCTAAGTCGGTAAGACGAACCTCGTGCATTACTGTACCGTCAAGCAACGTGCCGGTTACACGCGATCCGATGGCATCCAATTCATAAATCAAGATGGCATCTGCCGGATCGATTGTTATTGCCTCGACAAGTGTGCCGTCTTTGTATACGTCAACAGTGGTTGTAGATGTGAACACATATTTGATACGTGCCTGTACCCCAGCTTCTGGATTTGCTGCTGTTGCATATTTGAAGCGAGTGCCACCACCATCAACTTCCCATCCAAAGTACAAGTTACTTCCGAAAAACCGGTGGGTTACTTTGTTACTGCGTCCTGTTAGAAAGTGCTGCCCGGCGACTTCAGCCACAGTAACAACAAATTCAATCTCGAAGTTTCCGAGATTAGTGGGTGTCCATGGAGACGCAAACGCAATGTGTCCATTCCCATCAAATCTAACGCCCATTAGTAGTCTCCTATATAAAATCCAACGTCATTTGCTTTATCTTCTTCAGTGAACACATACGCATAAACAGACCCCATGCCCTGTAGTGCCCCAATTCTTTCCTCGAATGTAATCCCATTGGGAGTCCATGCGGTCAAGAATTGTAATTCCTGTTCCTGTCCTATATCCGCAAGGTTAGGCTTGTTGCTTAGAACAACGCGTTTTGGCGTACTGTCCAGATATATTTCACCCCAGTAGAAAGCAGTGTCGATTATCTGTGTTCCACCGGCAGCGTCATAACCGACCTGAGACAGTGTCATCGCCCGATCATTAAACTTTTGTCCTTCGGGGATGGTTAGATTTCGAACGTACCGACGTCCGAGGTTGTCTATATCGAAGTACTGGTAACTCTGGTTGCCTTTCTGGTTGATATAAACTTCCGCGAATCTCCATCCCGGAACTGCCGTCATATCCTGAGTCCCATACCCAAGATCGTCAGACCCATCTTCGTTTTTGTACGATGCGATGAGCGTCCCGTTTTCATCCTTGTAACCACCAATCAAACGGTTTGTCGTGATTGAGTTGAAAGGCCCAGCAACACCGCCTGCCCACATGCGGAAGTACTTGGATCCGCCAGAGGAAGCCAGATATTCTGTTGAAGTGAATGTTGCCCCAGACGTGTCGCCAGTAGCCGTAGCATTCACATAATCGAATCCACTGTCAGAAACGATGGTTGCAACGTCTCCGGTTATAGCTACAAGTTGAGCTGACCATGTGTCGCCATTGTTAGTGAATGTCAGAGTTTCGCCATATTCATACTTACTTGGGCCTTGGTCGAACGTTCCAGTGATTCCTGATACCCGAATTGCCCTAGCATTATGCCAGTCTGTAAGTAACTTGAATCGAGCAGATGCGTAAATTTCATCCGAGTATTTCGGATAAGGATTGCCATCAAAATGCGCCAACGGGTTACTCAACGAACCACCATTAGCTGACCAGTAAGAAACCCCAAGTCCCGGATATCGGGTTGTATCGGAGAATTTTACCGGGTTGTGTACGTAAGTCGACCATACAGTCGGATCGTTAACGTCTACACCGGGGGTGAAATCGATTGCAGGTTGAGGAACACCATTGTTTCTTCGGTCAGTACCGAATGCCCAGAGAATCGGTGCAGCTTGCGGCTTAACTCCGAAATTCGTTCCTGACAGAGTAATGGTTCCATCGCCATTGCTTGCTGCGCTATTAATCACCGGAATACCGAGACCATCGCCAAGTACAACGGGGATGGTGTAATTCTGAGTAACGCTTAATGGACTTTGTGATGTATTCGCCATGTTATTTTCCAGTTCTCATTCTATTTACAGTGCTGCCGAAAATACTTCGCTGAAACCTGCATCAACCAAGAACAAATATTTCCCGGTTAGATCAGAAAACGACCCTTGGTTGAGTTGGAATTGAACGATTCCTTCACCCCAAGAAGTATGCTTTTGGATCTCGATGTGATTGCAGGTGTCCAATGTGTTAGAGTCGCCAATCACCAACCGTTTCAATGAGTTGTCTGCGATTATTTCACCCCAGTACTCAGTCAAACCGATATCATTAACATCAACAGGGAGTCCCGATGTATCCATCCCAACATTCGAAAGGAAGAACCCCTTCACTGCGGATAGGTATGTCTTACTCAATCCGGACACTTCATAAACAACCTTGTTGTCGATTCTTTGTCGAACAGATCCAGTAGCGCCACTGAAATCGATCTCAAGTTCGTACAAGTGGAAGTTGCCGGGATCTGTGGAATACAGCTGATTGGAGTAGTCGTTTGCAGACGATCCAACGTATCCAGTATCTCCATACTCATCAACATCGATAAGACCGCCGTTGTGACTTGTCACTACACTAATACCAAGACCACTAGGAATACCGCCACTGTAAATTCGGGCGATCTTGGTTGCTGCTGTACTTCCGTAAATTGTCGATGTGTCGATAACCAGTGTTGCTCCGGATTGGGCACCTGTTACAGTAGCACCTTCGATAGTCGCAGCCCCGCCAGAACCACCGTCGATTTCCAGAGTGAGAACAGAATTGATGATTGATGTGATGTAGCCAGTCTTAGTACCACCACCAACAAGGGAAAGTGTTACAGGTTCTCCGCGAGAACGATCTGCACTGGTGTTGAATGTGCCAGTTAGATTTAAAAATCCGAGAACGTATGCTCTTTGGAAGTTACAACCAGCATTTGCCCATTTTGCGAAATAGAATTTATCGCCAGCACCAATATTATCGAATGCTTTAGAATTAACCAGAGAGCCTTTACCGAATGCACGGTATTGTTGGTCAATTCTCGCATGTCTGAGGTTTGCCGAGGTGATTTCTACATTGTCAGAAATACCACTCCAGACTTCAACTGTGTCTGGAACGGAGACTCCGTTCTCAGCAGATGACGCCGTTCCGTTAAGCAATATCTCACTACCGACTTGCCAGTGCCGGAATAGTTGAGTTTCACGGGATCCGAACCTGCTTTGAGGATCCTGCACCGTTAGAAGACTGCCGTGAGTACGATCTCCGGTGATAGAAAGTGATTCTTGTTTTATAACAGGAATCGTGTAATTCTGAGTTATGCTTTGTGGGCTCTCTGATGTACTCGCCATATCGTTTCCTTCATGATACGTTTATCGGAACATCAGAGAGACTGCACAACTTCACTGATGTCAATCAGTAATAGAAAAGCTGCCCTTACGGAGCAGCTTCAAGAGTTGCGATGCGGTTTTCATGATCAATCAGAGATTCTGCTTCATTCTGTTCGAAGTACTTCTTCAGAGCCAGAGCAGCATATGCGTCGATGTCAACGATAAGAGAACCGTAAACTTCGGTAGCAGTACGTCCGTTCTTCAGGGTGTACGCATCCATCTTGTCTTTCAGGGTAGCGCCAGTGCCATCAGCGTCAACGGTTACGAAAATGTTGTAATCGTAATCCGACAGTCCTTCTTTGTAGATGCCGTTACCAGCTGCGTCAGTTTCGATGAAAGTCAGGGTTTTACCTTTAACATCGCGAGTTGTTTCTGTTAGTGCCATGTGTTAGACTCCTTAGTGAGTTTGGTTTTTCTTTATTTAGCGGATGTTTGAGGTAGATGGTAATGATGAAAAAATCGAAAGCCCGTGATCACGAGGGCAGCGAATATCAATTCTATTTCATCCATTGTCCGCTTTGTGGGTGGAGGGATCCTATAGATCTAAAACCAAACCCGGATTACTGTGATGTTTGTGGTTGTGATGATACGTCAATTGGCAGTGTCATATTCGACGACATTGAGCATTACTCATTTCAGGTTCATCACTTCAGCAAAGACTGGGTTGAGAACACCGTCAAACACTTTGAAGGCAGAGTTACGAGAGAACACCTTGAAGCCAAAATAAAGGAATTCGAGGCTTGGGTGGCGTTGGTGGATTTATGATTGGGGATGTAGGATAGTCTCGTTAAAATATTGATTTGAGGTATAGGAATGGAACCGGATAGTGGCAAACAGTACGCGTGTATGAAATGCCTTAACTGCGCGTTTTTAGTCCCTGTTCATGAAATGTTTGATGATTGTCCGGGTTGCGATAGACCATTATTGGTTATGCGGACTGATAGCACTGAAAGGTACATTCGATACCAGCTGTTCTGGAGAGCACGGAGACTTGGGGGTGATGATGAGTACCTCAAAAGTATAAACTGGGACGAGAAAGTTTCGCTTTGGTTGCATTTGTGATAGTCTTTAAGAAAAGTGGGGGTTGGAGGTGACAGTGGAAGACATAAGTGATGATCTATACGAATGTGTGAAATGTATTAATTGTGCGTTCATAATCCCTAAAGATCCTATGTTCACTGGTGCGTGTCCGGGGTGTCAGTTGTGTGGATATATCGCTCCATCATTCTCGTATATGGAAAGGCATATAAGAAGACAGCCTTTATGGAGAGATCTGGGGTCTGTTTCCGATCCCGACGAGTATCTCAAAAGTATAAACTGGGACGAAAAAATTTCACTCTGGCTATTTTGAGGATAGTTTATGGCTCTTCTAAGATGTGCTCAATGTGACTGGGTTCAGCCATCCGGAAAGCACCCACGGTGCTTTGGTTGTAGTGCTACCCCATTTCACGGAATAACCGAATCACAGAACGGGTCTCCGCTGACCGAAGATGACCTGATATATCAGGGGATGTTCTACGTCAGTATGAAATCGGTCGGCATGGATGAGGAAAAGATAATGGATATCATCGAAGAAAAAGTTTTGGATATGTTGCTATGAATAATGCTTCTTTGTTTCTTGAGCACATGGAGATTAATGATTGGTATGTTTGGAATTTCAGACATATTACGTGTTGTCGTTGTGGGTGGAAGACGCCTGTGATGGGGGAGTTGACCGATGGAAAGGTCGAATGTATGATGTGCGGGAATGCTTCATCAATCATGAGAGAAAGAACTAATTCTCATGATTTTGAGAGAGTCACAGATCAATCTGATTGGATTCATCACAACGAAGTCTTAATATCCAACAACGAAGACTCTTACGCACACCATCTGATAAGGAAGCTTGAATTGTGGCGGAATTGGCTTACAATCGTACAAAGCCTGTGAGATACGTCTACTGTGTGGAATGTAAACATTGCGGGTGGCTCATTGATTTATCTCGCAAAAGTCTGATGGGGGATCCTGACATTTGTTATGGGTGTGGGGGAGAGTCTGAGATCATTAAATCGTATATTCCGAACGGGGGTTTCTACCACTGGAGTGATTACATGAGCCAGACAACGTTTAAAGGAGACCAACGTAAAATAGTTGAATTTCAGACGGCTCTTGAGTTGGAAGTTTTATAAAAAACCCCGCCGAAGCGGGGGTTTATCATGATGTGATTGATTTCAAATAAACTTCATTTATCGAAATTGGGTATAGTGTGCACCGTTTAAGCAGCATCTCTGGAACAGTGCCAACCAAATTTGCTTCTGCATGTCCCAATAACATCGTGGTTAGTTTCTTGATATCGGTATTCCCGATATACTCTGAAGCCTTTTCACCCAAAAACCAGTACTGGATGTTTCCTTCTTTTGCGGATATTGCCAGTCTTCCGGGTGCGGTTAAAGAAGGAGACAGCCCTCCTAATGATGTCACTCCATCAACTGAAACTATCGTAAAGTTTCCTGCCGTCCCAATTCGGTTTGTTGTGTTACCATCTGATAACATAATAGGTCTAAAATTTGTGTCAGATGGAGATCTAAGTGGATCAAAATCGATTACCACGGTGAATTCATCCGAATTAAATTCTTCAGAAAACATTCTGGTGTAGTTATCAGCAGCTCTAGTAACCTGAGATCCTTCTGTTTTGATGTAGCTAGATTCAAAAGATCCAACCTCTAGTTGGACGCCCCAAATACCAACTTGATCTCCGTCACCACCAAAACCAAAACCAAGCAATCTTATTTGCGGAGATGCAACACCTGCCTGCGCAGTAAAAGTAAAACTATACCTTTCCCAATTATCAGTAATCTTAACAGTTTTTGATTCAACAGAAGAAGGCCCGTCATAATAAGCGATCTGAAAAAAGTCGCTGAAATTAGAAACGTTTTTTGCATAAACAGATACAGTATAAGTAGTGCCGTCTATTTGAGAAAACGATTGAACTACGTTATGCCCTGAAGACCCTATTAACGTAAGTCTATCGCCTGTTAAAGTTCCATCTGGTGCCACAAGAACATCTGCATCAAGTGTTAAATTTGCTGCGAGAGTCCAGTTTCCTGAAGTAAGGTTTTCAGATTGTAAAATTAGATTAGTTTTTTGTTCCTCAATCAAAAGGCCCATAGGCTCACCAGTTTCGGGATCATATGCAAATCGAGGTTCATTCACACCAGCAGTTCGCATTTTTCCGGTCGCATCGAAATATGTGGCAACAGAGTTTCGTGATACTGTCGCGTGATCAATAAATTGACCTTTAACAATATCCTCACCGTCATATACCCCATACTCATTACGAACGAAATCGAAATCCAGAGTAGGTTTGACATCAAGACCCCATGAAGGATCGATACGCTTTAACGCATCATCCAAACCAGAATTGCCGACGACCTCACGCTTTTCATCATTGCGCCGTCGGATGTCATCGACAGTACCACTTCTGCCTTTCTTCGAAAGACCGTCGCCAATCATTCTCATTACACGTTACCTTCTACTTCATTCGGATTTCCGAATACTTCTTCCTTCTTTACTTCCCATTCAGCTTCATCGGCAAACGTGTAACATGCCGGAGTGACACCACCAGCATAAACACGAATTGGGGTTGCCGGGTACACGCGGTATTCCTCAAACTCTGGTACAGGGCTCGGGAAGTTCACATGGAAGCCTTCGGCGAGCACGCCCTCTGTCACTACATTTCCTTCTTCGTCATAAACCGGCTGAGTTTCATAAATTGTTCCAATCACATCGTGATTCATTAACACTCTCCTATAGTGGAAATTCTGCTTTCTTGAATTTGTTGTTATTTAGACCGATGTAAAGGTCTCTCGGGGTTATTCTGCTTGCTTCATATGGGAAGTGTGCGATATCCCCCTCTTTCAAAGCAGCAGCAACCAGTTCCGAGCAGAACCATTTGCCCGGACTCTGCCAACGTGATCTGAATGGTAGTGCGAATATCGCAAAGATATCGTATGGCTTCCCTACTTGGTCTCTGAGGAACCTTTTGACTGCCTCCAGCTGATGGGCTCCCACGTTCAAATAAATCACGTATTCGTCCTCGTAGAAGGCTTCATGCTTATTCCTGTCTACTGTAACACCACGACCGTATTCGGACTCGTAATAAACACCATCAACTGTGATGCCGACGTGGTTCCAACGTGAGAACGTCATGAAACGAATTATCTGTGGGATGATTCTTCCTTTGGTTTTGTACAAGTGAACTTTAATCATTACTCTTCTGCCTGTATTAGTACTGGGTATTTCGAAATATTTGAAGACTGTTGGTGCGGGATATTCGGAACGTAGAAATACCCAGCAGGTGCTTTCTTCTTGATTTCATGAACTTTAAATCCGTCTCCGAATACGTTAAACGCAAGTAAAGAGCCGTCTGGAGATATTTGCAACCCACTTTGAGCAGGCCCGTCATACGCAGGGAACATTTCGCCTATAGTCGCAATGTCGTTATACTCCCACTGATAAACATCAAACAATCGATATGGAGTTGCTGACTGCGTTCCTAGAACAATATGATTCCCGTCAACTGTCCATTCAACGGCAGCCGTCGGACTGAGCACATCCCCTATGGCTAATTCGCCCCAATTAGCTGTACTGATTATGGAGAAATAGGATCCTCCTCCTCCTCCGTTATGTGCTACTGCCAGATGACGCCCATCCGGAGAAAACTTAACATCCGTTATAGCATTCACCGATAGCCCGGTGACTTCTTGTAGAGTTTCTACATCGAATATTTTCAGGTTCGGACTCAGGTCGTAAGCAACCGCTATATATCTACCATCCGGAGAAAAATCCAGTGCTTCTGTAAAGTCCAACGGGTCTGTGGTGGAAACCCTACGGGCATTCATGTTTCGCATGTTTACGACTACAAAGGCATTATCGTCATAATTACACAGTGCAAGTCGCGTCCCATCGGGAGAAAACTTACCCTGACGAGACGAGAAATTCATACTCGCCCCAACAGGAGAAAAATCCAATTTACTCCAGTCGGATGTTCTATAAATCTCCATAAAAGGCGACCCGTTATACCCGACAGCAAGAAATCCTCCGTCAGGAGAGAAGTCAAACCAAATTGGCACTGTTGGTAGTGACACTGGGGTGCTGGTAGCAGCTGTAGTTAGATTTACCCTCACCAAGTATGGCGACACATTTATGTTGTGGACAAGGTACTCTCCACTTGGATGTATTTTCAAATACTCTTCCGCTGGCATGTTCGCAGTATAGGAATAAAACGGAGTTTGATTGATTTCAATCCTATCCTGATGGAGTTTCTTACAAACTTCGGCCAACTCAGGATAGTCACTAACCGGATACATAGCTCCATCACAAGGCAATTTACCCTGTGTATTAAGACTGTCGAAATACAGATCTCCGATCATTTCAATCCTCCTTAGCCTGTATTAGTACCGGGTAGTTAAAGACGTTGCCCGGTTGTCTTGATTCTATCGTCGGTGTATGGAAGTATCCAGCAGGTGGATCTTTTTTCATCGTCCGTACGGCTAAATTATTACCCAGACCATAAACGAGAATACTCCTATCCGGTGGTGATGCGATTGCGATTGTTCTTACAGACCCAGAGTTCGATATCTGGGATTCTGATAGACCTAACGAATCACCAAAATATGAAATCGTTGATGCTATGACCGCAGAGTTATCATCGGTCGCATCAACAGCAGCAGAAACAGCAACCATCGTTTCATTCAATGGAGCCAATCTGGCAAATGTAACGGCACCTAATGCCTCGACAACATCAGCGTAAGTGAGTTTCGTGGTTTCATAAAAACCGATGTACTTGTCGTAAACTGCCATGACGCGAAGGTCATCATTCGCAAAGCAGACGTCACCCCAAAATGGAATGGTAGTAGAACTTGTTTTCATATGGGTGAATTCCAAATAACCGCCATCTTCAATGTAGTCGTACATGTGAATTACTGCTTGATCCAATGCGGTACTTCTACCGCACACGGCGAACTTCTTTCCATCATTACTAAACGCGCCTCGATATGTATCACCAGCTGCCCCCAATGAAAGCAGTCCATGATGCGTCCATGTATCTGTTCTGATTTGAAAGACGTAATCTATATCTATGTAAATCAACCATTTGCCATCCGGAGAGAAGTTCACCCCTTCGCCCCTAACGTATGCTGGTTGATTTGATAGCTCCTTTACGTCAATCTCCGTCCAAGTTTCAGTGTCGCACACGAAAAGGAACGGCGAGTAATACATGGCAACGGCCATATATTTCCCATCGGGGGAGAAAGAAATATCACGGACTTCACTTGCCAGCGTTGGAGTTCCGGAGACAACTGACCAAGTCGCCGTGTCATAAATCTTCAAGTTTGAGTTCGCATCACCCCCGACAGCCATAAGACTTCCATCTGGAGAGAATTCAATACACCATGGAACCCCGATATTCGGCGATAGAGAAGACGGGGTGTCATTAAAACTCACATCAATTGAAGATGACTTTACGTCGCTCAAATAAGACGCCAGTTCCGGGTAGTCCGAAATCCGATGTAAAGAACCATCACACTTCAGACGGTTCTTTGTGTTTAAACTATTATATACAATATCGCCAATCATTAAATAGGCTCCACTCTGATCATAGGCTGTACTAAAATGTCGCCATACCGAACCGCCGGTAGCCTCGGCAACGCGAATGTGCCAATCGGAGGTGGTGTGTAAAGCGTAATCCTTCCGAAGAAAGGCCCAGTAGCAGTATTCGACAGTCCGTAATAAAGGTAATTTCCGTCCTTACTTACAGTTACTGCCTTAACCCAGTTGATGTTAGCCGAGTCTGGTAGTGCTGGGCCATCAAATGATTGGGTCAACGACGATAATTCGTAAACTTTCATGTACGACAATCTGGTCGCCGTAAAAGGAGCCGAGTTAGTACCATATGAAAACCCCTCTCCGTTCGGGTGTATAGAAATACTGTAAACTTCGTCCGAAGATCCAGTCACCTGACGGTCACCATTTTTAAGATGTCTTGTCAATACTTCTCTCGTTCCGGAATTGGATCCAAGGTAAAGGACATTAGAATCATTACTGAATTTTGCAGTGTAAACGGCGAACCCAACGTTAGGCGGTGTGTATTCGCTCTTCAATTCCCAAGTCTCTGCGTCATAAAGTGCTGAATATGGGGATCCAGCAAAACCAACCACCAGATACTTACCATTTGGTGAGAATTCGGCACACCACCCAGTCGTACCAGCGGTTACAATGGGAGCATCCGGATCAAGAGTCCAGCTGTCTGTCAGGTAAACGGACATTCTTCGAGCGGAACCGGCATGTCCGATTGCGACCTTACTCCCGTCTGGATTGAATGAAACGTTGTACCCGGTTAGCGGGAGTGTCGGAGTTCCTGTTAGCTTTGTCCAGTTCTCTGTTTCATAAACAGTCATGAAAGGAGACCCGCTATGAACAGCAATGAAGATACTCTCGTCTGGAGAGAATGCACCACCTCTGCCGATACCCGGAAGTGAAGGAACGTTCAGATCAGTCCCGTTAAAACCAGTAAAGACTCGGATATACGGAGATGCTGAGTACAAGACAACCAATTCACCGTTGCTGCGCTCGGAGATAGAAAGAACCTCTGCGTTCACAGAGGATGATCCTGCGATTGCATCTAGGTTATTGAACTGGAATGATGTCTGAGTCTTGTCCTTGAGAATTTCTGCAAGTTCCGGGTATTGACTTTTCTGAAGCAGTCGGCCATCGCAAGGCATCATGCCCGGAGTCGACTTATCAAGCCGATTCAGGAATATATCGCCCACCTGTTCAGGGCGACTCTTCGGAACGCTGTTGAAATAATCAAGAACAACAGAAGCGTCCGGGTATTTATCCTCAACGGCGTTTTGAACGTCTTCTGTTGTTGCTTTGATTTTTTCGGTTAAATCAGAACCAATATATTTCGTCATAACACCATTACTTTATCGTGACGAAACTATTTACTCCTATTGCAGGGAGGCTTTGATCATCGGATGTAATGTTATTGTTCCTTGCTTCTGTATCGGGAAGTCTGGCAGTCGGGTATAACCAGCAGGAACGTCTTCTTGAATCATACGAACTCGCAATCCGTAATTACTCTCGATATAAGCAACGTACTTTCCTTTCGGAGACACCCTCACATAACGAGCAGCGGCTGGCGGTTGCGGCAGTGAATTGGAGTATTCCTGATTCGACAGCACATTGAGATAAGGTGCTGTGGTTGATGACGTGAATACATACGAAGAATCCGGAGCGTATGATACGGAATTTGGGTAATTCCCCGTGTAAATTCTTGCTGGAATAAATGCCCCCTCATCCATCCTGTATTGTTGTAGTAAGTTACCATAGCATACGAAGATCTCCCTTCCGTCAGGAGAGAATGAAATAGCATCGACCGCGTTGGCGTAAGTCTCGGAAGCCACCAAAGTCCACTCTGAGGTTTCGTATATTTCTACGGAGTTAGGGTTAGTGCCGCAGACTGCCAGATAAATTCCATTTGGAGAGTATGAACATTCTCTCTGGGATACGATGCCAGACGTTAATGTGTGAACCAACGTCCAATTTTCAGTCTCATAGATCAGGGTATCGTTAAGTGCCATGGTGATTGCAAGATAGCGACCATCGCCACTGAACGACGAATATATAGGAACAGCTGTTTCGTATCCCGATGGGAAGTTATAGACGGTTCTCGCCCATGTGTTTGTGTCGTAAACAGCGAATCCTGAAGTTGTGACGTCCTGTCCATTTCTGGTTGACACCATGATATCCTGCGTGGGAGAAAACTCGACGGCGTTGACAGCAGCATTAACAGGCTCTAACGTAGAACTTAACAATGTCCAATCCGATGTCTGATAAACTAGAAGGTCGCCGCCAAACGCGTTGGTCACTGCGACAAACTCGTCGTTTCGGGATATTGCAATATGCTTTCCAGCGTCGGATGCAGTTGCATTCGATACAGATACCAATTGGCTTGTGAAAGGATTGTGGACGCCTTGTTCAACTCTACTCTTCAAGAGATCTGCAAGTTCCGGGTACTCGGAGTCAAGAAATAAGGAACCATCGCATTTCAGATAACCCGTTGCATTCTGATTTGTTCGTAGCATGACAATATCGCCAATGCCTTCGAGAGCAGCTGTTGAAACATTTTCAAAATAGGCACCAATAACAGAAGCATCAGCAAACTTACCAGAAACACCATTTTCGATGTCCTGAGTTGTTGCCTTGATATTCTTCGATAACTTGTGAACGATATACTTTGCCATAATGCTACTGGTGCCTTTTTTTGATTCTCAGCTATTTAGATTTGCCCTGTACGCTTCAGTTCGAGATATTCGTAAAGCGTTTTAGCATCAACATATTTGTCAGGAACCTTATCAATGATATCCTGAACCGTTGCCTTACTCTTTTTTGAGATTTCTGCTGCTACGTATTTCATAGATTACACCGCCGATAGTCCACTCAGTTTTGAAGGATCCGTATACTTTGGAGTGTACATCACAGTCTTCATTCCGATGTTTGTACGACGAATCGCCTCTCCGATCAGATCAGTAAACCGCATGTAAGTGTATTTCGATTTCTGAATTGATTGTGGAGTTGCGGTTGATGTAATCACTGGTTCGCCGTTTATAGAAACAGCAGACCCCTGAGAATTCCAAGTAACCGCAAGACGAACCGTTTCTCCAAACAGAATATTTCTGATGTCGTATGAAGCTGGTGTTGCACCGGGCATTTGAATTCTCAGAAGTTTCGTATTACCGGCAACAATAACTTCGAAGAATCTGTCATCGGCTACAGATGGGTCTTCGCCGCCGATAGTGAAAATACCATAAGCTGATGAACCAGCATCAACTCCGTAATATTTGAACTCCAGAATAATGGTAGCATCAGAACTATCAGAAAATTCGGAAGTCAGTTTACGCTTCACATCATCAACAATACGAGTGCTCTGTGCCGAGTTCGCGATGTCGGCAGACCGAGTAGTCTCGGCATCTTCGGTTGGAATGTAAGAAGTTGCATATTCTCCAGCTTCAAACTGTGCACCCCAGACATAAACCCCTCCTGTCAGAGCCGCGTTATATCCTCCAGATGACATTGCCGGGTATACAAGCAAACGACAATATTGGTTTGTTGTCGTAGTTGTTACTAACAATGACACCCGAACCCAATCACCCGGAAGCCATTCGTAGTCGATCTTGGCATCGGCGATTGGAGTTACTGTTTTTTCGTCGAAGTCAATATCAAGGTTTGCGGCGAAAGTTGATGTCCCATAAATCTGGAAGTTTACCCGAACATATCTCTCATCTTTCTTTTTGAGGAAAAGAGATCCAGAATAAGAACCAGCAGCATATTCTGTAGCCGTAGCACCGAACCGTGTTTTCTGCCAGTATAGAGATTCTCCAGTCGAATTGTCGACGATATCGTCAGCAGTCATGGTTCCGTCTGGAGCTATTGCAGAGTTTGTATTGATTGTGGTTACAGTACCAGTGCCGGTGGTGGCATCTTCACTCCACGTAAACAAGTTAGCTCTTTGTGGCTCCAGCAATAGTCCAATAGGAACAATACGACCACGGTTATCAAATCCGTAAGCATTATCACGAGCGACATTGTACCCAGCAGTACGAAGAATGCCTTCAGAATCAAAATACGTCGCTGCTGATGCCCTGCTGGTGAATGTATCAGTTGATGGGATGTAGCTGGTTGGGATGGATCCGGCTTCCAACTGAGCACCCCATACATAACCATAATCCCCAGCAACTGCGTTATATTGCCCTTGAGATGTACCAGAAGTTGGATATATTTGGGGGCGAATTGTACTGCCGCTTGTAGTAACAACCATACTGCATCGATACCACCCGTCATCAAGTGATTCAACGTCTGAAGAAATAACAGAAAACCCTGCACCAAAAACGTTTGTGGTGGCTGGAACTCCATTTTCAAGATCAAACCACTGACGGCAACCATTTGAACCACCATCATAAACAATCGCCAAGCAATAATTTGAAGACGGTTGCGGCTTAACAAAGAAAGAAAAACAGAAGTCGGATCCGGGGCTTGGAGATGACACAGATTGGTAGATATAGTAACCAGATGCGTTATTTTCGGTTGCGGTAATTTTTGCAGCAGTTTTTCGACCATCTGGCGCGATAGCTGCGTATGGTTCAATTGATGCGCGTCCAGCACCCCAATTGGCGAGAAAGTTTTCGGAGTTTCTCAGATAATTCGTACGCTGCTCTTCAGCAAGAATGCCAACCGGATCTTTACCGTCATAAGCAATGCGTTTCTCATTGATGCCTGCATACCGTAGTCTCCCAGTACCATCGATATAAGTTGCCACTGAAGCACGGTTAACTTCCATGACTTCTTCAAACGGTAGCCACGTCTGCCCATCATCACCTTCGTACAAACGATATTCATTGTTTGCGAAGTCCAACATCATAGTGGATTCTTTCTTGATGGCATCTGCCAGAGAAAGACTGTCAAGTGCCTCCGCTAGTTGCTGTGAAGGACGATTCAGAACAACCTCATCAATGTTTTCGCCGTTCTGAATGTAATCAATGTTGTCTGAAACGCTCATATACCTATCCTGTGAAATTTTGACTGGATTATTGTGCCTTTATTTAGCCCCTGATCTGACGATAAATATTGTTTATCGGAGGCTATAAGAAAATGAATTACGATCACGAACAACTATCGGTGAAGAAGCCGAAGGACGATCAAGATCTGACAGAAGACCAAGAGAAAGAATGGATTCGCTGTGCAGATAACCTTGATTACTTCCTGAAGACTTACGTTTACACGCAAGGTCAGCGTGGCCGTGTTTTATTTAACCCCCGCCCATACCAGAAGAGATTCTATCGTGGGATCGAGAACAACGATTTCGTCTGTCTGCTTTCTGGGCGTCAGACTGGTAAGTCGACCAGTACGGTTGGTTACCTGCTGCATGAAATGATCTTCAATCAGGATATGAAGGTTGGTGTGACTTCGTACAAGCTGGCTAACTGTAAAGACCTCATGGCTCGTTTTAAGTTTGCCTATGAGAACCTTCCCTTCTGGCTAAAACCTCCTGTAATCGAGTACAACAGGTATTCTGTGGCATTTACGAACGGCAGTTCTATCGAAGCTCAGGTGACCCGAGAAAATACCTTCCGTGGTAACACACCAAAGATCATCTACATCGACGAGCTTGCGTTCGTAAAGCCTTCTGTTGCTGAAGAGTTCTGGGGTGGTCTGTTGCCATCGTTGACTGCCGAAGGTGAGGATGCCGACGTAAAACTGATCATCACATCAACCCCGAACGGTTCTGGAGACCTGTTCTCGTCTATCTGGTTTGGTGCTGTGGCTGGTACAAACGGTTTCTTCCCTGTTGAAGTGAAATACGACGAAGTTCCCGGACGTACAGAAAAATTCAAAAAGGATATGATTTCCAAATTCGGTTTAACGAAATTCCTTCAGGAATTCTGCAACCATTTTATTTCCGACAAGGGAACTCTGATTAATTCCCAGATACTGGAGGATATGAAATCAGAAGACCCGATATTCTATCCTGACGATTCCCTTTACATGTGGGAAAAGGATCTCAAAGGGAAGAATATTGCGATCAGTATCGACGTATCCGAAGGTATTGGTAAAGACTACCACGCAATGCATATAACCGACGTTGATAATTTCGTTCAGGTTGGCGAATATCGGAATAACACACTGACGCAAACTCATTATGTGAAAGCAATCATCAGCGTAATCGACCTCTGCTTCCGTATGGGTGCAGCTGAAGTTTATTACACGGTTGAGAATAACAGTATCGGTATGGGTGTCATCAACCTGCTTCAGAACACAGATTCAGAAGCTCTGGACAGTGCCACGTTTATTTCTCACGTTGATTATCCGAATAAGCTCGGTATGCCAACCAATACCAAAACAAAACCACACGGGTGTCAGCGTCTGAAGGATATGGTTGAGCTTGAGAAATACACAATTAAAAGTTCATACCTGATAAACGAGCTGAAATTCTTCGTGAAGAACAAAGGGAGCTTTGCCGCTGAATCCGGTAAAACGGATGACTTGTGTATGGCTGCTGTTCTGATGATGCTGTTGCTTGAACAGATTGGCGACTATGAAGAAAGTGCGTACGAAAAGATGAGTGAAGTGAGCTATGATCAAGAACAAGATGCCTACGAGGTAGGCATCTTTGTCTGATCGTTTGGTTTACTGACCGTCGAAGTACAGTGTCCATTTAACGTCGATGGTGATCTCACGAGTTATCGTACGTGTTTGGAAACGACGATATGCGAATGGATCGCCACCACCGCTGTACAGTGCAGCACTTGAGAATCGAAGATCGACTTGTGAAGGATATTGTGCCATCACAGCGTTACCATCCAGAACCAGAGAAATCTCAGTAGTGTAGTAGTTCGGGTAGTTGATCGTCAGATCAGCATAAGGAACAGTATATACTACGTTCTGGTTCGCAGCGGTGTATGTTGCTTGTGCTGGTTCAGGGTTCAGAAGCGAACCACTACCGATATCATCACCGATTGAAAATTCCTGAAGAATGTATTGAACCGCGCCACCAGAAGGAGCCGGTGTGGTAATTGCACGAAGCATCTGAGACATTCCGAGGTTCAGGAAGATGTTATTGTCGTCTTCCACGTCAAGAATTTCACCAGTGTTTCGATCTCTGAAAATAAGCTGAAGCTTGCCTTTCATCGGTTTCATTGTTTCGTCAAATTTGCTCATTGCGTTACTCTCTTAGTAAGAAACTGTGATTGCCGTCTTTTCAACACTCTCACTCTGGAATTCCAGAATCAGCGCGTGACTGTCGGTGATATTCTGGTTGAACGACGAACCTGCGTTAACAGTAGTTATCGTCGTACTACCCGTACTGTATTGGTAATTGTCGACTCTTCTCACAACAACAGCCGAGTCTGATGGTGCTGTGAATTGGACATTTGCATTGTAGTCCAGATAAACGATGTGTTCATATCCGGCAGGTGGTTTAACAACTTCATGGGATTCGTTAACACCACGGACACCATCATTTATTTCTCTGACAGAGCTATCAACAATCCCAACCTTGAAATACCCGGTGTATTCTCCAGTTGCAGGTACAGGGTATCCAGATCCGATTGGCAGTTTATTGCCAACAGTCAGATACGGGGAATCGTATGCCGAAATGATCGATCCGTCTTGCAGATAATTGTCAAGCGTCACATCAACGGCATCTGACCAGTTAATATCCCCGTACTGGGATGTCAGCTGGAAGTTATCCAGAATTTCATCAACAACATCAACGAAATTCAGAGGATCGCCAACGGAGGTGAATGACAGTGTGTCAGACACAGAAGGAATTTCATCAACCCACTCAAATCCAAATGTGGATGTTGTGAATTCGATTTGATCAATAACCCGAGTAATCAGATCATCAAAAATAAGTAGGTCTGTAACCAGAATTACCTTTGTGGTTGCCGTTCTCTGTAATTCCTGAATCAGAGTTCTGATCGTGTTAATTACGATTCTCTGTTTTTCCTGAATATCAACAAATACAGGATCACCAGTCACCGGATCAGTGTCAGCAATAACGTCGTCATACTCTGGGGGATCATACAAGCGAACGAGGATATACGGGGTTTTACTAACCATATCCTTGAAAGATAGCCCAGTGTAAGTGGAATACCGCTCACCGTAAATCGGAATATTGTTGATCGGTTCTCCTTTTTCGAAGTCGTTGTAAACATACCCTTGGAAGAATGTACCTTGGGCAGTTACATATTCTTCACCGACGACAAAATCACTATAGCTACCCTTCCGAACTTCATATCGACGGGGGTCTGAAGTTGAATTCAGTTCACGGAAGTAACCAATTCGAAGTAGATCCGGGTTAGGGATCCAGACTTCGTCGATATCGTAGCTTCGGTAGCCTACAGTCTTCAAAGCCCATACAAGAGACTCCCTTGTACCCATTCGACTGAACACTTCCTGAGCGTCCCGTATAATCCGTCTCAGGACAGATGGGCGGAGTTTTGGGGATAGATTGAACCCAAGGTCAGCAGCAACCCGAACGAGTGTCTCAGGCTTGGCATTCGCATAATCAGTCTCGAATGACTTGTACCTGATATCTTGACGGATTTCTTCGAATACCTCACCCACCACATCGAGATATTGATCGATCAGATCATTATTCTTCAAGGCAGCAGGCGTGTTATCCTTAACCGCCTCAATCATGTCTTTTGTTTCTTCAGCCATAACCTATCCTTACACCGGAATCAGATTGATTTTCGTGAATGTCTCTGCAACATCATCGTATTCTTCCTTCGGTGGAATCAGTGTAACCGCCGTCGCACTGTTTGCTTTGAAGTTCTCATACTTATCCTGACGGTATTTCACGTAATACGTGCCAGTAGGCAATGTCGGCAGAGTAAGGTTCGCAGTAATGTAGTCGATCATCTGAGTTGGGATTTCTGCTTCACCACCAGAACCACCACCGGTATTCTGAGGATCGAGATTGATAATGTCGCCAGTATCTGCATCAACCCAGAAACCTTCCCCGTTGTCGTAATACAGAACATCGCCATTGGAATCTGTGATGTACACACCGTTACGGAGAAGAATATCCTCAAACTCGTTGTTGAAGATCTTCGGATGGATTTGCAGCTTGAAGTTTACGATGGTGTCTGCTGCAAAATCCCCGGCGTTTGTATCAATTCTGAATCCACCCAGACCATCACGAGTTTTGATCTGAAGAATGAATTCGTTATTCACACCATCAGTGGTCACATTAACCGCAGAGATCAGCTCGGTTACCGTGTACAGGTAATCGCGCATTTTGAACAGCATGTTTACGTAGAATTCCCCGGTGTTGAGGTCATCTGCTTCAACGGTTACTGTGTATGGGGTGTTATCAATCAGCAGAGTGAATTCATCACCAACCTGCGCAGTAGCTCCGTCGTTTCTCAGACGAATCAAGCAGTCGTTCACTTCCAGTGGGTATTCGGCAATCTGGTACGCGAAAATATCGACGTCAATAAAATCGACGACGTTATAATCAACACCGGCAACCCGAGTCTGCAAATTATATGCATCCCTGATAAAATCGGACTTCTGGTATTCGATACCGATGGATCCTTCACGACGCTTGTAGTACTCCATGATATATGCACGGATAATCAGGTAGAGATCTTCCGGTGCAATTTGAAGCTCTGCATTTCTTTTTACAGATAAATCCATCCCCAGCTGAATTTCAGAAGCAGGGCGAGGGACGATATGCGCCAGTGCAACGTCGCGCTCTTTGATGAAATCAATCAGATCCTGTTTCTGTTGGACAGAAAGTTCAACACCGGTTTCTGTTAGGTATGCGATGTAAACGTTGTTGATATTGTACAGCAGGGTATCAATTTCACTCTCTGCGAACGCACGTGAGTCGATAATACCACCGATATTCGAACGACGTGCCCAGTAACCGTAACCATCAAGTGAAACAGCTCGGTTGTTGGTTGTGATGAACAGCGGAGCATTCGTACGAATCTCTTCCAGCGTCTCTGGAGCACGACCACCAACAATCTGTGTGTTGTTAGTCATCAGGTATTCGTATTCGTTCGGTGGTGTTACGTTAATACCATCACTGAATGTGTCAAACCCGAATCTGAATTCGTTGTTGACCGACAGAACACGAACCTGCTCACCCTTCGTACGAACGATGGTTACTGTGATGGCGGCTTCCGGTGTTCTACCGAAGAGATCATCACCAAATTGGATACGCATACCGTCATGTGCGTATCGGATGTCATAGTAAGCACTGGATCCGTCTTGGGTGCGAACCCCGGCGAACGACAAAGCACCAATCCCAATACCATCCTGCTGGTCGAGTTCTTTTACGTCCCGGTATTCAATACCCTCGGAAATAACCACAATGCTGTTTTCGTCGATGTATTCATAATCCGGAATCAGAATGTACTGACTGGAAGTGAACGTTTCTTCAGTAGCCGGGTTGAATGTCAATGTCTCAACAACACCCTGAGAAACAGCCATCTCAATTTCTGACATGCCTTCTTCGATGATATATTCAGCAGTCGTATAAAATGCTTCATCATCGAATGTCATCGGAGTGCCTTCGGGTATAACAACCTCACCACCAGCGGCTACAGGCTTGGCAACACCGCTTTCGTCAACAAGACGAAGTGTGACATACCCGTTTGCTGCTGATGCTCTACGGCTTCTGTAGCCAAGCTCAGAGGCACGTGAAGCAACAGAGGAACGGAGGCGTGCGGTTGTCTGAAAACTCTCCTGAGAACGACGCTCAAGCATATATGAGAGGTTATCAGCCGCATCTGCGAGTGTATCGATCAGGATCTGACCAACAGTAGACTCATAACCATCACCCCAGCCCTGTTTATTTTTCAGCTTTTCCTGAATTCTTGATCTCAGGTCTTGATAATCATAATTTGTTACGTTATTTGTTGCCACTTCACAAACCTCCCATGGCTGGCATGTATGTCGTCAGATTCTTCTTACTCATAGAGGGTCTGATTCTGTATGAGATAACAATTTCGTAGTACTTCTGATTCAGATTCGGTATAACGCTAACCTCTTCGACAAAGATCCGATTATCGAATCTCGAAATGTTTGTCTGGATAACGCTCTGGATTTCTTCAGCGGTCTCATCGGAAATCGGGTTGAAAAGAAGAGCATACAGGCTGCTCCCCATATCAGAACGGACTTTCTCACCACGCATAATGGAGAGAATGAGTTTTATTGACTGATTGATGGCGTCTTCGCCTTCAACGATTTTGATGTTCCCGGTTTTTGATTTTGTAAACCGGAAATCAATGTCAGACCAATCGACGAATTTTGACATGAGACCTTCCGTTAATTCTTGGTGATTATTTAGGAAGGTCTATAGGGATCAGTTTGAATTGACTGTCGGTGTTCCGGTTGCAATCGAACCAGTGAATACGCCACCGACAAGATCTCCGACGCGGGATAGCGGGATCTTTTCAGCAGTCACCGTAGGAGATCCGCTTATGACAATCGACGTATGCCCACACGCCAACACGACAAGATCACCGATGCGAGCAACAGGAAGCCCCTCTGCGTTGACAGTCGCAGCTCCAGTTGATATTAATCCGGTCATTGGAATGCATGGTACTGGTGGGTGGGCACAACAAATTCCGACACACAGTTGATTCAGGTTTGCTACTTGTGGCATTACGCGTTTATCCCTTTAACAGTCCATCCGAACTCATTCAAGACGTCTAATAGACGGAAATCATTCAGCAGGATTTCTTTTGCAGTCCCATCATTTCGAACAATGTTTGCATCATCGGCAAATACAATGTATGCAGCTCGTTCGCGAACCGCAGCAACGATCTGATTAGTTATCCCCTCGATATTAGCCATATCATCCGACAGGTAATTTCCGACGGTGGCGACCACTCCGGAGAACTCCACGTCAACCAGTTCTGCTGTTACTGTAGGAGGAACCGCCATTGGATCTTCCGTAAACACGACCTCAAACAAGTTTTCATACGGAGGTAGATCTTCCGTAAACCATGCGAACAAGTCAGTCACAACCCCGTTGGGGAGTATTGACAGGCTAGGAACCGGAACTTCCGGGGTTACCATCAGATACGCAGACACAGCATAATTGTAGAGAGCCAGCAAAACGTCGATGAAAGGCCCACGACGAGTGTCATCATTCGCATATGCGTTGAATACTGGATCCAGAGTATCCATAAAGGCATAAAGCTCAGTCTTTAGCTGATCCTTAAACCCAAGTCCAGTATGACCTGCGTCATCAACTTCTTGATCGATTTTTGCTTCCCAGTATGCAACAGCAGCCGCACGCCATGTTTGATATTCGAATACTTTCATAATCAGTTCAGATTGATCATCACTCCGGTGACATTAACCTGTCCAGCCGAAACAATCTCAATATCGCCCCCGTTTGATATTGTAATGGTACTACCACCTGAATCTATTGTGATAGTGCCTCCTGAAGTGATAGTTATATCGCCAGCAACGTCCTCTGTTTTATTTCCGCCAGTATTCGTTGTATGGTTTGCTTCGTAATTCTCTGTTACGTCACCGGTTTTTGTTTGTTCAGTAGTCCCGACAACAGTTTCCTGAACATTACCTCCATGGTCAACAATCAATTCATTTCCGGATGGTTGGTAGAATCTGAACCGCGTGTCGCCTGCCATATCATCAACTTCAACAACAAACCCGGCACCCGTCTTGAATACCTTATTGAACGGGTATTGATTTTCCTTGGCGCTACTTTCAGCAGGGATATCAGGAGTTTTATCTTTCATTGCGGGAGCACCAGCCCAGTAAACAGGGTAATGATGATTTCCGCCTTCAAAGAAACACCAGATATGCGCTCCTACTTCCGGAACAATAATTCCACCAGCCTTTGTCGATCCTCCCATAAAAGAATCTGCGTATATTGCCCATGGAATGTCTTCTTCCTTGAAACCATCATAAACACCGAAAATATTGACTTTCACACGGCCAGCTTTAAGAGGATCGTCGGTGCGAATTACCTCGCCGCGATAATTTCCAAAAAATTGATTCAAACTACTTTCCCCCTTTGGCTTTGTGCCAGCGTATTTACGTTGGGACTATTAATTCCCTGACGGGTCATACGAAATACGGTATTCGCCATTGAAGATTCGAGGTTGCAATAGGTTCGCTTGTATGAGACAACGTATTCCCCAGAGAAAAATTCATTGAATTTCGTATCAAGGAATTCTGGATTGATGGGGATTAGTACATCAACAAGCTCACCAACCTGAACATCACAGTAGCCCATCGTTGAAGTAATGACGTCGTGGATCTTGTTTATTTCCAAGCTAACCTTTGCCTTTGCAATTTGTTCAGTTTCTTCCTTATTTCTATGTCCGAAATGGAACGTTCCAACCGTTTCCTGATCCTCTGAGATCATCGCCCAGTCAGATAATTGTGCTTCTTGGCTCTCAGAGAACGTGTGCGAGCCTTTCACATACGATCTGGTGTCATAGTCGTAGTATCCGTAAGACACCCCAGAAGCTCCGCTACGGAGTTCCTGAACGTAGTTCGACTCGACTTTGAAGTCATACAAGCGACGTCGAGAATTATCACCATTGATCCCTTCCCCAGAAACGACAAATTCCCTCGGATCCAGTGGCTCAAAATCGATAGTGTTGTTGATGTTTCCCTTTATCAGATCACTGAATGTCGAATAAAAGAACATGTTGTTCGGAAGTGCTGCGTACGTAAAGAACGTATCCCCATTGGTTCCTTTGCAACGTTCCCGGATCCAGTCCATCATCTGCTTGCGAGTCCAGTTCGGATTCATGATGTGTCTTTTGCTTCCCTCAGTAGGAGAAACAAAAATAGGAACCAAACCAGAATCATTGATCATATCGGTAACTGCTTGGGAATAAGGAACATTACGCCATGATTTAAATTGCCTGTCATGAGTGGTTGACTGCCAGTGACTGGATGTCAGGTGAAGCTCTACACGATATCCAGCAGATTCTCCCAGCTGCATGTTTTCGTTTCTTACTGCTTTCAATCTCATTTTGTAATTCACGGTAGATTCGGGAGACCGACCGATATACAGATTGAAAATGAAACTACCTTCGACTGGTTTCACATTGACGAATGTTCCAACCAAATCCTCCAGAACAATTTTACAATCAACAACAGTCTTACCAAACCCCTCTTCGATTATGAGAGATATCGGTTTAAATGCACCAAGTGTAATTTCTGAAGAACTCTCTGCGGTCAGTCGGACAAAATACGTAGAGTACGCAGGATCCGACTCACCATTTTGGAGAGTAATTTCATCGATCAGAACAAGTTCACTCATTGACGGTCTTCCTTATTGACGACACTGTTTTCATTATAAAACTGGAAGTAGTCGTCTAATTTAGGAATTCTCAAGACACGACCAACATAAAGCTCTTCGTACGGATCCAGAATGTCGTTGTAATCCATAATCAACCATCCATAATGATAGCTGCTCAGGGTTTGTTTCGATATCAGATCCGGACGAAACGCAGTTGATGCTGTGATAGTGAACTCGAAAGCAGTATCCATTTGCTGGTTGAATAACTCAGTCTGTAGGTAGTCAAGCTCTCGAATTCCCCCGACCGTCTCACGTTTGTAGAGGAATTTTCTCTTATAAATCATTATCTTATACCTCCAAAGTACTTGGCACCAACCTCTGTCTGGGTTGGGTTTCTGATCACTTTGATGGTTACAGAACAATCACATGAAATCGGGTAGCCTTGGTTATCGACGACGTTCGAAAATTTAGTCCCAACACTAGAGACATACGCACGAGGTATTGTCATCGTCTTCCCGAATTTTATGATGCATTCCCCAGCAGACTTGATCAAACCGAAATTAGTCATGATTGAATCGACTTCCTCATTCGTTGCTGCCAGCTCTTCTGTTTTCAGTTCTCCCTTAACGACTTCATTGAGATCTTTCAGGGTTCTTTCTGTACCAACGCTCATCATCATAAGACGAGCAGCGGGAACCACGACTTCGTGGTACGCAGAGTAGAAAGAATCAAATCGGATCTCAAATGAAATTTCAGTAGGTTCAGGCCCAGCATAGAATGTGTTACTGTTCTGAACCGCTCGTGTAGAGAAACCTGTTAAAGCAGAAGCACCACGCATTGCCACAGAAAGGATTTGGCCGAATCTGCCAGCTCCTGTGTGTGCTGCAAGGTCAATATTCTGAGGGTCAGTGAAAGCCGACCCAACAGACATACCAAACCCGTCTGGAAGTGGTGCCCTCACTTTCCTCAGATATCTTCCCTCATCATCCTTCTGGATAATTGTCAGCACCGACTCCGGGTTGCTAAGATAAAGCTCTTCGATTTTATTGAGTGTTGTTGACATTACATATCCTTCGGTACGTCTAATGTGTCTTTTCTTCGCTGCATTTCGGTTGTCGCACGAACGCCAGCCATGGTTGCACCAGCAGTCGCTTCAGTATTCCCGGCAACGGCCTGCATAACTTCAAGAAACCTGCGATTGAATGCGGCTGCTTCTTCTCTCTGGCGTTTCATTAGTTCAACCTGTTCGAACGCCATTCGCTTACTTTCGGACGCAGCGAGTACCATCTGTTCAGAAACCAGATCTGACGTATTTGGAGACAGAGGATTTATTACTGAACTCATCGCACTATCTGCAATAGACAGCGGCGATAGTCCTAATGCTCGCATTTTCTCAAATGCGTCGTAGTCATATCCACGAAGCCTGTCGATACCTTCTTCAATCGCTTTCGGAATTGAATCTGACAGTTCTCCAACAAACGCCTGACTGATCTTCAGAGTATTCTTTGCGGCTGTAGTGATTCCGGAATACGCTCTGTTTGCAGTGTCCCTCGCAAAGCTAAAGACATCTGATGATGAAGGTCTTTTTACGACCCCATTAACATTGCTCTCATCAGAACTGAACCAATCCCGAACAAATCCACGACCGCGATCCAGAATACCACCAAGGGCAGTAGAACCAGTTCTAACCATTTCAGTAAACTGCTTTCCATACCATTTACCGAAATTCTTCGCGGTGTCTACTGCGCTGACTGAATCTTCTTTTCGTTTTGCTGGTTCTTCTACTTCAGGAACAGAGACATTATCTTCCTTGAACAGTCTTCCGATCACAGGAACGCCTTGGAGTTTTTCTTTAATCCAATCGACCATGTTTCCGAATTTTTCAGAGAACCACCCAGTAATCGAATCAAGCTTCGCTCCAATTTCAGTATCGAATGTGTTATCGAACCAAGATACAGTAGGGCGAAGAATATGGTCGTATAACAGTTTTGAAACCATACCAACGGCAAACACCTTGGCGAATGGAGCACGAAGCAATACTTTAAATCCGTTCTTGGCAATCCAAGCACCGCCTGCTTTAATAGCACCCATAATAGGTGTAATAATGAACTTCTTACCAAGGGAAGCAAGAGGCCCAGCGGCACCAGACAGAAGCCCAGTAATAGCACCGAGAAGACCACCGGAACCTTCGATTGATTCTTTTCTTCTTTCTTCACGAATACGAGCCAGCTCATTTGCTTCAAGCAGCTGCTCGTACTGTGCATTGCTTGATTCGAGCATACGGTTCTCGAACGGAGTCAGAACCGGACTGTTTGTTTGCTTCATTTCCTCGTTGATATTTCTGAGGATTTGAGAATTTCTGAAGTTGTCAAAAGAAGACATGCGTATTGATTCCCGCATGTTCTCGTTGTCATTTCTGACGATGTTATCGTACCCAGCAGCCATGGCAACGATTGAGCTATCGTTTGCTTGATGGATTGCTTGGGTCACCCGACTGAAGAGCTTCTCTTCAACTTCGTAATTTTCTTCGTTCGCAGCTTCAGATGTATCCGGAGATTTCTTCAAGTAATTGGCAAGGTTGATGTTAATCATTCGAACTTCATCAAACATCTTACCACTGTAGTCCCGGAAGAACTCTAAGAACGCCTCAGATGACAAGCGAATGCGATCCAACAGAGACTCCTGTCGGAACTCAGAAGAATCCGGGGCGAAGTTCCGTCTGGTGTCGAATTTCTCAATATCCCCAAACGTACCCCACCAGATGCCCATCTGTGTGACAATATTCTCACGAATTGTGCGGTCTTCTCCAGCAGCACGCTTTCTTTCTGCTCTCTGGGCTGCTTGTCTCCCCAATCCAACAAGATCAGCAGCACCTGCAACAGCACTACCAACAAGACCACGTCGCATGAAGCGAGAGAACATGTTGCTGCTTTCGAAGATTTTGCCAGTTCTCAGGAACTGAGTTTGTTCTTCAATCGCCTGAACGACCGTCTTCCCCTTATCCTTTGTCCCGAAGAGAACGAATCCGATCCCTTTCAGAACAGGGGTAATCACCGTCCCAATGGCGGACGTGATTGATTTTGTCAAGCCATAATACGTTTCTCGGAAACTGTTCACGAGAGCGAAATCGCTACGGGCGTTCACTCGCTCGATTGTACGCTTTAAGTCTGCACTATAAAGAATAGACTCTTTATGGCGTTGGGTCTCCACAGAATCCTGCTGCTGGAATCGGAAGTTGAAGTAATCCGTCAACGGTGTGATAATTCCAGACTTCAGGTTCATGACACGAACTTTGAACTGGTTCTGAGTCATCGCCATCGTCAGATTATTGACAGTCGAGTCTTCAATTTCCTTTACATTTACATCAATCCCGATTTTTGACAGAGAAACGATATCAAGACCAGAACCAGCAGGTCTTCCGTTGGTTCGTGGCTCGGATGGATCCCAATTGTCAATTGCTTCTCTTTCAATGAGCATCTATTAAGCTCCCTTTGTATCCTCAGATCCGATCTTCAGGATCAGAAGTTGAACTGCGTTTCTGTAATGCGGGATGTTCTTCTGAATGATTTTCATTGCAGTGACATCATACAGATAGAAACTCGCATACTGCTGGGTTCCATCCGCGCTGATCTCCTGCACATACCAGATCTCAAAGTTGGCAACATCATTTATGGTGTAGCCGATGATGAAATCCGCACGCGCCTGCGCCCCAGCAAAAAATCCTTTCACTTTCATGTAGCTGGAAACGATTCGAGACGGGAGTGCGATAGGTTCAACCCTTCCACGGAAGATCTTCAGTCGGTCGAAAATACGACGAATGAACGTACGGTTGTCTTTCACACGAGTCTGATCGTATACCTGAACGAACCCTTCCAAGAACATGCTATTGATCAGCTGCTTTGTGAACGGACTGTTCTCAGCCTTCTGTCTGGTTTGTTCGACTTCTCGATTAACCTCTGGACGGTACAGAGGATTCATATCGTAATCCTGAAGATCGAACTCAGCATCATTGTCGGCTTGACCGCCAAGGAGGTCATCAATCGCAGACTCATTCACAGATTTCTTTTTCTTGTTCTTCCCGGAGTTCACATAGTCATCCAGTGAAGGTGAATCATCTGATTTCTTTTTCTCACGACGCTTGTTACTTGCTTCGATCTTTTTGTTCAGCTTTTCAAACTCGGCCTTCAGACGAGAATCGAAATCGTCGTCTTCATATTCAGCAACAGCTTTCTGGACATCAGCAAGTTCCTGTTCAGCCTTTCTGATCTCTTCCTGACGAGTAGCTTCATCGTCGAAGTAAGCAGGATCAGAACGCATGTCTTCAAGCTCTTGAGACAGATCGTCGATTTTCGCTGCAAGCTCACTCTGGGCTTTCAGTTTTTCGGTCTCCATCTTACGCTTGCGTTCAGCATCACGTGTTTCTTCACGACGCATGGCTTCTGCCTGACGAGCCTCACGGCGACGAGCAGCTTCATCAGAAACATCATCTGTCTGCTTTGTGTTCTTCGCATAGGAAGGAGAAGCAACACCAGATTGAGTAGATTGCTTATAGTTGTCAGCAGCCTGTTTTGCAGCTTCTTTCGCTTTGTCTTTCACAGCGTTCTTCACGCGGTCACGGAAACTTTGAACTGTCTCTTCTTCAGATTTGCGAGTTTCTTCGCCTCGGATGTCAGCACCAAGCTCAATACCGCGCTCTTCCTTTTCCTGACGACGTTTGCGTTCAGCTTCCTGTTGTTGGATTGTCTTTTCTTTACGATCACGAACACGTTCCGCGTATGACCGTGCGGAATCAACGCTGCCAGACAGTGCTGCTTCAATGTCCTGATTCACACGACGCAGGCTCGGAGTTCTCATGTTGAGGATTTCTGCGTCTTTGGGACTTGCATCTGCCACATTATGGAACAGAACGTTAAGAGCATCGCGAATCAAAGGAATACTGTCGCCACGCTGAACCACGTTCCCGTATTTGTCATGGACGCTGAATGTACTGTCCATGTTGTTGTACCAGATTTCGAATAAAAGATTCGGAGTGATCTGATACCCCATAATGAAGTGCTTCGACCATTTGCGCATAGCCAGCAATCCGCTTTCTGGGTCTGCTACGCTGGTTCTTGCTCTCAGGAACCGCTTCCACCATGAACCCCAACGACGCTTCGGAATCCGAGACTGGTCGCTGTAAAGCTCACCGGGGAACAGGGTAGATGCTCGTTCAATGTTTCCAGAACGAGACGACTTTCGCTGATACCCACCGTCAATTGAATATTCGCCAAAGTCATCGGCAAGCTCTTCTGCTTCACCAGCACGGATTTTCTTTTCGAGATCTGTGCGCTCTCTGGTCGTCTTAGCGACGAGTTCAGTTCGAGCCTCCGGTACTCCGGGATCGCCTTTATTTCCGCCCAGAAACTTGTTAAGAACCCTTGACGACCATGTAGTGGCTGTATTCGCCTCTACGTTTTGGACAGATGGGTGAAATACTCGATAAACGTCTTCTGTTGACGGATAGTCTTTTACGTTGTTCCAGATGTTTCTGAAATCAACATAGTAAATTGCGTCCTTTCCCTTTCCGTAGTAGTAACCGGGAGAATTGCTTCGAGACGCAGACTCCATCAGGTCGAAAGTTTTGGTTCCCATGTACTCAATTGCATAGGCACTTTCTGAAATAATTTCTTGATCGAAAAGAAAATCTGCTAGTGACAGTTCAGCTTCAAGTCTGATACTTTCGATTGGACGGTAGTTGCGATTAGACATTGGCAAGCTCCAAATAAACCTTTTGTAGATATGAGGTTATTTAGGGCTTGCCATGTCAGTCAGAGGGATATCGGAGGGTGTGGATAGATAAACGGATCTTTATCTTTGATATCTTTACTCAACCTTCGGTTAAAGTAAATCATATGAGCCATAGGCATTTGTCTATAGCTCACAGGATCCCCGCCAAGAACCTTACTGAGATCGTAGTAGCTGCTCAAGATCTGTTCGTACTTGAGGATTGATAATGTCCTCGGGGAGAAAGGGAATATTTCCACGAGTGACCCCCTGACACTCTGAGCACGTATGTTCAAAGCTTGTATCCAGACCAAAGCTGAAATGACGATGGAATTCCCGAATCGTCGCCAGTTCTTTCGCCGTGATGTTCTCATGGACATATTGAATCCGTTCAGCAATGCTCATCGGACGCCCAAACTCAATCGCCAGAGCGTAGTGCAGGGTCTCCGTAGAAACTTCGGCGTTCGGGTTCTTCGCCATGTACTCTTCTGCGTTGTTGTCATCGCGAACAGTAACCAATCGAAGTTTGATTGTGTCACCGGTTTTTGATACTCGCATCGGAAGTCTTGACGGCATGTTATCTTTCGGGTCGATTGAATCCAATCTGAAGATATCGATCTTCATGTCGTCTTTGTGTTGGCAGTGGCGACACTTCACTTCAAACTCTTTCTCAGAGTCGTATGTGTTTGCCCAGATATGGATCATCACATAATCCCGGTCGCCAACATACATGTCATCGAAGAATTCTGCGTTGTTGCAGATGGACTTCAGAACTTTGTTGACGGTTCGACTGAAGTTTTTGTTCGTCGAAGATTTCAGAATCTCTTCGTCGCCAGCCATAATCTCACGGTGGGTGATCGAAGCCGGGTAACCAAGCAGACCCTTTGAAGGAAGATCTACAACGTTGCCAACGGGGGAATCCACGTGTGCATCAATTGGTTGTTCGACTGGCTCATATACCTTTGGTGATAGGTCGACTTTTTCTTTTGGCTGTTCAGGGGGATTATCCATGAACATCTTATCAGGGGTAGGGTTTCCCATTGTTCCGCTCCTTTTTGATATTACTATTTACGCGTTAAGTCAGAGCCCTTGAGGCGATGGTTCCAAGTAAATTGGAAATTGCCGGTGCAGGAACTCCGGAGTACGCAAATGGATCGTAAGGAATCTCGACACCGCCAAGAAGCTGAGATGCTCTCTCCAATCTAGCCTCAAGCGCAGCACCTTCAAGGGTATATACCGGAAGTAGACTATCACCAGTAAACGTCAGATTATACTGCACTGCTGCATTTGATGTATAGTCATTTGTGATCTGAGATACTTCACTGATAAAATAGTTGCTGTAAACAAATTTTTGAAACTGCATCTTCATCAGGTCGAGACGAAGAAAAGTAATATCTCGCTTGTAGAACGCCGGAGGGTTTTGTCCGCCGTTTGAAGCAAGCATCAGATTCTTCCAGTTGTTGATGTAATTCCAGACAACACCATTCTCCTGCTCTTCGAGAGTCATGGAGATGTTTGAAATGTCGTTATGTGTGGCTTTGTACCAGAACGTACTACCACTCGTTACCTTGTCAGTATCAAATGTGAAGAACGGCGTGGTGATTGATGTCACAAGCGTATTCACCAACTGCATATCAACGGGGAGGAATCTGCTTTTTAGATCCGAGGATGCTTTAGAGAAGCTTTCAGACTTTGACCCGTTAGAAGGATCGACAGTCAGGTCAGGAAGTTCGACCGCCCACAGATAAGCGCGAGCAGGTTCTGAAACCCTGCGCTTGTGTAGATTCTTCTCATACGTTTCAAATTGTTCGTAGCTCAATTCAGTCTCCTAACCCGCCAATGAAATCGGATGCCTTGTTTTTCGCTGCGCTGATTCTGTCGTTTAACTGTTTGTTTATCTTAGAAAAGAAATCAGAATTACCAGAAGCATTCTTAATTTCTTCCATGCTGTAACGAGTTCCGTTCATCAACATGTCATCGTATTGGATACCGACGTTAAACAAGAAAGGAATACTTTCATCGTAACTCAGAGTAACATCCCCAATGTTGAAAACGAATGCCCCAGTGAACTCAATCTCAACACCCACGAAGAAGTCAGTCCTGTCTTTGAGTTTCATTACGACTTTCTTCCGAGTCATTGTCTGGCGTCCTTGACGACCATACATCGGATCCGACAACTGGTTTATCCAGTCGTTGAAATATCGGTAGCCGATAAGTCGCTTGTCATCCCAGAAAGTCACTCGAATCTGTTTTGGATCCGAAGAGTATCCGGCATGGACAACAGACTCTCCCATGTACTCACGGCGAATCGGTTCAACTGATCGTTGGGGGAGAGTCACGTTTCTCGCGAAAAGCTGAATGCTCCGTTCGTAGTCTCTCGGAGCATCCGCACTTTCTACCCGAACCTCCCACATGTATCCGAGTTGGGGATCGAGCTGATTGGTGATGATGTCACCTAACAGCTCACCGCCAGCTGGAACCAAGTCTTTCAGTCGGGTGTTAATCATCAGTTATTATTCCAGATCAAGGCGTTCGTAACTGAATGTCACATCGAAGTTCATTACTTCTGACGCGTCATAAGACATGCTGATCTCCCCACGAGAAGTCGGGAAGGCACCACGCAGGCGATGCTCTGCGCTTACAGTCTGACTGTCAGAGTTGAACTGGCGGACGATGATATCAGCAACGTACAGTGAACGAGGAACACCACCACCGGTTTGCGAGTTCTTGATGATTTCCTGCCACTGACGGATATACCGGAATACGGTAAGTGCTTCGTCATCCATGAAGTTAATCGTTGAAGTTCGGGCAGAAGCAACACGGCCAGCATGAACAGAACGTTCAGACTTGTGGTTGATCACGATTTCTTCAATGCTTTCTTCAGGAATGTTCGCTGTCTGGGCATACGCCTTTAGACCTTCAAGACCGCCGGTAGATGGGCCGACGATTTCGATTTCCCACTCGTATGACTTCTGTGGACGGTCGATTGCGCGGGTTTGTTCAATACTCATGTTTTATTTCTCCATTGCAAAGGATGTTTCTGTTCCATTATTTAGGAACTTATTGACCAAGAATAAAAAAGCCCCTCGAAAGGGGCTGAATATTTGGTAGCGAAATTTCTTGTCGTTTTAACCGGTTATCACAGATCCTGAGAAAGTGGAACTGTGATTGTGTCAACACGGATGAACTCGGCAGTGCGAGTCGGTTGAACAAGAATGTTAACCAGCAGCTGGTTGTTCGAAATAACCTGAGCAGTGTTCAGATCAGTTCCGATTTCAATCTTGTATCCGTACACACCATCATTCGCCTGAACACCTGCCATGAAGTTGTCAAGCAGAGTGAAGATCGAGTTTCGAGTGAACTCAGTGTTCGCTTGGAATACGAATGGCTTCAGGGAAGCAATCGCAGTTGTGCGAACATAGTTCAGCAGGAATCTTACGTTGATGCGGTCGAATGAAGAAGCAATTGCGTATGCAGTCTTCTGACCCCAGATCACAGTACCTTGACCTGCGAATGTCTGGATTGGGTTGATACCTGCCTTGTACAGGGCATCGCGCTCAAGTTCAGACCAGATCTTGTTGGTTCCCAGAATGCCGTTGATCACACCGCGACGAAGACCAGCAGGAGCATCCCAAACGGTTCCTTGCTGAGAAGCAGAGAAGATCGCTGCTACATCACCAGATGCCGGGATAGATACTTCCTTGCCAGTTTCGGTTTCAATGATGCGAACCCAACCAGCGTAGTACGCTGCGAAAGATGAGTTGATGTTGCTTTCTGTTTTACGGAAAGTAACCAGATCAGCTGCAACTTTGGAGTCTGGCATATCAAGGATGACGATACCGTCTTTACGGTCTTCCATCACATCAACCATAGCTGCGTGAACAGCGGCTGAGATCCAACCTGCGTTGATCATGTAGTTTGCTTCAACTTCGTCGGTGTTGCGGAAGTCTTCAAGAGCCAGAACGATTTCAGCGTCACCAACCGGTGTGCTGTCGTCTGTACCAGCACCAAGAACAACGTCATCACCATCAGTGATGGTTGCTGTTTCGGTTTCGTCCACAGTAATGCGAACGTACTGGCTGCGCTCATTGACGCGGTCTTCGATGTACTGAGGCTGACCGAATCCGTCAACAGCACCTTCGACCATAGAAACAGTGAAGGTTTCAACAACCTCACCATCATAAGTCACCGTCAGATCCCAAAGTGAAGTGTTGTCTTCGTTTTCATTGAAAGTGACGGTCAGGTCATTACCCCAAGCACCGGGGTTGGCTGCTTCGATGGTGATGTACGGATCCACTGCACCAGCGATCTCGCCAGAAGCAGCAGTAGCATCAACAATCACCCGACGAACGGTTGCCGCATTACCTTGACGCAGGAATCGAGCAACACAGTGCATTGATGGACGATCCATTGTAGGCTTGCCATACAGCTCATAGAATTGGCGTTCAGAGGTAATAAGGGTCGGTTCGACTGGCCCTTTAAGCGCACTGATTACAGCAGCACCAGTGAAGCCGATCTGTGGTGCTGCAACAGCATCACCGAGAATCTCACGACCGTAAACCCCAGCGGAAATAGGAAAAGTCATTGGTTATTACTCCTTATCTTCTTTGGTTTCGGCTTTTTTAGACGCAGGCTGCTTTGACGCTGTTTCCCGAATCTTGATTCCATCTTCAACGAAAGATGCTTCGCTTGAAGTGGTTACTTCTTGACCTTTACCAAGAAACTTAGTCTCAGTTTTCCCTGACTTTTTGTCAGTTACGAGAACGAGACGCTTCATGGTACGTGTCTTGTTAACATAAGTTTTCATTCGTTAACTCCCATGTACTTACGGTTTTATCTTATTTAGCAAAAACCTACCATCGAAGCTAAACGGATGTTCTGATGTCATTTGAGAATCTATCTCAACAACCTTTAAGTTTAACCACGCTCTCTACACAGATATATATTCCTGTGTAGGAAACGCCACATTCCTTGCTATTACTGGGCTCCAGAAGGATCCGGATTATCCTTAGAAACAATTCTCAAATGAAATTTATTCTCATGCACCTTTAAGTTTAACCACGCTCGCCTACACAGATATATATTCCTGTGTAGGAAATGGCTTGTTTTGAAGTGGAATGCAGTGATGACGGGGGTTGCAGGGGGATTGAGAAATATTGCTTGGTTGGTGTTTACAAACTTGACCACATAACGTAAATGGTATAGAATGTCAATATCGTAGAAACAGAGGCAGTATGAGCAAACACTACATCGACAAGAAAGAAATGTACGAAGAAGTGATCAAGACAAGAGAGCAAGGACGGGTCACTGAAAAGCTAGGCCAGATGTTCATGACATTGGCAGAGAACTACTCCCACGACCGGAAGTTCCGTGAATACGAACGACGATACGGACGTGCCTTCAAAGAAGATCTGATCGCAACAGGTCTCCATGCTTGCATCAAAGCAGCCCCCAAGTTCAATCCAGAAGAGTCGGATAATCCTTTCGGTTATTTCACTACCTGTCTGTTTCGAGCTTATATCGGTTACCTGAAGAAAGAATACGGATACATGAACACCAAGAACGCCCTGAAGGTAGATCAAGGTCTTCGTGGCGATTACGGATACGAAGAAATGATCAAGGAACAGGAAGAGGCACAGAAAGTCGAGGACGAGGAAGCCATTGCCGAAGAAGCGATAGCCGCTCGTGACGAAGACGATGATGAGGATGAAGAAGGTCGCGATACGGACGAATTCGGAATGGAAGACGGCTCTGAATCTGACACTACGCCACAGAAGAAATCATCGAGGGTAGTTTACGACCACCTTGAACATATGACTCTCTGGGGCGACGAAGAAGAGGAAAATAAATCCGAAATCAGTTTCAATGATTACATCGGAAAAACATTCGGAGTGAAATAATGAGCAAAGTCATCTTAACCGGCGACTGGCATTTCGGGCGTGATAACGACTCCCCAAAACATAATCAGTATCTTATTGATTTCATAGAATTTATGGTAGACTACGCCAAGTCAAATGGGATCTCTCACATCTACCAGCTGGGAGACTACTTTGACAACCGATCAAAGGTATCAGTGGAGACTTTGAACTACGCAATCGATGGCGCTCACCGAGTACATAAGTCCGGGATCCCGTTCTCAGTACTCACCGGAAACCATGACATGTTCTACAAGAATCGGCTGGATGTAAGTTCGACCCGTTGTCTCGGACAATACGCAAATCTGATAGCAGATGATGTCGTTCAGATTATCAACGGTAAGAGAATTCTGGTATCTCCTTGGGTATGTGACGGAGAGCAGTGGGATGCATTGATCGAAAAATCTGAAGATTGTGACTACGTTTTTGGACATTTTGAGTTCAAAAATTTCATGATGAACGAGAACTATGTGATGGAGCACGGTCTTTCACATAGGGAACTTCGTCACTGTAAGCGAGTCATCACCGGCCACTACCATAAGCGTCAGATCAAAGATAACGTGATTTATGTTGGCAGTCCGTTCCCATTTGATTACAACGATGCGAATGACCTTGAGCGCGGGTTCTTGGTTCTCGATCTGGAGACTGACGAGATCGAGTGGGTTGATTGGATGAAAGTCAAAATCTTCAGTTTGTCTTACGAAGATTTCATCGAATTCAACGACGAGGGGTTGATTGACGAACACACTAGCGTCAGAATCAATCTCCCAGATGACGCGACAGATGAACTGATCGACGATGCTTCGAAGGTGGTTGCGCAGCTGGAAACCACTAATTCGAAGATAAATTACAAGGGGAACAAAGCCAAAGAGCTTATCGAATCCACAGTAGACGTCGAAGCTGTTGACGACATCGATGAAAGTATCGTCGCATCAATCGAAGCCATCACAGAGCCACCCGCAGATGTAGAAATTGAACGTCTGGTGGACATCTTTAAGAAATGCAAAGGGCACCACAATGAAGCTTGAGTTTGAAAAACTTTTGATTAAAAATTTCCTGTCGTTTGGCAACGTTCAGACTGAGATCGAATTCAAAGATGGTATTGCCAACATCAAAGGAAAGAACCTCGACGTAGATGCCGGGAAAGAGAATGGATCATCCAACGGCAGTGGTAAGAGCACCATAAACCAAGCTCTGACGTATGCGCTTTATGGAAAGGGTGTCGATCCGGACATCAAGCAGGACGACTTCATAAACATGGTAAACGGCAAGGGAATGTTCGTTGAACTCCATATGAAGGTTGATGGTAAACATGCAGTCATCACCAGAACAAGAAAGCCAAACTCACTGAAGTTTGTCGTGGATTCTGTAGATTTGACTCGTGATTCTCTTCAAAACACATCGAAGCTGATCGAAGAATACATTGGTGTCAACTACGACACATTCGTATTCAGTTTCCTTATGACAACGTCTGTACCTCCGCTTCTCAAAAGGAAGCCTGCGGAGCAGCGCAACTTCATGGAAGAATTCCTTGGCATGTCAAAGCTCACTGAGAGAGCCAAGTCTGTAAAGGCGTTGAGGGATGAGTATGAGGTTGATTTGAAGTTAGTTCGGAAGGATCTTGAGAATGCGGAGGAAATCAATGCTCGCGAGATCCAGATCTTTCAGAACAACAAAGAAAAGTACGACCAGTACTTCAGAAACCAAAAACAGAGGATTTCTGAGCTTAATGATATCATCAAGAGTTCTTCTTCTGTTCTTGAGTCGGAAGAAAAGATCCGGTCACTCTTCTCCAATCTTTCTGATCTCAAGGCATTCAAATCCAATGTTTCCTCGGATATCAATACCGGTATTGACGAGATCCGAAAGATCGACCGGGAGATCCATGCTGCCGAGATTTCTTTGAACTCCGGAGAAGGAGACAGGCGTTCACTGGAATCCAGACTGGAATCACTACAGCAGGATCGCTTGGAGCTGGTAAGGGATATAGAGTCTCGTAAGTCAGACCTAAAAGAACTTCAACCAAAGGTGTTGCACGCTGATAAGTTTGATTCTTTGAACAAGGAGTTTGAAGAATTGGACTCTCAGCTGGTGACTGAAGAATCTGTGATTAGTCTCACTGATCGTGAGATTGCTGAACTTCAAAAGAAACTTGACCATCTTTCAAAAAGCCAGTGTCCGACGTGTCGACAGCAGTGGGTTGGTGAAGAATATGTTGAAAAAATCAAAGAATACGAGGACGCAATAAAAGAAAAAAATCAAATAAAGCAATCTGTTAGAGAAAAGATCTCCGAGATTAATGAAGAAATGTCTCGGATTGAGAAAGAGGTCACTGACATCCCAGACGAAGTCATTGACGATGGAGACCGGATCCGTGAAGAATTCAAGAACGTTGAAGCGTCTATCCGTAAGTCAGAAACTCTGATCGACTCCTATGACAGGCAACTCGAAGAAACCAATCGCAAGTTGGACGAAATTGCGAGTCTTGATGTCTCTGAGATTTCGAAGAAGTTGGAAGACTTGAAAGGTACTCGCAGTCAGAAAGAGAAGAATCTCGATTCTCTGAATCAAAAGGTCGCAGAGTCTGAGTCCAAGATTAATGAGATTGTTGCGGAACTGAAAGCGATGAATCTCTCAGGAAACGAAGTTGAGTTTGAGAATCTCATCAACAAGGCAAAGACTGCCTTGGAAGAGGTTCATCGCTTGAACGCCGAAGAATGTCCGTTTGATGATCCGGATGAATCAAAGATGAACCTGAAGGATACTGACGAGCTTGAGAAGAAGATCTCTGATCTTGGCATCGACATCAGACACTGCAACTATCTTGTGAAGCTGCTGACTGATTCAAAGAGTTTCATTCGGAGAAACATTATCGGCAAGTACGTACCGTATCTGAATAAGATGATCAATAAGTACGCCGATCAGCTGGACTCGCCACATATTTGCAGTATTGAAGACGATCTGAGCGTGTCTATTGAGTACATGAACCGTTCGGTCAGTTATCACAACCTGTCTGCTGGTGAGAAGCTGAAGCTGGACATCAGTGTTGCTGTTGCCCTTCGGGATCTAATGGGCATGTTGGGAACCAGAAGTGATTTCCTGATAGTCGACGAAGTATTCGATTCTGCCTTGGACGGACAATCGAAGAGAAACGTATTCAGATTGATTTCTGATCGCTTCGATAAAGTGCTGCTGGTAAGCCACAGCGGAGAGTTTGACGATAAGTGTGATATGGTATGGACTGTTACGAAGAGTAACGGATTCAGCCAGATTTCCTTTGGTTAGACTCGTCAATATTCTTACTAAGGCTCGTCAGACAGGATTCTAAGTATTCGCATCTTCGAATCTCGTTCTGCACGAGCCGGTTTATTTTGACCATTGACAAGTAAATGCGGTCTTCTTCTTTCAGGTCTTCGGTTTTAACTGGCACGGCTTTTTTACTCATAAATACAGTCTCCAATCCCTTATATTTATGGAGAGAGTAAATTATGAATTCTTGCAATCAAGTAAGACATGAAAAGCCGTTAATAATCGGGGTCGATCAATCACTTGCAAGTACTGGATGGTGTATCACCGATGTGGACGGCAACCTGATTGCATATGACCTTGTGCAAGTAAGCCCAGCATCAGATCCGAATAACAAAAAGAGAGATATACCTGTCCTCCATCCTGCTCTTGATGTTCTTGTTGGTGGTGGGGAAGAGTGGCTTAAACAGAACAAACCGATGCAGCAGTATTACATGGCAGCTGCCGTTAGGAACGTCATGACGAATCTGTATTTGAAGACCAACGCTCTAACTATGTCGGAAAATGCACCATTGCACGTCTGTATGGAAGGATTGGGATTTGGCGCAACCGGAGACGCGGCAAGATCATTGGCGGGGCTTCAGTTCCTTCTGATTGATGGTTTCAAAAACGCGATCAACGATGAGTTTACTGTGAAATTTGAAGACTCGTTCGTTGATATCGCAACGCCAACAACCGTGAAGAAGTTTGCAACTGGATCCGGAAAAGCGACGAAAGATGAAATGTTCGACGCACTCCCCAAGACAGTAAAGGATCAGTTCTCGAAGATACCTAAGACGAAAGGCCGGTATGACCTCACTGACGCATATTGGTTGAGTCAGTACGGATTTGTACTTAGAGGGTTGTGCGATGCGTCCTGACAGGATGAGAGATCGATTACAGAAGCCATCAAACAAATTGACCATAGGTCAGGCTACTGCTAAAATGATCGATCTCATTAATCTTTATCATTCAATCGATTATAGATTCGGGAGTGATGAAGATAAGAATGAAGCGCGGGAAATAATCAGAGTAGAAGTGAGCAGGCTTCGTAAGAAAGTGGGCAGTTCTTTGTCAACGAACTGTCTTTATTACCTTACTGACAAGCAGGCTTGGAACAATGCGAAGGATGGTTATCTGGGGTGAGTGAATCATACATCGACATAGCAGTAAAATACGCCAAAGCTGGGATCAAGATTTTTCCGTGCAAGCCAAGCGACAAGAGTCCATTAACGAAGAACGGTTTCAAGAACGCATCTTCTGATGTTGGTCTTGTCAAGCGATGGTGGAAGAAGAATCCGGACGCGCTCATTGGTGCTCCTTGTGAAGGACAATTTAGCGTAATCGATGTCGATTTGAGCAAAGGCCAACAAGCATTTGCTTCTTTTGGGAAAATTCATGAGTACACGTGCCAGACAAAGGCGACGGCGTCAACGTTAAACAACGGTCATCATTACTACTTCAAGCCAGACAACGAGGTAGTTCGAAAAGTTGGTTTCATTTATGCCATAGATTCTCTGGGTGTTGGGGGGTACGCAATACTTCCTGACGGGAATCGCTACATGCAGCGCGGTTCCCTAGACTCTTTCATTTCTCAAATACGAGACAACAAATTACCGGAACTGCCGTCGGAACTGAAAAATCATTTGACTGGTGTCCGGGAAATCGAAAGCCTTAGTCAGTACAGGGAACAGACAACACCGAAACGTTCAAAATCAACAGCAAAGAAGAACGAAGAGATCCCGGAAGAACCCGGTGACGATGTGTCTGCTGTAATCGAAGCAGAGACCTCTGCTTCTCTTTCGCGTGTGTACGAGGGTATTGGAGCCAATCACGGCTATGAAGACATCACATACACCGGGGATCCAATCTTCATCGGTCGTGGAGAAATGACTGGAAAGATGTTCAACAGTATTCTGTTCAACAAAGACGTTCAGAAGCGACTGGCATCTTACGTTGGAGTCGCGCTACCGAAGAACGGGGAAATGTTTGGTCGCCCGTTCAGGTCACTACTCCCCGGCCACACTGACAACAATCCTTCGATGTCATCCCGCTGGGTCAGACGCGAAGGTGGTGGTTGGGGTCTCATTGTCAGAGATTTCTCAGACCATAACTCAGACGAGAAGATCGACTATAACCTGACAAGAATCTTTATGAACGTTCGGTACGGAAAGAACTACAGAAAGCCTTCTCCGACCGAGTTTGTCGTATGGACTATGAAGTTGATGTCTGAAGCTGGTGTCATTGACTTTGAGAGACCAGAACTGAAATCAGAAATAACTCATATGACGAAAGGGCAAAAGAAAGCCGCACAGGGGTTCTTGGATCTGGTTGGCTTGAAATCCACTTGGTCTACGGAGGAAGTCTGTACCTGCTACTCGCAGAAGTTTGCAGCAGCATGGACTGGAGTGTCCACAGAAACGGTTAACAAGATGAAAGCAGCAGCCATCAAGTTTGGGCTTATGGAAAAGACCGGAGAAATGCATGGTGAAGGTGCGATGCGAACTCCCTTGTTCCGGCTCGGATCTGGTGTTGTTAAGCGCGAAGAGATCAGAAACATTCGAGAGCTTATTACTGCGGTTAACAGCGAATCCAAGCGTAAATCCACCAATGGGCGGAAGAAACTTGGTAGTCGAAAACAATCACCATCCGATACAACACTCCCAGTAAATAAAGGGATATCAGAAAAAGTATCGCCAGTTATGGCTCGGCGACGATCATGTGGAGACAGTTCGTGAAAAATACAGAGAAAGAGAACGCAATCCCGTTCCCAGTGTACTTGGTGTACGGGATGGACTTGGAGACGAAGGACAAGGAGATTATCAGGAACTTCTGTGAAGATTACGGGATTACTGAAGTTGTAGAAGACAAATATTTGTCTGTACCTGTTGCTGTTGTTGACGAAGTGTACGAAAATGAACCACAAGGAGTGATGAAGATATTCAAAGGGCCAGTTCGCCTTTCTGGATTCAAACTTCGTTCTGAGGATGTCGACGGTGTGCGGTGTCTAATCGCCGAGTATGAATCTCCGACAATGGAGAAGTACTTCGAAATGATTGCAGACCTCTACGAAGCCGTTGATCACGATCCTTCATTTGATCTTGTGATAGCACACCATTATGAAGGTGATCATGACTTGGAAAATCTGAGTTACCATCTGAACAGATACGCTCCATATCTGACGACGTCTGGCGATATATCGGGACTTTACGACGACCGGGAAACTAATGCTATTATGCTTGGTTATGACGAAGTTCCAGAAGAGTAAATAAGTTTGCTTGTGGTGGCTCTCTCCGCACCTCACCCCAATCATCACAAGAGCCGTCGGGACTTACCATCCGTGGGCGGCACCCCTTCTAAATAGAGTCATACTGAAGAGTTTAAGGTATGGCACTAATAAAACCAGCAGACGAAGAATACTTCCAAACATATCGAGGATTCAACACTCTCAACGTTGGCGCTGGGACAGATCCGGATATGTATGCGTCACCTGCATACGCAGCATCCAAAGTACAGGAGTTGTACATTGGGGCGATGGCAGATCTGTATTATGCCGGGTTTGAGCATGATCCAAATCCATTGGCGATCACTCTAAGGCACGTATCCATTTACAACTGTGTGCTCGTCTGCAATCTCCACTACATTCCAGTCCGTGATCGCATTGCCGTCATCCGGTATGTTCTTGAGTCTAACAGGAACCGGATAAGGGACGGTTTGCCTATCATGGTAGATTGGCACGCTCTCAAAAGAGCGGTTCCAAAAGTATCAGGAGCCACCCGTCTTTACAAACTACCATTGATCCGGGTATCCGAGTTGGTTCCTTTGATGGAGTGGGAAGATAAAGCAAAAACCACTTCAAATCGGTGGTCAAATCACTATAAGAAGTTCATGTGACTGTAGGTGGTCTAAATAATGGCACGAATCAAAGAGGTTTAACAATGGCAACAGAGCAAAAGCTTTATGAACACCAGTGGAGTACTGTCCGCTTAGGTGCCAATGCCACCCACAACACTGCTCCGGAATCTACAAAGGGGGAGGGTCTTAGCTGGTATAACAACTATGTATCCCTCGAAGGAGACCGCAGAAGCATTCTAACCAAGCTTGACATTATGGATCGACAGTCTGTCGAAGTTTCTCGGGCGTTGGACATTATTGCTGAAGATATCAGTAGCTGCAATGCCGACGACGAGCCTATCATGATTCTGGAATTCCCGGATGACAGCAAGCTGAGAAAAACCCACATCAAGTCTTTGAACTACTTGATGGATACGTGGTTCGGTAGGAACAACCTAGAGATCAAGCTTTTCGACTATTCTCGGGAGCTTGAAAAGTATGGTGGTATATTTTTCGTCAAGAAGCCAGATGGGTCTTTGAAGAAGATTTCTCCTGAGAAATTGGTCGGGTACGTTCTCTCTCCGGACGACGACAACATCGTAACTCACTATCTCGTGGATTGGAATGCCCCGTTTCTCAATATCAAAGAAACGTTCCGGAAAATCGAAACGATTAACCACTCCAACCAGAAACGTTCAATAGATCACATTTCTGTTGAAGATATGGTTGTTGTGAAACGAGGTAATACTCCTTTTGGGGAATCTCTGCTTGAACGTGCATACCCAATATGGAGAAAACTCGATCTTCTCGAAACCGCCGTGGTCATCCACCGATTCACCAGAAGTATTGATCGCAGGGTATTCTACATTGATGTTGGGCGTCTTCCTCCGAAGAAGCACAAAGAAGTAATTGACAAATACCGTTTGCAGATGAAACAAAAAGCCATCGTCAAGAAAGATGGTGATGTCAACACTGAGTTCGATCCCCATTCGATGACAGAGGATTTCTACCTCCCGGTTACGTCACAGGGAAGAAGTTCTCGAATTGAGAGTGTACAGGGAAGCCCGAGTTCTGGCGACCTCAATGATATGACGTACCTTGCAAGGAAACTTGCAGCAGCGATGCGCGTTCCGCCTTCGATGACTGATACTCAGAACGAAGGGAACGACAGAGATACGTATTCTGATATGCGAGTTGGTCAGGTTTACCAAGTAGAGATGCGTTATCTTGGATTTGTAAACAGAGACAAGCGTCGTGTTGAGTGTGAATTTGAGAAACATTTCAAATGGTTCTGCGAGGAACGTGATATCGAAGTACCGGAAGAAATGCAACTTCGAATCACCCCATCACATAATTTTGCGCTGTACAAGAACATTGAGACGTATCAGAGTCTCCTTAACCTGTTCCAGAGCACAATGCAGGCTAAGACTATTTCAAAACAACTGGCTTTGACCAAATATCTAAACCTGTCGAAAGAAGAAATGGTTGACAACGAAGTCATGATTCTGATGGAGAAGGGTTTGACTGAAGAACAGATCGCAGAAATGCCACAAGAGGCAATTGCCAACATCGTTTATGGCGACGGTAGGCTTGGTTCTGAGTATGGGCTACCACAAGCTGAAGAAGGTGGTCTTGGTCGCGGGTGGTAAATAGAACAAAACGCTTGGAGAAATTCTATGAGCATTGAAAAAATTTTTGATGAAGGTATGAGCAAGGAAGACGGAGTTACGGCCCTTCGGGAAGCGATCCGTCAGAAGATTCAGGAAGCTGCTAAAGCTGCCATCGAAGAAAAGTATGGTACTGACGAGGACGACGAAGACAAGGACGACGAAGACAAGGACGACGAAGACAAGGACGACGAAGACAAGGACGACGAAGACAATGTCAATGAAGAAGAAGTCAGTGAGTCCGAAGAAGGAAATCGCGATGCTCTCGAAGAAGCCATCAAGGTTACCGCTACGAGAACTGGTGGGCCTAAAAGAGGCGTCGATGAATTCACGATCAACCGGATGTCTGATCTGAAGAAGCTCGCAAAGTCACGTCAATACGAATACATGATCGTCAAGAAGAACAACGGCGATGAGACTGATTACACGGTAGATCCGCAAGGAAACCTCGTTGAGATGTAATTTCATAGTCGTGTACATCTCCTTGCCCCTCAAGTAGGGGCTTTTTTATTTCTAAATAAGGTCATTGATATTGAAGGAATTCATGATGTCATTTATCACACTCGTAGAAAGCGAGATCCGCTCTCTAAAGATGACAAAAGAACAGAAGCGAGTTGTTAAAGACCTTGCTTCTATGGATTGGGAAATCACTGAAGGTGAATCCGACAATCCGATTGCGAAAAAACCCGGAACTGATGTTCGGTTTGAGATCACCGAGTCCGGACAGATGAAGGAGATCGTCAAATGATTCTCACCGAACAAAACTTAGAAGGCATTATCACAGAATCTGCCCAAGATGGCAAGAAACTCTACCTGAAAGGTGTCTTCATGGAAGCCGAGAAGAAAAACCGAAACGGCAGAACTTACCTTCTGGAAGAAATGCAGAAAGAAGTCGACCGCCATAACGCAATGTTTGCCCAAGGCAATCACATGCTTGGCGAACTTGACCACCCGAGTGGCCGTCTCGATGTTTCCCTGAAGAACGTTTCACACAAAATCACCGAGCTGAAGATGCAGGGCAACCAAGTAATCGGAACTGCCGAAATTCTTGAGAAGACACAAGCCGGGTCAATCCTGAAAGGTCTTGTCGACTCTGGTGTTCGTGTTGGGGTTTCTTCACGTGGTAAGGGTCAACTGAATGAGTCTGGCGGCGTTTCCAACTTTCATCTGGTGACTATTGATGCCGTTGCGATGCCTTCTGCTCAGAACGCGTATCCCGAAAGCATCATGGAATCCCTTGAAGCTTATAAGCGCGGCGAGATCGTGAATGACTTGGCGGAAGCGGTAATTTACGACGCAGCTGCCCAGAAGTACTTTCTTGAAGAAATGTGCAAATTCATCAAGGCAATGAATCTGCGCTAAGTGATGCAGAGCCTAAATAAATTCAAACTATCGTTAAAGATTTCAGGAGAAATGAAATGAACGAACTGAAAGAGATCCTTGAAAGCTCTGTTCTTACAGATGAGGTTAAAACCAAACTGCAAGAAGCTTTCGAATCACAAGTAAACGAAAAGGTTGCTGCTCGTGAAGTCGAACTTGCTGAGAAATTCGAAAACAGCAAGAAAGAACTGGCTCAATCTGCGGTCGAAATGATCGAAGAAGCAGTTACCGAAGAATTCAAAGCTCTGCAAGACGAAATCGTAGAGGCACGCACTCTTGATGTTCGCTACGCATCCAAGCTTGAAGAATTCAAAGAGCAGTACGCTCAGAAGAAAGACGCAGAGATCAAAGAATCTGTCGATGCCATCATTGCGGAAGAACTCGGAGAGCTGAAAGAGTCTCTGGAAGAATCTCGCAAGAATCTGGTTGGTCAGCGAATGTTTGAAGCTTTCCAGACTTCATATGCAAGTCTTGTTAAAGCTGAAGACGACAAGTCAGAAGAACTGACTGCCAAGCTGGAAGAAGCAACCAATGAGCTGCAAACACTTCGCGTCGAGAAGAAAACCAATGAACTGCTGGAAGGTCTGACTGGCCGTAAGCGTGCAATCATGGCAACTCTTCTGGAAGGCGTTGCTCTGGATAAGCTGGAATCACGATACGAAGAACTGGCTAAAAGTGTCGTTCTGAGTGAAGGCGAAGGATCCGGCGACGACGAAGGTGACGGCGAAGGCAAAGATAAGGACAACCTGAATGAAAATGTCGACGACAAAACTCCGAAAGGAACCGTCGTTATTGAAAATCAGGATCAGGATGGCGATGCAAAGCCAAATACCAAAGCTTGGCTGAAACATGCTCGTCGTCTAGCTGGCGTCGAAGATTGATAAAAATTTTTCAAGCATAAATAACAGGAAAGAAATCAGGAGTTTGTCAAATGACTACCGAAAACATGCAATACAGTGAACTGAAAGAGAGCCTTCTCGACGGTCTGAAAGGATCTCGTCGTGAGCTGATCGAAAAGTTCATGGACAACACCCACGCTGTTAACATCAGCGGAAGTGGTAAGCAGGAGCAGGAAAAGATTTTCGAATCTACTGCTACTGGATCAACAGTAACCGGCGACATCACTCGCTATGACCAAATCTTCATGCCGCTGATTCGTCGTACTATGCCGAACCTGCTGGCTATGGATCTGGTTGGTGTTCAAACCATCCCCGGCCCTCGCGGTGTAATTCGTACCCTGCGTAAGCGTTACAGCGAAGACGCACTGACTAACGGAAGTGTAACAGCTGGCGACGAAGCATCTGCGCAGAACCTGTACGAGAAGTACTCACTGCTTCAGAACGGCGAAGCCGATTATAACGCAACCGACGCCATGGATCCGTTTGCTCAGACTCAATATCTGGAAGGCAACCGTGGTAAGCCGATGAGCCTCGACGTGACCATGAAGCAAGTCGAAACCAAGAGCCGCAAGCTGTCTGCTCGCTGGTCTCTGGAATCTGACGATGACCTGCAAAACCTTGACGGTCTGAGCATGGAAAACGAACTGATCGCAACTCTGTCCGACGAAATCCGTCGTGAACTGGATCGCGAACTGATCGGTGAACTGTCTCGTCTGGCTGGTTCTGTCCGTACTCTGGACTTCGCTAACGTCGACGGTCGTTACGCTGGTGAGAAACTGTCTGCAATGACTATCGCGTTCAGCGACATGTCTTCTGACATCGCTCTGGCGACTAAGCGTTCAGGTGCAACTTGGATGGTTGTTTCCCCTCGCGTTCTGACTGGTCTGAAAAACGCTTCTAACAGCACTTTCGTACCGGCTGAAGCAAACGCGTTCCGCGCTTCTGAAACCCTGTACGTAGGTACTTTCGATGGCAATATCAGCGTTTACGTTGACGTGCACATGGAAGGTGATCAGGTGATCATGGGTCGTAAAGGCTCTGAAGTTGACGCACCGCTGATCTACAGCAGCTACATCCCACTGTCAAGCTCTGGTATCGTTGTGAACCCAGAGACTCTGGACAAGGGTATGGGTCTGCGTACTCGCTACGCCCTGACTGCTTTCGAAGATCCGGCTACCGATCTTGCCGATTCTGCCGACCATCTGGCTCGTGCTACAATCGCAAATCTGGAGCTTGGCTTCAGCAACGCAGTTACTCCGTAACGGATACGGAACTGATGAAAAACCTCGCTTCGGCGGGGTTTTTTATTGCCTGATTGACAGCCGCCATGATAAGTGATTAAATACCTTCATAACATTGGAGGCATTGTTATGTTCGTACGTAAACGGACATATGAGGAACTTCATAGGAAATATGAATTACTCGACCAAGAGTGCACCGAACTTCTTGAGAAAAACGTAGAAGCTAACGAGAAGATCGAAGAACTCATGGAAGCGGTTGAATCTATCAGATCTGATATGCTCTCCGCAATTAAAAAATCCGAAGAGCTGGAGTCTAATCTCTTGAAAGACCAAGAGTCGACATCTATCACTCTGAAGATCTCCGACGATCTGTCCAGCATCACGCCAGTTACGAAAGTGAAGTCTTCGACGGTCAATAAGCTGGTAGAGCACGGTTACCTTCCATTTAACAAGCGCGACAACGAGTTTGCAATCAACCTCGCGGCACTGCTTGTTGCTAATGAAGGGATGGAGCAACTCGTATTCACGTTCGAAGAAGCATTACGTGATGGTGTTGCTATGGAGGGCTCTGGCGATGACGACGAAGCGTAATCTGGTTATGGACGTCAATAACGTCCTCTGGAAAACCCGACATATCCTGAAACTGAACAAGCGGAAGAAAGAGGCATATGTTCCTCAGATTCTGTTCATCAGATTCATTGATGAAATGAATGCGATGTTCAAGAAGTATCAGTGTACTGGGGTTATGTGTGCGTTCGAAGGGAAGGGAAACTGGCGGAAGAAGGTTTACTCTGACTACAAGAACAAGGAAATTGATGACATCTACTATGAGGATGTTCAAGAAGCGATTGTCATGTTGCGAGAGTTTCTTGAAACCCATACGTCAATTTATGCGATGTCGGTAAAACACGCCGAAGCAGATGACGTCATTGCTATGGTCTGTCAAGAGAAAGACCCTGACACAGAAGTCGTCATCATTTCTTCAGACAAAGACTTTGTTCAGCTTCTCAGATTCGACGGCGTTACTTTGTTCTCTCCACAGCAGAACGTAGAAAGAACCTGTGACGATGCAGAGTTTGAGTTATTCCTGAAATGCATTCGCGGTGATCCTTCTGACAACATCTATTCCGCATACCCGAAAGTGTGGAAGACCAAGCTGGAGGAAGCATTCTATGGTGATTCTCTATCTTGGCTGAACCTGATGGAGACCATCAACAAGGATGGAACCAAGGTTGGGGATCGGTACGCTGAGAATCGGTTACTGATCGATCTGTCGAAACAACCTCAGTATGTACGCGATGCGATCTCAAATTCGATTTCCTCTTACATTCCGGGTAAGTACAATCAGGGAGCTGTAATGAAGTACGCCAGAGACCATAATCTGATGAAGATGATTGAAGGTTGTATGAGCGGAAAGTACACAAAGCTGTTTAATGCTAAATTTCTGAACTAAATAGAGATTCAAGCCAACAAATCAAAGGAGCACATATGGCTAGTAAAAACCCCAATCCGTTTCTGACGGATATCATCGTAGAAACCGTAACCGGTCGTCGCAAAAAGCGCGTTATCGTTTTGAGTGACAACGAGTCTGCAACTGTTCACATTCCTCTGAACGGCATTGCTCGTGTTGACTACAATCGGCTGAGAGACCTGCACAGCCGAAGTGAAGTTGACCTTCTGACCGCCATGCGGGACTTCCAGCTGGATAACGGTCGAAACGCACTGGTTGTGTACAAGAATCTGATTCAAGTTCACAACAAACCGGTTGAAAAGAAAGAAAAGGAAGAAGATCCGATTCTTCGTGGGCCTGAAAGTTCTGAGGATTCGGAGAAATCTGAAGCCAAATCTTCTGAAGACGCTCCAAAACGTCGCGGCCCCGGTCGACCACCGAAGAAAAAAGACTGACCCACACAAACCCTGCTTCGGCAGGGTTTTCTTTTTCTCCTTTACGTGCCATAATGCACGGATACGTCATGAATCTTGGGGAGAGCAATGACAAACAAGTTAACAGAAATGCAGCAAATGGCATTCTTGACTGCATACAACTCAATAATGCTCCACACCGTACTCAGAAGAAGCGGGATCGCCGATAGTAAGACTCAGTTTGCGTGTATCAGTGGATATGCAGGAACTGGTAAATCGGCTGTCATATCGTCTCTGTGGAGTGAGTTGGTGATAGCTGAGACACGATACGGAATCCGTGGATGTGTTACATCCTTTACAGGGCGAGCATGTGAAAACTTGAATGATCGTGGCGTTCCATGTTCGACGTCACATTCCCTGTTCTACGAACCAGTTCTTGATCACAATGGCAATCTCCTGTACTTCAAGCAGAAAGACGTACAGACTATACGGGACGAGATCGGAGATTACGTAATCGTTGAAGAAGCATCGATGATGCCGCTTGATCTTATCTCAAAGGTTCTTGATACTGGTGCGTTCGTTTTGTTTGTCGGCGATGACGAACAGCTTGACTGTATCGACGGTGAGAGTGTTTTCACTGCTATATCGAACCAGAGTGAGAAGTACGCACATCTGTTTGACAACATGCCGATAATCTTTCTGGAAGAAGTCAAGAGAACCGCTGATGGGTCGTCTATAAACATGTTTGCTCAGGATATTCGAACAACGGGGAGATTGAGCTTCAAGTCGGCAGGCGATGACGTGAAGAAACTTCGAAAGAAAGACTTCAATATGAAGTGGCTCCGTGAAAACTGGAAAGATTGGGATGTCATAATCTGTGGCACAAACAGAACGAGAGCGAAGTATAACATGCTCGTTCGTGCGGCTATTGGTAAAACTTCCGAGTATCCGGAACCCGGAGATCGGGTCGTATGTCTATCGAATAGTGTGGTAGCAGGATCAAAGATCAATAACGGTGAGTTGTTTGAAGTTCTGACCTCGTATATCGGTGACAAGACATCGCAGTTCCAGATCCAGAAAATCGGAGCTGACATGCAGAAATGTGGGCCACTCCTGACCGTTCGGGTCGACAACAATATGTGGGATGAGAGTGTTCGATCTCCAGAGAACTTCGGTGATAGGAACTTGCACGACTTCACGTTCGGGTACGCATTGACTTGCCATAAGATGCAGGGAAGTAGTATGCCCAATGTGATCTTCTATGATGAGGATGTGTCTTTCTTTATCGATCAGAAGCGATACCGTTACACCGGCTGCACCAGACCTTCAGAATCTCTATTGGTTGTTGTTCCTTGAGTAAATAAAGAACATAGCCGTGGATGTTTTGAAATGACACAACAAGTTATGTTCTATAGTGAGAGTGAGTATGACCCACTCTTCCAAGTAGAGATTGAGAAGTACTCTGAAATCAAAAACCACATCGTCGAGTTTGAAAAAACTTCTGACGATGTGGTTGATTATGTGACCACCGTAGAAGAGGGCGAAGTCGTATGGCATTATGTAAACGAAGACCTCTCTATCGAAGTGTGTGAAGATGAGGTTCAGGAGGCTCTCAGCGAAGCGTACGGCGATGATATCAGTGATCTGGTGTCTGAGTCGGGTTGGTTTGAAGAATTGCTTGTAGCTGAGTGTGAACAGCTTGAAGAGCAGTTGAAACGCCGAGTATCTTCTTCTGGTAAGGTTTCCCGCGTAAGATCCCGTCAAGTAAGATCCCGCCAAGCCGTTCGAACTACAGGGATGAGTAAGACCGCTTTGAAGCGTAGAGCAAGAAAAGCAGCAAGGACTCGTAGAAGGGATGTGGGAGCAACACGTCGTGCTGTCAAGAAGCGTAAGAAGGCTATGAGACGTCGCAGGCAGTTAGGGGTGCGTTAACCCCTAACCAACCCAATACTTCAAAGTAGCCAAGAAAAGAGCCCAGCCAGCACCAGATACGACTCCAGCAATCTTCAAGTAAGTCTTTACTTTTTGTTGCTGGGGTTCGATATCGTTAGTTACCTTTTTATTGAGAGACTCCACAAGCTTTGTTGTATACTCATCACGAGAACTCCTAGCAGCATTCTCGATATCCGCAGCATGAAACTTTTTGAGAATGACTTCGTTCTCTTTCGTCAACCTGTCAATATCTTTCCTCTGGTTCGCCAAGACGTGCTGAGTCTTGACGACTTCTCTGAGAGTATCGTTGATCTCAAGTAGTACTTCTTTCTGGTGGCTTTGTTGTTGCTCCACCATGATCAGTCGCTCTTTGAGTGATTCGTCTTTTATCGTATCAGTCATAGCAAAATTTGTATTAGTTTGATACCCTTTATTTAGTAGGAAGCGTCATTTTGCTGACACATGAAGGACATCTGTGCAACGATTTGAGGTCGGCGCGAAGCGCCGATTATTCGAGGAATCTTCTCGTGTGAAGTGTGGTGTGAAGTGTAGTGTGAAGTGTAGTGTGAAACCCCCGCGAAAACACACTTATACACAGGGTTTCCACAGTTACACACTTATCCACACACCAAGATTTACCCCAGTGGATAACCCACAGGAAAAAGAAAATCCCTAATAAAAACAAAGACTTAACAAAAATTAACTAAAATTAATTTGACCACCAAACAAAATTTTGAGAAAATCGCGCCCACGATTTGCATATAAATGAAGCAAGAACCCCGGACAGAAAAAACGCAAAATTTTAAAATTATTTTTTCTAAGAAAATCAATAAGTTACGTGACGTATCGTTGTAAGTTGTTGATTTGAAAGGGAAATAAAAATTTTGACTTTCGTTTTGAAATCCGTATCATGGGAACCATGGAAACGCGGCAAACAACGCCAGCGGAGTTAAGCAAAAAATCGCTTGACAAGGGAAACGGCTTTCAGTAAAGTGAAGCCATGCCAATACGGCACCGTTCTTTAAAAATTGAGTTTCGTTTTGATCTTGACATAGCCAGATCATTCGATTAGACTAGGCTTAAATTATCAATGCCAGTCGTTTTGCACTACCTGACAATACATAATAGTTATCAGGTGGCAGGTTAGGATAGGGTACTGTTTCGGCATGTTATCCAAACGACAGACCGCGCAAAAAGGCAAAAAAAGCATTGACGACGACAGATCAAGTCTGATAGACTGAAACGGCAAAATCAAGATTCGATTTTTCGGGAAACCGAAAAAACTTTAAAACGAAACTTGACAACGGGAACCAACGCTGTATAATGGTTCACAGGCTGAAACGCCAACGTTCTTTAAAAATTTGGAGACAACGGGTATCACTACGGTGGAATCCCATTCCCGAAGGGGAGTTACGTCTAGGACTGTATCGCACTCAGAACGTGCGGCTAGTACTTGCTAGGCCATGAATGTCGGCGAAAGTGAAAGTGAGTTTTTGGCGCTTTTAGTAACCTAATGATTCTGGCTCTGTTATAGTTGCGGCCACCGGTAACAAACTGGAACGGAGTAAAGGCAAATGTGTTAGCGTGGCACAGTTGCGCCTGAAAAGGTGTCGATCTTACATGCTGGCGGATAGTCTCTTAACCGGAGAATGTCACTCTCAGGCGGTAACAGCCTTCAGTGTAAGTGTATGATTTCAATGCACCCAAACTGTAAATTTACGTTCAAGGGGTTCGTGTGTCCTTGTAAATGACCTAACACACAAAACCGGTTCGAGACTATCCGCTGAAGGCTGAAACGCGGAATTCAGCCAGACTGTCACTATATCGGCTATTCCCGCTGGCAGTCTGGTGTATCTCATAGGCGGGAAATAGTGTCAGTGTGGCAAGCTGTTAACGAGCAAGTTAGCCAAAACAGTTGATTTCGGGTTGCCGCTTATGTTAGGCGGCAGCTCTCCGAAGTGTGCTGTCAATGTTGGAAAGGGGAAAAGTTATGACAGAAGTACTGGAAAATATCGAGTTTACTGTGCCTTCGTATGCTCTTTGCAGTATCGTAAACGGAGACGAAACAGGTATGACCGACGATGAAATTGAATCGGTCGACGCATTGGAAGAACGCGCCGAAAGTCTTAGAGACGCCTTTGGAGGTACACACTATCACTGGTCTGTCAGCGAGGGCGCGGAATCAGAATTCTGTCACACAAACGACGTCGACGGCATGGCGGGCGATTGTGTCGTAATCAATCTTGTAATCATGCGTAGTGTGTGAATAGTATAGGGGAAAAGTTATGGACACTTTGATAACGCGCAAAGAATACATGGCTGGTCATTTCACACATGACCAATTCTATGGTCAGTTTGTAACTGATGGTATGAAACAGTTAGTTGCCAGTGGGATTGGGGAGTCGAGAATTGTCGACTCTATCTGTCCGAATTTCAACGACATTCCACTTCGAGAGTGGGATTCTATGTTTGTGGTTATATCCAAAAAGCACAAGGATGCCTTTGGAACCACCGCACTCACTAAGTCGGAGCTGGTTTGTATTCTGAAAGCGAGTGCTAAAGCCATTCGGCGGGAAAAATCCACACCAAAACCGCACAGCGTAAAAGTCAACTACCGACCAATCGGGGAGTCATGTGGGCTCATGTCGTTCGATACTGATATCAGCGGGACGGTTGATGGTATTGTCGACTACTACATGTCCGATGCGATAAATGTCGGAGAGTATGGAGACATTCCTGCTAAGGTTGTAAGTGTTGACTTTTGTTATTGAGGTGTGCTATGAAAGGTGTGCGAAAGGTTCGAGTCCGTAAGGATGAAGCGTTGACTATGTTTCGTGAGTGTGTGCGTTGCACAAACTTTAACGGCGACTCTATCGCCAAACGTGAGGCATGGTCTGTCTTTACCGATGGTCTGTGTAAGGATGGTCTAATCACGCAGCAGCAGTACGACAATTGGTCGAATCCGTTTTAAGGGGAAAGGTAATGACAACTGTAATCATTCTGAGTGGTATGGTACAAAAGCCGGATACTTCGAAAGTGATTGACATGCATTCCGGTAAGACTGTTTCCGCTGGCGATACTGTGCGTGACTTTCGCGGCGGTGCTGCGAAGTTGATCTCACATTCTCGCCCAAAACACGAGAATTCTACCGGTCGCGTGTTCGTTGAAGATATCGATACTGGGATTCGTCAAGAATTCTATCCGGGTGTCTATGGTCTGGAAATTGTCGACTGACAATTTTAAAACAAGACTTGACTATCGGTGCCATTGTTGATACAGTGGCACCCGTAGTGAAGTTTTGAAACGTCGGAAAGGGGAAAGGTATGACCGATTACAAAAAGTCATTGATCAAGAAAATCGCTCTCGTTGAGATGAAACTCAAAATTATGGCTACTGCGCGTGATCGCGATTTACTTGAAGCAGAATTGAAAATGCTTCAAAAAGACTTGAAAATGTGCGGTGGTTGACCGAGGGGAAAAGGTATGAAAGCGTTTGTAAAGGTTGAATACACTGATAAACTTGGCCGGTTCTGTACTGCGCTGTTCACTAGAAAAGGCGCGAGCCAGCAAGACATTATCAACAAAGTATATGGTGACTTTAAGGTTTTGTCTGAAGTCACTGATATCGAGTTACCGCATTCTACTTCTACTTCAGTCGAACCATCATACCCAGAGTACTGTTATGGTGAGTTGCATGGTCGTGATCGACTGACTGGGTTTATTCGGTTGCTTGTGGAAACCGACAACGGCATTGGTGAAGTCGAATATCGCTTGAATGTCGACCGAAAGACTGGTAGTGGTTCTTTCTTTGAAACTGATTGGAAATACTGGGGATAACATCATGAAAAAGCAATCAAAAGCTGCGATAATCCGGAAAGTGAACCTGCTCGGATACGAAGTTGGTTCTTTGCTTTCAGTCGGTGTCGACTCCAAAACCATCAAAGGACAGAAGTTTGGTTACTTGACTGGGGTTCTGTACATGATGCCCAACGACCAGATCTGCCCAATGTCAGAAATAGCCGGTTGTCGGACTCCGTGTCTGGTGTCTGCCGGTCGGGCTGCTTTCATGCCGGGTATCGGTCGAGCCAGAGCCGAAAGAACGCGGTTGTTTGAAGAGAACCGAGACCTGTTCTTTGAATGGTTGTGTGCTGAAATTGACGCCATGATCAAAAAGGCGGAACGGAAAGGTATGATACCAGTACTGCGTTTGAATGGTACGTCTGATATCAATTGGATGAATGTTGTTTACAAGGACGGCGAGACCATTTTCGACAAGTACAGCCACATTCAGTTTTATGACTACACCAAACGCCCAAATATCATGAGGGCTGCTGCCGGTGTCGATAACTGGCATATCACCGCCAGTTATAGTGAAGCCAATGAAAAATACCGTGACTTGATTGTTGCGGCTGCTAACAAGTATGGCGTGAATCTTGCTGTAGTGTTCAGCAAAAAGCTGTTCCCCATCATGTGGATGGGGAAGACAGTAGAGAACGGCGATGAATCCGACCTGCGGTTTCTTGACAAGAAAGGCGTCATTGTTGGCTTGTCTGCGAAAGGCAAGGCGAGAAAGGATAGCAGTGGTTTCGTGATCACTGCATAAACCAAGACTTGACTATCGGTGCCATTGTTGATACAGTGGCACCCGTAGTGAAGTTTTGAAATGAAAGTTGGAAAGGGGGAAAAGGTATGTCTTTGTTGATCACAACTAGAATTGTTATGGGTGCCATCGGCGGTTATATCCCACGAGGGTACTTGGTTTCTAAGAGCCCAGAGAAATGTCATTACGGGAGCCGTGTAAACTCCGGCTTCACTGGTGAGGTTATGGGGTTTGATGGTATGGCTGAGTTTAAGGATTCGGTTAATATCTTTCACTGTATGAATCTGAACACCGGAGAATGCTTTGTTCTGACTGGCTTGTCTGCACTGGATGCATTAGAGAGTGTTCTTATTGCCGAAACCGGAAAACATATAATGGAATTCGGTGGCTTTAATGAAGGCGAGCGGACGTATGAGTGTGCTGACTTCGCTGTACTCAAACGCCCTTTCAATGAGTTCGGCATGGGGATTTCAAAATGAGTTTCATTACAAATTTACCGCCAATGCAAGCTGTTGTGTTTTTCGCTGGGCAGGCTTCTAAACACAACCCAGACTGTCAGACGTTGGAAACTGCTATCCAACGCGGCATTAAGAAAGCTAAAGCCGCGTACGCCAGTGAAGGCAAAACCGACAAAGTTTCTGAAGTTGACGCCATTACTGTCGACATGGTTATGCGTGTTGTCGCCCCAACGCCACCCAACGTCTATGATCAAGAGCCGTGTGACAGCGGCAACCATTACGATTCATACCGTGCGGCTAAACAACGTCGCCGAAACGGCTTACTTCACTGAGGTTAACATGAAAAAGTCATTCGTAGCTAGTGAAGCGATTGTTAATCAGATTGCCAGAGACGCTGAAGGTTTCAACATGCCGGTGGTTCAGGCTGTCACGAATCGCCGGTTCAGTACTATAGTGGTGAAAGACTACCACGAGCTGTTCAGTGTGTTCAGTGTAGTGTATCATGGTTCAACTACCGTTCGGTTCCCTGTTATGGGGAAACGACTGAAAGATCAACTGATTAAGGCTATCAAGAATGAAGTACGCAACATTGAAACGGATAGCGGAAAGTAATGTTTGTGATTCGTCCGGGGTTGTTCGTAAAACGACTCTTCAAGTCGTTGATAGTGGTGCTATCGAAACCGTCACTGGCGTTCACTATGTTCATCCTGTCCACATCGGTCGACTGGTTGAACTAACTCGAAAAGTGTCGACGAGCGCAGTGATTGATGTCAAAATCGTGAAATAGGAGTTGACAATCGAATGAAAATTCTTAAAACTCGTGAACAGGTGCTTGATGTGATTCGCGGTGGTCGTATGTTCACTGTGACATTCATCAATTCAGATGGCTCTATCCGAAAGATGAACGGCCAGTTTGGCAACAAGACAATCCAGAAAGGAAAAACTGGCAATGGTCGAGCCAAATTGAACTATGATCGTGAACAGAACACGATTACAATGTCTGAGTTCGGAGCATTCTCCGAAACCGGAAAGCACAAGCGATTCCGCGTTGATCGACTGATCAGCGTTAAAGCGAACGGGCAGCTGTATGGCGGCTGTCGTTATGAAGAAATGAAGGGGAAACTGTAATGAAACAAGTCGTACTGAAATCTACTGGTGAACAAGTGTACCCGCTTGGCAAGTATGCGGATTCTCCGCTGAATGCTCCGAACGGCTATACTGACGTCGTCATCCCCCGAAAGGGTATGAAGAACGGTCGCAAGTCCGTGTGTGAGCGGGTTCGCAACGCAAACCTGATTACTCGAAAAGTTTAACAGGAGACTTGACTATCGGTGCCATTGTTGATACAGTGGCACACGTAGTGAAGTTTTGAAATGAAAGTTGGAAAGGGGAAAGGTATGATCACTAAAACGTCACTGAATCATCCGAAAGTGCGCCGTGAAGTTATCAGGGCGACTATCAACGTCATTCGCGGATATAGTGTTGATCACGTCCGTAACAGCAAAGGTCGCGCATTCATCGCCATCCGTGCGGTTCCGGCTGATAACAAGTGTGGTTCCGTTCTGTACGCGGTAGATAAAGACGGCAGGGACGTGACTGAAGCAGTTTCTGCTGTTATCAAAGAGTACATTCGTCAGAAAAGGGAAAAGGTATGAACAACTATCCTATCAAAGTCAAGGCTACTGCCGATTTCATTGAAACTTTCAGTGATTCCGAAGAACCGGCATACTGGGATGCCGTTGCCGAGTTCAAAGCCGATCCAACGCATCCGAATGTCATCAGTCCAGAACACCATACGTATCAGATTCTGGAGCGGAATAAGACTGTCATTGAAATCCGGAATGACGCCGAGCTGCTGGACGTCTACTATCGTCTAGGAAGCGGCTTGATTTCTTGTACTGACAGCGATCGCTGCCGAATCAGGCAAGCGAAACGCATTCAATCCGAATTGAAGCCATACGTTCTGGAAGTTGACAAGAGTACGTCAGATTGCTGGGACATTCGTTAACAGGTGCTACCATGATTGATTCAAAGAAAACAGCAAGAAACCAGTTACCCAAGATTCGCCATGCGTTGTCAGTGTTGAATTTTGGTGAAGTCACCAAACCGCGAGTATTCGATCTTGGCTGCGGAAAACCTGCAAAGTTCCAGCAGTGGTGCGAGGATAATGGATTCGCATACTTCGGTTATGACCCCCACAACCAACCCAGACTTACCAATGAAGTTTGTCTGGAATTGCTGAAACGACATCCACCGCACGTGACGACTATCAGCAACGTGCTTAATGTCATCAAAGATCGTGAAGAGAGAATTTCGGTTCTCAAACAAGCGAGAGAAATGATGCGCAACGGTGGTTATGTCGTGATCACTGTTTATGCTGGAGACGGGTCATCCCAAGCGGGTGAAACTCGGGATGGCTGGCAGAATCGTATGCCTCTGGAGTCGTATCTTGACGAGTGTCGAGAAGTCTTTGGTGACGTCACAATCCAACACTCCAATGGAGTGAAATTCATCAAATGTATCGTTTGGTTGGATGAAACTCTGAAATAAAAGTTTGCAATTTACTTCGAAGTGTGCAAAGATACGACTGCTTGCACACTTCGAGTCAAAGTTAAAGAATACCTGTAACATACTGACTGGAGAAAAGTAACATGAAACTCGACCAATTCGGACGTCAAGTAATGACTTCAGGCACGAACGCTACTGCGTTCGATGCAGAAATGAATGCAGCCGCGTATAACATCATTTTCGACGGCATCTATGAACACAAGATTGCTGCCATCGTTCGCGAAATCTGCTGCAACGCCAATGACGCACACATCGACGCCGGAAAGATGGATGTTCCTTTTGAAATCCAACTGCCAAACCGCTTCAACAAAGTGTTCTCTGTCATCGATCACGGCATTGGTCTGGACGACACTGGTGTTCGTACAGTGTTCGCGGCTGCGTTCAAATCCACCAAAACCAAGTCCGCCAAGCTAACTGGTGGTTTCGGGATTGGCGGTAAAACTCCATTCGCGTATACCGATGCTTTCGAAGTGGTTGCTCACTATGACGGTGTTACTCGGACGTATGCTGCCCTGATCAATGAAGATGGGATGCCGGTGATCGAACTGATCCACGAACAACCGACGACTCGCGGTAATGGGGTTGAGGTTCGTGTACCCGTTAAAGAACAGGACATGGATAAATTCTATCACGAGACAATGACGGTCGCTTCTTTCTTCAAGACTCGCCCAATCATTCACGGTCGTGAGGATTTCAACCTGCGTTGCAACGACGCGTTTGATCAGTTTGAAGAGCGCGGATACGCCAGAATGTCACTATTCTCAGACTCTCGCCTGTATAGCGGTCATCGGGTGTACGCGCTGATGAACAATGTCATCTATCCGTATCCCAGTTCTGTCGTTCGTGACTGCGAAAGTGCGTTCTTCCGTATGCTTGTGGGTGATGACTCCATTGTCATCCCATTTGAAGACGGAGAACTGAAACCGGCGGCTCCGCGTGAAATGCTTTCGATGGTTGAAGGTACTGAAGAAAAGCTTACTGCCCGAGTGAATGATATTGTTGAAAAAGTAAAACAAGAAATTCAGGATAAAATCTCTGCGGCTTCCAACTGGACTGAAGCGTTGGACATTTTGGATGCGGAGGTTCCGTCACTACAAAACAGCAAGTACAGCACATTCACTTATAACGGAACGCGACTTTATGTTTACAAGTTCAAGAACCTCGGCGTGTCTGTGAATGGGCTGTCTGCAAGTGTTACTCGGACAACTCCTGCTGGCATTTATAAGCGCAGTCCAGTATATCTGAAACGGCTGTCTTATAATGAACTCTGCAAAAGCAGCTACCAGAAATACAACTCTATAGTTTTGGTTGAGAACGATATCGGTTTGAGTGAGTCTGGTATTAAGACGAACGTTAATCGTTACATCAAGCTGCACAGTCTGTCGAAGGATATGATTCTTATCCGTGAGCGTGAAGGGGAGGTAAGCAAAAACTTCGTTCGCCGCTTGTCTGCTCGTATCGGGCGAGACATTAAGCATGTCAAGCTTTCCGACATCAAGAATGAAGTCAAGAAAGTTCGTGTGAGTTCGAACCGAACAGCCACCAGCACGAAGTCGGATGAAACCATCTATGGTCGGGTTGTACAGACGAGCGGATCGGTCGCACGAGCTGATAACAGAGTCTATGACATCAAAAAGACTCTGGTAATCACTTCCGATCTGGTAGACTATGATCGCTACTTCGTCCCGTCTATCTTCGGCGATGACATCCAATACGTGGTTGAAACCGCAAACAACAAGAACAAAATCAAGAAAGCCGGATTCGCTCGATATGATGTTGTTTTGAAGCAGTTTTTGCAATCGAAAAAATCTGACATCATGAAGATGATGGCTCTCGATAGTTACTTTATCCGTGCAGACAAAGCAAACCCAAAGCTGCGTGATTCGAGTATCGAAAAATACCTACAATATGGTGACAACCCGGAATGTGAAAAGGTAGTTGACAAGTACCGAGATTACGTCCGCAATGTCGATGACATTGTCAATTACATTGTCGGACGGCCTTCGGACGACACTACTGGTCTGCTTGCGGAATGGGAAGGTCATTGCACGGACGAAGTTAAGGATTTTGTCGACGCGATTGAAAAGGTCGAATCAATCTACAACAATCTGGTGGTTAGCTGTATCATGAGCTACGGTCTGACTTCTGACCAAGAAAAGATCATCAAGATGGTTGACTTCTGTCGCAAAAACGGCTTTAATGTCTGAACACTGAACCAAATTCAAAGTTAGGAGAAAATCATGGCTGTATACAAAAACATCGCGGCTCGTGCTGCAAAGCTGAAGATTCAGAACGGGAAAACTGTTTCTGAAATCGCAGGCATCCTGAACACTTCCGAGCGTACGGTTCGCCGTGCGCTTCAGCACCACCGTGAAAGCGGTCAGGCAATCGCAGTTAAGACCCCTGAGAAGCAGAAGCACCGGAAGAGTGCAAAGAAGAGTCCAGCGAAGAAAGACCCTGTCGTTGTTGATGAAAGTTCAAAGTTCAACTTCATCCTGACCGGTTCTTTCCTGTCAATCAGCAAGATCACCGGCTCTGAAAAGGAAACCGAGAATCTGGAGAACACCGATCCTCGGTTTGATAAGATCGTAACCGATCTCCTGAAAAGTCAAGGGAAGCCAACGCAAGATCAGCTGAAGGCTGCTTTTGAAATGATTTCTGAAAAGGAACAGTTCATCAAGCTGACGCGTGGGCGCGTTGAAGTCGACACTAAAGCTGGTGTTGTTCGCTATTCCGGTCGTGTTATCTCTGCCGATCTGGGGGATCGACTGATCGAAGCAGCACGGGCTGATGATGACAGTGGTCTGAACCGTCTTGTTAAGTTCACTGATCGCCTGTACCAAAATCCTTCAAAGGATTCGGTACAGCAGCTGTTCGGGTTCCTCCAGCACAACGACATCGAGATCGACGACGACGGTATGGTTGTCGCTTTCAAGAAGATTCGCGAAAACTGGAAGGATTGCCATTCGAACACGGTTGACAACTCCATCGGTCAGGAGCCATACATGCCCCGCTGGGAAGTCAACGCCGACAAGCATCAGACTTGCTCTCGCGGATACCACGTATGTGCAAAGAGCTACCTGTCACAATTCAACGGCTCTCGGGTGGTCAAGGTTCTGGTCGATCCTGCTGACTTCGTGTCGATTCCGGTCGATTACAATAACGCCAAGGCTCGTGTCTGTAAGTACAAGGTTATCGAAGAAGTAACTGGCAAGGTCTGATGAAAAGGGGGATAATTCCCCCTTTTCATTGAAAGTAAACTTTAAAACGAAAGTTTCGATATTTTTTATTTGTAAGTTGACTTTCACCTCGAAAGTCTTTAGTATTTACTTCGAACACATCAAAAAGGTAAGAATCATGGCTTACGAACGCAAATTCGAAAAAGTTGATCTGGACGTCACTGTCATCGACACTGCAAATTGCAGTCGAGAAGAGGCGTGGGAAGCAGCAATCAACCACGTGAAGATGGGCATTGCAGTAACGCCGATCATGGTGCACGAGCCAGCTTACGACGACAACGGACTCGCCACTGCGACATACGGCGATGACAAGATCATGCACGGTGCGTACGTCACTGAGAGTGGTCGTGACGGCCAGTATTACATGGTTATGGTCGACCGCAACAACGACAACGAGTGGAAGGCACTGACGCCGTGTAGCGACTATTATGCCGCTGTCGCCCCGGCTATGATCTACGAGAATCTCCAGAAGATGTTGGAGAGTACGAAGTCGAAGCCGACTTATGTGTACAACTCCTATAATGGCGGTTCTCAGCAGCTGCGGGTTCGTGTTGAAGACATCGACACCGCCACTCTGGAGTCTGTTGACGGCTATCACATGGAAATCGTTTTGAAGACGTCTCTGGACAAATCCTCAAACCATTCGATGTCGGTTATTCCGGTTTCAGCCGATGGGCAACCACTGCTGTTTACGGATACTGGAAAGAGCGGGTTCAACTTCCGTGTTCGCCATACGAACGGCGCGAAAGCTGAAATCGTGAACTTCAACGCAGCCGTCGCATCGATTGCGAATACGTGGAACAGTCAAATCGTTCCATACGTCAAGTTCCTCGCCGATGGCGAGTTCAGCGAGACTGACATCTACGCGCTCCTTTCCAACGTTCTGGAAGACGCCAAACTTCCGAAAGATCTGAACGAAGAAATCACTGGTGCCTGCAAGGCGTCTGTAGACACCTCTAAGGCCGGTTCTGGTCTCACCCTGATCAAGACCATCAGTGAGCACGTTTTGTCGCGTAACGCCACTCCAATGGCCCAGCATCGCGACACTGATAAGGTCAGCAAAGCGATCACCACTCGTGTTCGCCAGCTGTTCGATAAAAAGCTGAAAAGTCTCAATTGAGGCTTTTCTTTTAAAATTCTTTCTGGTAAGATTCGTTCTACATTCAAAAAGTGAGGTAACACCCCATGGCAATGACCAAAGTATCCCTGAGCCAAGCGCAAAGTTTCATCATGGCAATCTGCAAGGAAATGGCGGATACCAAGAAATGTGGCGAGGCTGTGATGCTCCACTCCAGTCCCGGCGTTGGTAAGTCGGCGGTAACACATCAGATTGGTGCTGACGTCAAAGACCTGTTTGAACAGGCATTCGATGCGAAGTTCAAGATTTGGGACGTTCGGGTTGGCGCTCAACAGGAATCGGACATTCAGGGCATCCCATACCCGGCGACTGTTGATGTTGTCGACGGTATTGAAATCAAGGACATGCTGTTCTCCACTCCACAGTGGTTCCCGCGTGATGGTGAGTGCGGTATTCTGCTTCTGGATGAACTCGCAAACGCCCCGATCCCGAACCAACATGCGTGTTATCGTCTGGTTCATGATCGCACGATTCATAACGGCACGAAGCTTCCTGAAGGTGTTCTCGTACTCGCAGCCGGCAACCTGAAAGAAGACAAAACTGGTGCAAAGGGCATCGTTCCAGCACTGGCACGCCGCTTCTGCGCTCACTTCCTCATCGAGCCGACCGCAGAAGACTTCATCACTTATGCGATGAAGAGAAAACTCCACCCCGCCGTAGCTGGATGGGTTAACTTCAAGCCTTCTGATCTGGTTTCAAAGGCTCTGGATGGTGAGTACGGGTTTGCTTGCCCAGCCAACTACGAGTCTGTTAGTCGGATTCTTTTTAACCAGTATCTGACTCCGGCAGAGAAAGAAATGGGCATCTTGTCGTGCCTCGGCTCTTCGGTTGGCTCCAACTTCATCGGATTCCTGCGCAATGAACGCTGGTTGCCGGATTACGAAGAAGTTCAGAAGACTGGCGTCTACAATGCTCCGAATGACGCGAACGCAGATCGCGGCATCATGTTCATCATCATTTCCACCACCGCTATGCGCATGGTTGATATGATGGAAGCAGACAACCCGGACTACGAAGCAATCGACAATCTGAACGCGATTTTCAAAGAATTCGACGTTTCGTCTGCCGGTGTTGCTTTCCGCTCGATCAAGCGAGCAAACCCGAAAGCTCTGATGCAGATCATGACAAACAGCAAGCTTTCCAAGCTTCGCGACAGTTTGAAGAAGGTTCTGGATCGGACTTCTGCAATGGCAAGCGAGTAATGCTTGTCCGGGTTCGACACCCACGGACGGGGGTTGAGTCCACAGTCAAGAGCTATGATCCAGAAAAACGGATCATAGCTCTCGATTCTGGGGTCACAATCATTGACACGAGGAAAGAGTGTCAGTATTATCATGAACGTAAGAAAAAATGGTTTCAATGTTTCAAGTGAGGTAATCATGTCCGATACATTCAACACAAAGCCTTATTCGTGGGTTCCTGATTCTGAAGTCGGCAAATATTCGGCTTTGGTCGAAAAGTATCGGAATCTTCCTTCTGGGGCTATCGGTGGTGGTACTATCGAAGTTAACGGTAAAGACACCAAAATCGAATCTCTCAAGACAATCGCGAAGCAGCATGTTCCCTCTGAATGGGAGCGAGAGCTTTCTGATGTTCTTTTCCGGGTTACTGGATTCAGTCAGTTCTTCGGCGCACTTGCATTTCAGTGCAAGTTCTACTGGTCTCTGGATCTCCCGACAGCCGGTGCGATGGCTCTCGGTACGAACTTTTATGTGATAATCAATCCAATCTTCTTCATGGAATACCTCCAGAAAGGCGCATATCGGTCTTTCGCGATTGTTCATGAGGTATGGCATATCTTCTACGAGCACGGGATGCGCGGAGCCGAAGCAGGGTATGACCCGAAGCTTTTCAATGTGGCGTGTGACTACTACATTCATTCGTCAATGGATGCGATCATTCGTAATGGAGCAAAAACCGGATCGGTCGAATTGCTTCCGAAGGATGTATTTGAGATATGCTTTGATCGCAAGTATGATGGATGGACTGAGGACGAGATCTATAAGGATCTCGAAGAAGAACAGAAGAAAAATGGTGGTTCGAAATCTGGTGGATCTGGCGGTGGAAAGAACGGGCAGCAAGCTTTCGATCTTCCTCCTGAATCCAACAGTGGCGATGGCGGATCGTCATCTGCAACGTCTCAAGAGATCGCGTCAACCATTCGAGCCGCAGCCACTCAGGCTCAGATGGGTAAGGGTGTTGGCGATGCTGAAATGGGAATCATCCGAAAGTTCCTCGAAATGAGTGAGCCGAAAGTAGACTGGCGGGATCAGTTCGCCAATTTCTTTGAACGAACTCGCGACGATAAGCCGACATATGCGTACTACAATCGTCGATCCACTGACGAAGTAGTGTTTCCTTCACGTGAAGGTGAAAAGATTCGAGTCGGCTTCGGTGTTGATACGTCTGGTTCTATGTCGGATTCCGATTTGACCGAAGCAATGACCGAACTACACGGCATTGTTGATCAAATCGGCAACTGGCAGATCGACGTGGCTTCATGTGACAGCAAGGCGTTTATGCTGGCGCAACTTTCATCTGAAAACGAGGACGATCCGACCGCAGTATCGCTGAAGGGTGGCGGTGGTACAGTGATGTCCCATATGGTAGAATTGTTCCAACAGGAATGGGGCGATGATGCCTATAACGTCATTGTCATCTTCACTGACGGATATCTGTCGCACGGCGACATCCTAAACGTCTACGAACATGAGATTCCCCTCATTGTCGTGGTTACTCGGAATGGCTCCATTCCCGAGTGGCTGAAAGACGAAGTCACCGTAATTCAAGTAAACTGATAAACGCTCGTTGAGGGCGTAGGAGAAAGTATGAAAGCTTTTGCCTTTGTTTCATTGATCTTCTTCGCTCTAAACGCAAACGCGTTCGAGCGGGAAGAGGTTCACGTCGCTCTTGGTGGTTGGAGCCGTCATGTAGTCAGCGAAAACATTACGAATGAAACTCATAACATCGTCGCAGTGGAGTACGGTAGTGTAGCCGCTGGATACTTCAAAAACTCTTTCGGACGTGATTCTTTTTTCATTGCAAGACATTGGCGCTACACTATCATGGAGAACGTTGACGTAACGGCCTCCATTGGTGTAAACTACGGATATCGTGGATGCTATGGCGACTTCAGGGACGAACAAACGCCCTGTCTGCATGGTCATATCGGGATCGGTTATACGAAGTATATGATCGAACCTACGATAAAGCTTTTCGGAGACGCCATCGTATTCTCACCAGAAGTGAGGTTCTAAATGCGTCGTATCAGAAAAGTTACAGAAATTCGTATCTATCTGGCCGTGATTGTGATCTACACAGTCATGCTCGTTATCATTTTCGCTTGAGGTGTCGTTATGAAAAAGTTACTTGTTGTCGCAATGCTGGCTATGTTGGTTGGTTGTTCTGATTCTTCCCGTCTGTACTTCAGCGAGATTGAACCAGCCTTATCAACCTGTATGCTTCACGGTGGTGTGACTTACATTGATGTTGCTTTTACTCCTATCAGTGACGCGTTCTCCGGTGGGATGTTGTTTTCCCCTAATAAAGAAACGAACTACGAAACCAGACAATGACGACTTACGTCATCGGGGTGAAGTGTTCAAACGGCGGGTATTTCAAAAATTCAGACATGCGTCGGAACTGGAAAGAGAAGTCGAAGGAAGATCTGGAAGCTTTCAAGATCCAAATCAACGAAAGTATGAAGGAGTGGCATTTTGGAAAATACAAAAAACAGTTGTAAGACTTCAACGTTGAAGTCAGTTCTCTCTTTCGTCGGATTCTGTATCCTCTGGTCACTGGTGTTCATGATTTAGGAGCAACCATGCAAAACAAAACATTTTTCACTTCAGACCTCCACTATTTTCATAAGAACATCTGCAAGTTCACTGACAGACCGTGGAAGCAAGAAGAGAATGAAGAAAAGCTGATCGAGCTTTGGAACTCGCAAGTTAGTTCTGGAGACACCGTGTGGCATCTCGGCGATTTTTTCTTTGTCAACTCCAGCACAACTGGAATGGAGATGGCAATGAAAGTCATCCGTCGGCTGAACGGAAACATCCGCTGCATTCTCGGTAACCATGACAACGAGCGTATGTTTGACTCTCTGAAACAGATGAGTAGCAAGATTGTCTCGGTTGATCGTTTGAAGGAGATCAAGATCGGACAAGGACAGAACCGCAAGAAACTTGTCATGTGCCACTACCCGATGCTGACTTTCAACCAAAGTCATCGCGGAGCAATCATGATACATGGTCATGAGCATGGAAGAATCCACGCTCCGGGGAAAGTGATCGATGTTGGTCTTGACGGTTCGAAAGAGCGGCTCGGAGACCATCGGTTCTGGACGGAAGATGACATCCTGTGTTATGCTTCAAAACTCGAAGCAAACATTCCACTTGGACGAGAAAATCGGTAGGTGACAAATGATTCAAGTAGAGCGGAGTACAAACCGGATTTCTGTGTTTACGACTATCTGGTATGGGAACCCGGTTGAGGTTCTTTCCTTCATGAAAAACATGGGCGAGTGGACAGTCGCTACTTCAATTGCACTTCCGTCTGATCTGGAGAAGGCAGAAAAAGTAAAGGCTGCTTATGATTGTGGGTTTGAAGAGATTCGAAAAGTTATCGAAGAAGAGAGAGGGGGATAAAGATGATTGATGGAATCAAAAAGCAATTGGTTGAAGCTACAGAATCCAATCATCGGATTCTGGATTCTCTTTACTGCTCCCAGATCGTAATCTTCACGAACGCGGTTGCAGATGCGATCATTCAAAAAACGAAAGGTATCTCGCCATCAGACGCGGCATTGATTGCATTGTCATTGCCGACGATTGACTTTGGGATGTCTTTTATAGAGGATGACAGTCTGACCGAAGAAGTAACAAAATTCGCGGGTTCTCTTGTGGACTGCTTGATTCGAATCCATGATGAGATTATCGGAAGCGAATTCTACAACCCAGATCTGATGAAAGAGATCGCAAAAAAGTTCAAAATCTGACGAGGTAATCATGAAGATCATTTCAAAGTTTCGAGACTATTACGATATCGGCGCATCGATGGGTGTTGATGAGACCATTGTCTATGTCAGGAACCTTGAAATGATCGAACGTCCGAACAAAGATCTACCGACAAGAAACGAATACTACTCCAAGAATAATCGAATAACGCTGCTGGAACATCTGATCGGTGAATCGATGGATAAAAGGAATTTCCGGAACGCATTTGCCGGTGCTATCGATCTCGTTGGGTTCTGTGGTAAGATATATCCGGTGTACACAGCGGTGTATGATTACGGAAGAGATCTGAGATTCCACTATGAACCGAGTGAAGCGATGATCAAAGACTACCTTAATACGGAGTTCACGTACAACACCAGACGACACTCCAGAAAAGAAATCATAAGAGACGCCGAGAGATTCTTTGATCGATTCCCGAAAGAGTGTCCGGAAATCTTTCATGAGCTAAAAACTCCGGTGTTCGTGATTCCATCTCAGAGAACCCCCATCCATGCTATGTTGAAAGACTGCTACCCTCCAATGCATCCAAGCGACGTTTCTGATGAAGTGTATCTCAACCCGTCACTGAAGGATATCGGGTTCTACAAGGTTGTGGATGCGTATACGGCCTTTCAGGATATCTCGATGTTCATCACCGGGGTGCTCGGTGTAAACCAGATTCCTCCTGTCCAAATATCAGACACCGACATGCGGGATGCTAAGGGATTCGACGACATGAGCTTCAAGAAAGCCCCGACAAAAAGGAAAAAGAAATGAAACTGGTTCCTATTCAAGAATTTTTCGAATCAAGGTTTGAATCTGAACACAGGCGGACGAAACCGGAGACTCTCGAAGATGAGTCAAAGTTTTACAAGGAATTTACGGAATCGGTCAACCGAACCAAAGATATACTCTACGTTGCAAAGTCGTTCGGAGTTACACTGATATCCATAGGTGTGTCGACCGGAAGGATTGAAGGGTGTAAAGAGTTTCCGTTCAATCCAACCGGAAGTCTGTTTTGTAATGGGTACACCGAAGGCGGTCGCCCAATTGCTTGGGAGATAACCGACAAACTCGGATATCGTGGGTGCGGGAACAGAACTCAACACCAACTGGTTCGAACTGATGGCGGACAAGCACCACTGACCGCCTTGTATGAATTTAAGGATGGGGAGTGGTACGCGAATGTTCGTTGGTAAGTTGATTCGGTTTCTTTTCCCTGAATTTCGTGTTACTGTATACCGTAACGGCGTTCAGGTTTACAAAGGAAAGTCGAAGAAGATTGGAAAGGCGACGTTCGAACACGAGTGTCGAAAATGTGCAATCGCGGGAGGCGGCAAAGTCCAAATGATCTCTAAGCGCGGTTCTATAGTCAGAACAGAGAAACGGTGCAATTATGGTTAACGTAACATTCAATAGCCGAGGGAGCGCAATCGATCTTCTTCGAGACAACGATTTGTCCGATCAAGACCGACTCATCATCATCTCTATCAACACAACGGAAGACGACGCTGATGAGATGATGGGACTCATGGCATCCGCAAACGCTTCAGGGTTCACGCTCGTCTTCAAAGATGATGAAGAAGGAATGACAGTAGAGGACGCGAACTTCCTAGTTACGGAGGTTGTAGATGCGATTGTGGACGAGAACGTTAAAGACTTCTACGTTCATTGTGACGCCGGTATATCCCGGTCTGGGGCTGTTGCAAAGTTCATCAATGACTATTATGGGGTCGGAGAGCAGCACCCGATTCTCGGTCGTTACAGGATCTATAACAAGCACGTTTATAGGATGCTTGTTAGTGCGCATGACGCAATCATGTCGGAAGACTAATCAGAATACAAACCAAAGAAGAGAAATCGCGGGCATTCCATTCTTTCTCATTGAACGAGGACTTACAGAAATGACACTTTTACTTTTCATCTTCACTTTGTTCATCCCTTCACTCATTTTTTGGCTTTCGGTGTCGAAGGTACTCGACACACATCGCAGTGATGGCGATGCGTACAAGCACATGCTCGCCATCCGAGACGCCATATTCCGATATAAAGATGAACACTCTAGTCAGGCAGACTAAGCAACGATTTGAGGTCGGATGGTATGGATTATAGTTACCCGCAGACACAATGGGCATTTATGCCAGAATCAAACTCGGCGGTCAGTCCAAATTACAAAAACGGATTGATTGACCTGATGTTAAAGTGCGAAGTAACAACAACCGATCCAAATCTAATACGGACGTTGACGTCAAAGAAATTACGATTGGATTACATCAAAGTCCACGATGATTGCTATATTGTCAACGCGTATGTAGTAATTTGTGAGATGAAACCATACGACATAACTGAAGGGTGTAGTCGTGTGGAATTAAGAGCAGAGCTTCAGTTTGAGAGAACAGCCGATAGAACGGAGTATGCAATGTGGGTACTTTAAGGTTGACGAAAGACGACTATGAGAATCCGAAGATACGAATATCTTCAGCGTTCAAGTGCAGTAATAATGATTTGATATTCTACATAGAAATATCTCCGTACTTCAGTATAAAAGACGCTCCGTGTGATCTGTCTGTTTATATCGGAAAGATCATAAACTCTATGTACGACCTTTCTGACAAGGGATACCCGGAAAAGAAGCGTTACAAGGGTAATAAGGCGAGGTCTCTTTTTAACCTCAATACATACCTTATTACTATCAACTTGAAAAACCGAAAAGGCCCGTTATATGCAAAACCATCCCCAAGAGAGTTGGGTGACTTGTTTCTGGCTGCGTACGCGGAGATTGCGCTATGAGTAACAACGATAAAATCAAAATCCATGTATCAAAAAGCAGCGTAGAATTCTACGTAGAACCCAGTTCGTTTGATAGGGTCGTTCGGTGTAGGGCTGTATTGGAGTTGAAATCTCGGGTAGATCCGTTCGGGTTTATGGGGGATTACGATATGGAACTCATTTACAAAATGGCGAAAGAACTTTCCGAAATCGACGCAGAAGAACTCAAAAAGCATCTTATAGAGTCTTTTGTGAACGAAATGATCAAAGATCTTTGACTTTCACCTTAAACTGCATTATCATTCACGAACACTCAATAAAGAGGAATAACAATGGATCAATTCAAACGATTCAGCAACGCAGTCGACGCACGTGTTTCTCATATCCTGAAAAAAGGAACCGCATTTCGCGTTGACGTTACTCGCGATGAACTCTGGGAAGTTTATCTTTCTGCGTTTCCGGAAGGAACCAATCCGATGTTCCGTGAACGCACCGAACACGATTGTAACTGCTGCAAACACTTCGTTCGAAACATCGGCGACATGGTTGTTGTCGATAACGGCAAACTGCTTACGATCTGGGATGTAAAGACTGGCGATTTCTATGAAGAAGTTGCGAAGAAGATGAACGAGTACGTTCTCAGCAAGCCAATTGCGAACCTTTACTTCTGCCATGACAGCATCGTCGGCGCTGCCGGATTATCAATCGTTAAAGACGAAGATTCTGGTACTGAATTCCGATTCACGCACTTCAGTCACAAACTGCCAAGTCGTCTGGTGAATGCAGATCCGGGGTCTGTGACTGGAAACGTCCGGGAAACGAAGTCTGTACTGAAACGCAGTCTGGAAGAGATCAGCAAAGAATCTGTCGAGCTGGTTCTTGAATTAATCGACCAGAATTCTCTGTATCGAGGTCAAGAGCACAAGCCGACTCTGGAAACCCTGTCTCGGTTGCAGGCTGAGTACGGAAAGCTTCGGTCACGAGTGAAGAAAGATATCTTCCTTTGGGAGAATGCCGTTAAGATGGGCGGCTCTGCTCGGATCCGGAATACTGTCATCGGAACGCTTCTGGTTGATCTGAGTGATGGTGTTGATCTGGAAACAGCCGTAAAGGCGTTCGAGACCAAAGTGGCACCGGAGAATTATCGCCGTCCGACTGCTCTGATCACGAAAGGAATGATCAAGGAAGCTGAAAAAACGGTGACACGGCTGGGGATGGAGGAATCTCTCAACCGTCGGTTTGCAACGGCAGAAGACCTGACAATCAACAACGTGTTGTTTGCAGATCGATCCGTCAAACCTGCGATGGGAGGCGGGATCTTTGAAGAACTCGCAAGCACCGCTGTCAAGAAACAGTCTTTCGATAAGATCGAAGAAGTTTCGATTGATCATTTTCTGGAGTCGATCCTTCCAAAGGCAGAATCTGTTGAGGTCATGGTTGAAAACAAACATGAAAACAACCTGATGAGCCTGATCGCCCCGGTGGATAAGACGTCTCCGTGTATGTTTAAGTGGGATAACAACTTCTCATGGTCGTATAACGGTGAAGTTGCAGACTCCATCAAAGAGCGAGTGAAGAAGGCCGGTGGTAAGGTCGATGGGTATCTCCGTTGTTCTCTGTCGTGGGACAACAAAGATGACCTCGATCTTCATGTGATTGAGCCAAGTGGCAATGAAATCTACTTCGGTGATGAATTGAACCGAAAAACACGTGGCAATCTTGACGTCGATGCGAACGCTTCGTTCACTGTTCCGAGTCCTGTAGAGAATATCACATGGCCTGAACGCAGTAAGATGGAGACAGGGCGATACGTCGTCGTGGTTCATCAGTTCCGTCAACGGGAGAAGAAAGACTACGGGTTCTCCGTTGAGATTGAATGTAATGGTGAAACTTTTACATTCAGTTACGATCAGGAGCTGAAAGGTCGTATCAAGGTAGCAGAGTTCGACTTCAACCACCGTACCGGTGAAATGAAGATGATCAGCAACCTTCAGTCGAGCCAGAAGCCGAAGGATTTCTGGGGCATTCGGTCAAATGACTTCCGAAAGGTTTCTATGGTGATGAATTCTCCGAACTACTGGGACGGTCAGAAGGGGATCGGCAACCGACATACCTTCTTCATTCTGGAAGGCTGTAAGAACCCTGAAGACGCTCGCGGATTCTACAATGAGTTCCTGAGTGTTGACCTTAACAAACACCGTAAAGTGTTTGAGGTTCTAGGATCTCGCCTGAAGGCGAAACACTCCGAAGATCAGCTTAGTGGTTTGGGCTTTTCTTCTACGAAGAAAGATGCTATCATCTGTCGTGTGAGTGGTAAGTTCAACCGTACAATCAAAGTGAAATTTTAAGGAGCAATAAAATGAGTGACATTTTCCTGAAAGCAGCACAGAAGAAGATCCGCTTCGCAACTCAGAAAGGACTTCTGACTACCGAAGACCTGTTCGACATTCCGATGAAGGGTAAGACTTCTCTTCAGAGTGTTGCTTCTGATCTGTATTCTGAGATCAAAGAATCCGGGGAGATTTCTTTCGTCGACGACACCCCATCAACAGACAGCACTCTGAACCTGAAGATGGATGTCGTAAAGGAAGTGATCCGAATTCGTAAGGATCAGGAAGCTTCCCGTCTGAAAGCAGCGGAAACTCGTCAGAAGAACCAGCTGATCGACCAGATCATTGCTGAGAAGCAAAACGAGGAACTGCGCAACATGCCAATCGAAGAGCTGGTTAAACTCCGCAAGGGAGACTAAAGCCAGTCAGTGTATCCCGGATAATTCCGGGATCACACTGTAAAGGGGTTTTACGAGACTCCTTTGCAGTGTGATGATCTCCACGCCGAGCTTCTCGGTAGTAGAAGGGTAGGTTCGACTACTATGACATAAGCGCGGACGACTTCTCGTGGAGGGTGGCTAGTTCGAAGGTTCGACTCCTTCCATCACACGCCATATTAACCGGCCACTGGCTTTGATGTGCTGTTGACTCTGCAAGGGAGACGAGGTAGCATCTTAACTGAGTAGCGACAATCATTCGATGGTGTCCCGGTTCGATCCCGAATGTGCCGGTTAACTTGAAATCTAAAACGCAATTGAGGCATCGAAACAATCATGAAGCAGAGCTTCGATGAAATTCGTAAGATGGTCATGGATGAAGTTGACGACGATGTGGTCGCGAGAAAACTGATAGCCAAAATCAAGCTATCTGAAGAGTTGGTTAGCGAGCGTGAATGGAATCTCGAAGACCAGCTGTTGAAAATCAAGACTGAGGGTAATCAGAATGAGCGAAAGTGAAGAGATTCTCGGCCTTCCATGGATGTTTAAACAATGCGGAAAGTACATCGGAAACGAACCGTATACCCTTTGTTGTGATGATGAATACGGAACAACGTCATCCAGTATAAAGGACTCGAATGGGAATGTTGTTTGTATCGTACCAGAAGCAATCGGATTTGACGACATCTACAACAATCGTCAGGAGCGTCTGGAGTACATTGTAAGGGCTGCAAACAACCACCATCAGTTGGTTGCTACGGTTAAGGAAGTCGTAGAACGGCTGAGAGATCCGGATCCTGATACCGATGCTATATGCAAGATGATCGAAGATTGTCTGGACGAGATTGGTTATGAGTAACAACAGACTGGTTCTGCGTGGTAGCTGGGTTTCTGTTGTTGACAGATTCAATGGAACTCGTATCGCTAGTATATATCATGAGTCTGCATTAATCTCAGAAGTAACGCCAGAAACAAGAATTGCAGCCTTTATTGGCAGGGTTCTTTCATTGGACGTCGGAAAGAGTGTGACCAATGGGAGTCTCGTTGTAGAGCGAAGAACTGAGAAGCTGTTTGAGTTCACTGAGAAGAACTTCGGAGCATCCGACATATCGTTCGCCTTTGATATTAAGGATGTGATAGATCTTCTTGTTCAGTGTGCAATCCGAATGGGATCGTAAAATTTTCAAATTTTCTTCAAATTTTGGTTGACACGAACACTAACTAGAGCTTATAATTTTCAAACGTTGATCTTAGGAAGCAGACAAGGCATGGCATAAGTCTTCTGAATCGAATCAACGAAAAAATTCGAAAAAGGTGTTGACAATGGAGTGAGCCTTTAATAGAATAGATTACGCAGTCGGGGGAACCCGGCGGTGAAACCCTCCGAGATCACCGGAGGTAAAATTGGAGTCTTACATACGGGCTTCATAAATGATTGCTTAGGCGGTTGTTTATAGTGAGGGCACTAGGGAGGTTAGAAGTCGTTGGCTGAGTTACTCCCAACAACGGTGTCGGATTGGTAGTTGTGTTGGCGCACAAAGCCGATCCAGTATAAAGGGTGTTTAAGAGCCAACCGCCAAGTTGGTTTCTGGACTTCCTTACCCAGTTAAGGTAACGGTTCTGGGAAGTATGACTAACATTCGATCATGCTATCATCGTAGGGATGAATATTGTGATCCCCGAATACTCGTTACAAGCGTATACTCGAAAGCGTTTAATGGATCGGCCTGAAAGGGTCGTTTCATCCCGAAAGGGGTCTGGGTTGGCATATCGGGGTATGTTCGGCTCAGACAGGTGGAAAATCGACGGACGGCCATCCGGATGATTGAAGCCTATTAGAGTAGCGTGTTTGGTTACTGGTCTGCGACCTTGAGAGGCGGATCTAACGAAGATGGTGAACGTGCTAATCACACGGTTTAGGCAGGAAGAACCCGTCACCATAAAATTGGAGCGAAGCCTGATGTCTCCATTCATAGATGACAGAGCCAATTGTGGCTATCTAAATAGAGAGAATAGGCAGAACGATCCCTTAGAGCCAAACCCGGAAAGGGTTGGATTGGGATCTAAACCGGAGATTCGACCGTAGCCGTGAAAGCGGAGCGTGAAAAGGCCGGGGAGCAAAGAAACTTGGGAAGCTGTGGGTGGATTACCAAGAAAGTAGTACAATAGGAACGAGCTGCATTTGATAGTAACGAGTAATACCGGCTACTTGTACGTTACGTTGAATGCGAAACCCAACACCTGAATTGCCGGAACTGGTATACGGGGGTGTGGCCTAAGCCGATATGAATGGGTCGTGTAATACTAATAAGCGACTCTGCACTCATGGCGAAAGCTACCTTTCTACTGACAGTGCAACGTAATGTAGATATGGAGGTTCGAGTCCTTCATTCAGGTAAAATTTTAGATGCCTTTGGTGCGGTTAACGGTATGCCGGAATTCGCTTCGCGTTTTCGATCTAGGTTCGACTCCTAGTCAGAGGTATCTAAAATTTTTCAGTAGGTCTAAATTTTGATAGTTTTTCAACACTAACTAAGGGAATACTCAGAGAATTTAAGTATGTTTACTATGAACTCCAACACAAAAGCACAACCGGCAAAGGGATATCATAATCCCGCGATGTCGCTCGGCTTTAATATTTGGAGTGATCGCGAGGTAGAGATTAAGGGCTTCTAGCGTACGTAGAGTAAACACACGTAAGTTTTCTGAAAGCCCTTCAAACAAGAAGGGTTTTCTCGTTTTAGGAAGTTGAAAAAGTTTTGCGGGTATAGCTCAGTTGGTAGAGCGGGAGGCTTCCACCCTCCGTGGATCGGTTCGAGACCGATTACCCGCTCCAATTTTTGACCATTAGTGTCGCGTTCTTTAACATTGTTGGAAAGTTTTGTGGGTTAGCTCAGTTGGTAGAGCAGTAGGTTCATATCCTATAGGTCGCTGGTTCGAGTCCAGCACCCACAACCATGCGGGAGTAGGCGAATTGGCATAGCCGTCGGATTTAGGTTCCGAAGTTTGTGAGTTCGAGTCTCACCTCCCGTACCATTTTTAGGTGAGTTGGCAGAGTTGGTAATGCAGCGGCCTGCTAAGTCGTACATCCCGAAAGGGGTGCGTAGGTTCGAGTCCTACACTCACCGCCAAAATAAGAAATTAAGTTTGATCTTTGTATAGGATCATGGTAGAATTTCAAACTTCTATCACTATACAATGGCTCCTTAGCTCAGATGGTTAGAGCACCCGCCTGTCACGCGGAAGGTCACCGGTTCGATCCCGGTAGGAGTCGCCAATTATGTCCCTTTCGTCTAGCGGTTAGGACGCTGCCCTTTCAAGGCGGTAACACCGGTTCGAATCCGGTAAGGGATACCATCATGGAACTGTAACTCAGCTGGTAGAGTGCTTGATTGAAGATCTTGTGGTCGCTGGTTCGATCCCAGCCGGTTCCACCAAACGCGTCCCATCAGGCGTAAACTGATGGGTTTTGATTAGGGATCTGACCAATATCGAGTTGAAGACTTGAGGGGTCGGAGTCGATTAGATACCCAAGTCCGATCAGATCTCTATTCAAAGGTAAGTTTATTGGCGTGTAGCTCAGTTGGTAGAGCAGCTCCCTGTTAAGGAGACGGTCACAGGTTCGAGCCCTGTTTCGCCAGCCAATTTATGCTCTGGGCTCTTGGGGGCAGGCGAGGCTCCAAACTTCGCCGTGCAGGGTTCGAATCCTTGACAGAGTGCCACATTGCAGGTAAAATCCTCAAAGAACTGAGCGGAAGTGTCGATTCGCGACAGACTGCCAATGTCTCAGTTCAGGGTTCGGGATTTCTTGGTTTGAGACACCAACCTGCATTTAATTTTGGAAGGGTAAGCCGAAAGAGTCTGGGTAGCGGCAGCGGTCTTGAAAACCGAGGGTTTACGTGAGTAGACGTCAGGGTTCGAATCCCTGTCCTTCCGCCAATTTAAGTATACATTGATCCTGCCTTTACTGGGCGTGTGTTGTGGTTGGTTGGCACTGACCTATACGAATCGCTTGGATTGCCATAGAGGCAGGATCAATGTATACTCGGGATGATAGCTCAACTGGGAGAGCAGGGTCTTTGCAAGGCTCAGGTTCAGGGTTCGAGTCCCTGTCGTTCCACCATTTAATACCCCTGTATGCCCTCTGGCTACGAACCAGTAGAAAGGCTAACTGGACACATGTGGGTTCGATTCCTACCGGGGGTGCCAACATCGGAGTATAGCGCAGTCTGGTAGCGCATCTGCTTTGGGAGCAGAGGGTCGTAGGTTCGAGTCCTACTACTCCGACCAAAATTCTTGTTGACATCGAAACTCTATTGTGAAATAATTCAATCTCACTAGAACTTCTGGGAGATGTCATGAAAAACAAAGTTTCCTATGAATGGGTTGTCGAGCAGGTGGACGAACATGGTGATATTCAAGACACCTACAAAGTCGACAGTTATTCAGAAGCTCTGATGGAAGAGAAGGATTATCATCGGAAAGACATCGCACTGGTACGCGACCGTTATAACGAGGAAGTCGGAGTTATTGAACGTGGGTATGTTTATGTGAACTCCAAGTCAGAGATTTCGACCCAGTTTTGTTCTGGTCAGAAAGTACCACAGCGGTATATCGACGAAGTAGATGGTGTTAGAAATGAAACCGTTTAAGTGTGTGGTTGGATTCCATAAGTATAAAAAGCTTCGGATCGACCCCAGTCACCCGTATCGGTCTCTACTGAGAGTTACGAAATACAAAGTTTGTGAGCGGTGCGGTCGTAAGAAAGAAATGAGTGAAGAAGAACTTACATCACTACATCGATTGGTTTTTGATTTTGTTCGTGTTAACGACAAACGTTTGCGCTAGGATAGTTCAGTTGGTAGAACGTTCGCTTGATAAGCGATTGGTCTCTGGTTCGAATCCAGATCCTAGCACCATTTTGTGACGGCACTCATTTGAGTAATGCCTTATCAAGAAACGCCGGGACTCCGGTGTGGCAGGGTACACGGTTAGTGTGAGTCTTATGCCGTGTGAAGCGTTAAGCGGGATTCCTTGTAAGCTTGAGTCGTCACAATCCACAACCAAAGCAGGAGAGAGTAATGAAGAAGCTTTTCTTTGTAGTACTGGCAGCAGTTGCGATCAGTTTTTCATCAATCGCAGCTGTAAACGCGGGGTGGCTTGACAGTGCAGTGACGATGTCATGGACTACTCGGGATTCCGATGTGAAGTATAAACTGGAGACCCATGGGTTCGATGTTCGCGTCTATGAATGGACGCCTGCTTTCAGCGACGACGTTCGGTGTGTTTTCGTCGCTGGGAACGAGAATGCAACCGGAACAGCATGTTACAGCGTAAAGTAACGTTGTGGTGAAGGTGGCCGATGTTGGTTAAGGCGCAAGGTTGTGACCCTTGTATACGCGAGTTCGATTCTCGTCCTTCACACCAATTCAGTCGGATGGCAGAGTGGCTTATGCGGCGGTTTTACATACCGTTCTACGTGGGTTCGATTCCTACTCCGACTACCAAATTAATAAGGACATAGGGGCGTAGCTCAGTTGGTTAGCAGCAACTGGCTTTTAACCAGTAGGTCGTGAGTTCGAGTCTCACCGCCCCTACCAAATATACCCTAAGCATGGGTGTATACCGAAGTGGCAAGCGTATTAGGCTCGTCGGATCAACGAGTTGGGTAAGCCACGGGAACTGCTTCAAGGAGGTTTGCTTCCGCCTTGTAAAAAACAACGGAGGCGCCAGTTGACAGAGTTCATTCATCAGTGTAGAATGGGTTCTAACGAAATGGTCAACGATCTTGATGCTGGGTTCGATTCCTGCATAGCGCGTTCGAGGGGTGCAAGTCCTGTTTGGAACCATCAAGTGAGTTGGCAAGTCCTAGCCCACGATTATCGAACCTTGCAAGGGTCGTGGGCGAGGGCGGATCTAAAGATGTTATTTGGGAATCGCTTGTTCCTTTGCAATATAGCCCGAAAGATGTTGAGCAAAGGGAGAGGGAACCTGACTCGGCTACAGGTTAAGGTCTGCCCATTCAGGCCAGCAAGCGATTGCCAAATAACATTTGACGCGGGGTGGACTGGAGTTGGTTCCAGCTTGGTCTCATAAGCCAAATGACGGGGGTTCGAATCCCTCTCCCGCTACCATTTTGGGGACGTTTGAGGACGCTGGGTGTATGTTCCTCTCCGGTCTGTAAAACCGGCACAATGACACAACGTTGGTTCGATTCCAACCGGCCCCACCAATTTAAAGTGTCCTTACAGGGTGCGTGGCGGAAACAAAACAACCGCCGAAGCATGGAAAGCGCGCCATGTGACTCTCGTGAATCGGGCAGGCGTACCCTGTAAGGGCATTACCGTTAAACACAACCAAACGAGTAAGCATTATGAGCGTAAACAGTCATCTGAATCTTCTTGGTTATCGTGCGAAAGACAAAGTAACTGGTATCGAAGGGGTTGTCACCACGGTTTCCTTTGACCTTTACGGATGCATTCAGGCTGTGTTGACTATGAAAGCCGATGAGAAAGGCGAGTATAACATGTCGTCATGGATGGATGTAACGCGGCTGGAGGTTATCAGTACTGAACCTGTAATGCAGCTTCCGAATTTCGAATCCGGATACGTTGCAGAGGGAAGGAAAGGATCCGCAGAGAAACCAGCACCATGATAGCGTATCATGCATCGCCGGTACTCATAAGTCGATTCCGGTGTACAGAACAGGGTGTTCATGTTGGATCTCTGGAAAGTGCTCTGGAAGCGGTTGCTCGGAAGATCGGAAGGAACTCTGAGTTTTTCCTTCACAGAGTAGAAGTTGATACGAGTCGGTTTGTAGAGGAAATTGATCACGGTTATGACTGGCGGTCTGTTTTCGAAAAAGAGGTTGACTCGGTTAACGGATACGTGTACTCTAACAGATATGAACCTTCGAGTGAGCCGAGTTGCGTGACTTGGAAGCCCGAAGAAACATTGAAAATACTCGACGTTTCAAAGAAAACGTTGAACGATTTCAGAAAGAAGGGGTAGTGCCCTTCGAGTAAGACGCATCGCCTATGTGGTGTATTGGAGCAAACTGGCTGGACTCGCCCAACACTAGGGAAGGAGACAACCGGGAGACAAGGTTCGAGTCCTTGACTGGCGATGCGATAAACAACTTGAAAACCTGCAATCGGCCTTTTTGTCTTCTAGCTTTAGCCGAACCACAGGGTAGGGAGGATTTGCGGTTCACTCCCACATTTTGATAGGGTGTAGCCAAGTTGGTAAGGCACCAGATTTTGATTCTGGTAATCCTCGGTTCGAGTCCGAGCACCCTTTCCATATCACTGTGGCAGAGTTGGTTATGCGTGCGGTTGCAACCCGTAATACATCGGTTCGAGTCCGGTCAGTGATTCCATTACATAACTACGGTGACAATGATGATTGTGGTGATTCTGTTATTTGTTTCGATTTGCTGTGTAGCTAATTTGATAGCAATCATACCAGAAGTGATATTCAACACCATGTCAGTTAAAGCGGTTGTTGCTCGTTGTTTGTTTTATGTTGCGATGAGTTTCTGTTCAGTTGGAGCAGTGTACTACATCATATTTTTTAAGCCCGTGTAGCTCAGTTGGTTAGAGCAATCGCCTTGTAAGCGATAGGTCGCAGGTTCGAATCCATGCCATGGGCACCATTTTATGGGTGATAAGGTCTGACATCACAGTCATCAGCGCGTTGGTGGTTTGTGAGAAGTGGTTGACTGGAGGGACGCCGGAAATGCGCTTCTGATGTTCTGGTGAGTTCGATTCTCACATCACTCTCGTATTGACATCTACTGCAATCCCCTTTAGAATCCGATATTAGGATTTTAAAGGGGATTTTTTTATGTTCAAGAAATTTTACACTGCCAACTTGGTTCGTAACGGAGTTCCTGTTGGATATGCTATCGCAAGAGTATGGTTCTTTCAAAGTGCTTGGACGGCGACTAATAAGATCGACCGGGCTGCATGGGACTATAACGCGGATGCAATTGACATAAGGAGATTAAAATGAATCAAGATAACGCGAAACTCAAGGCGACAGTCACTGAACTTCTCGATATTCTGAATACGAAAGAAGAATCGCCTAATGGCGGGAGCTTCCACCCGGTTAAAATATCTTCCTGTCGTGTAGGGCTCTCAGATCGTCTACAGGAGGTTTTAAATGAGCTGGAGCTTGGTGTCGACTATCATAAGAACTCCTGAAATACGCGAGTATAAGGGAGTTCGTTACGCGTTTATAGACGAGACATCTTTTGCTTACTTGGACAGCAAAAGGGGCTGGAGATATGTGGATCTTTCGTGCTATAATGGGCTAACAGTTGAACAATGGATTCAAACAAGAGGAATTTCAAATGATCGAACTCAATGAGAAGTGGGCTATTGAAGTAGGCCCGAGAGAACACGACTTCATTTTGGTTGAGCGTAAGGTCGGAAAGACTCGTGATGGCGATGATAAGATCACTGAGTCAAGGACGTTTCATCCTTCATACGAGGCAATTGCCACCAAGCTGATGAAGCGAGAGTGTATGAATGCGATGGAAGCAGCACAGAATCTCAACCAGCTGATCGACGCAGTGAAGCAAGCAGAAGCGGAGATCACTAAAACTATCCGGGGTCGGTGATGCTATCCTTTATGACGCCTGCAAGATGCAGAAGGTGGAAGATCCAGAAGTATTTAACACCAGACTTCATCATGTGTATATTCTTTAATCGGCGACTCAAAAGGATATCAAAAGACAAAGAGACCATGATGATTCTCTATTGTATGTTGTGCGAGATCAGGAAGTTGATATCGGAAGGAAGAATAGATGATTTTTACGAAAGTAATATGCAGAAAATCATTGTCATTGGTCGGCTAGTGGTGCATATATGGTATGGGAACCACCCATATGCCGACGGTTCGATCACCGTTTTTAGGACTAGCGGTGCTTTGAAAGCAATTCCGAATCCACTACTAGGCGATAGAGAATTATATCCGGATTATCCTACTCTGAGGGCTGTTAGAAAAGTCATTAAAGAAACCTCGGCGTTGAATAATAAAGGGTATCTGAGATTCCACGAACATTTCTTCAATAAAAGGTTTGAAGCAATAGAAGACAGCAACGAACTCAAACAAGCATTGGAAGAAGCTTTCATCATGAATGAACTGAAGGATTTGTAAAATGGATCTTAACGACCAGACGATATTCACGAACCGGAGAAAGAAGTTCTTCAGGAGAATGCGCTGGTACAATCTCGCATACAACATAGCACTCCCCGGATTGATAACTTCAAATCGGTTTATGATGCGGTTTGGTGGTTCCGAAGAAATGTTCAAGGCATTCTGTATCATTGATGAGATCAGACGGCTAGACATGGATGATATGAGAAGAGCCGGGATTTGTTTTGGAACTCCACATGAGGCGTTCTTCAAAATCGGAGGTCTCATTGTGGGGATCCATCAAGACTATTTGTCTGGAACTCAGTGCTCACTTTCATTCATGTACTATAGAGAAGATCTTACATACGAAAAACCAGTAGCGGCGTTCAAAGTCAAGCCGACGTATTGGATGACGATCATGGTCGGTGAATTGTATAGTAAGTTTCTAAACTCTTACGATAAGTTCCATTCGGAGAGTTTGTATTCGCAATTCTTTTATCATCAGTACTTGGCGCACATGGATCACTCGTGTCTTGATTTGGAATTAACATTCGATCACGATTATGTTACGATGAGCGACATTGATCATTCATTTATAAAACTGAGACTGGAGCTACTATAATGGCAGCAAGAAACGACATAACTGGAGACAGTATTAAAACACGGGCAGGAAGTTCTTCCTATCAGGCATACAGCGAAAACTACGACAGAATATTTGGTAAGAAGAAAACCGAAGAAACATCGACGTTGACATTTGAAGAGCTTTGCTGTGAAATACGCAGAACGGTTAACACTTCTCTGACTGATTCAGAGATTCTTCAAATCGCAAACAAGGTGAGGAAGTGGGATGAAAGCAAAAGCTAAAATCATCGGTCTGGATCCGGAGAATCATTCCTACGAGGTTGACGTCATCAAGACGTTCGATTACAATGGTCGTGAGTGGATGGTTCATCTGGGACACAACAAGCTGATGCCGATGCTTGTTGTCGGGGATCACAAAACCGGACATCCAGTAAACAAGCGGTTTCTTCAGGTAAAGCAGGAAGTCACAGATCAAATTGTTGATGACTTCGTAGAGTTGACAAAAGAATGCATCACCGAAGAAACCGTAACCAACGTATCGAAGATGAAGGTTATAAACGATGGCGGACAAGATTGAAGAACTCATCGAGTTGTGCAAGCGTGCTAACATGGATGTTAACGTAACTGCCGAAGGAGACATTATCGTCTTAGACGGTACTACGGAAAGACAGACAGCCGTATCGTCAATTCAAGAACTCATCGAAGTGGCGGACGCTTTGACAGAGAACCGCCACAAACTTCAAAACTGGGACTGGGTTTAAGGGAGTGTGATATGAGTAACCGGTATAATTTTAAGAGAAAAACCATTATGGACTATCTCATTGTCGGTCTACTTTATCTGCGGGTTTGGAATAAAAACCAATACCTCAGAAAGAGTGGGTATACGACCGATCTGGATACGTACATACTGCGGTATTTCAGACAGAAAAATCTCAAAATAACATCCACCAAACATGCAACCATAGCGTCTCACGAGAGTAACCTTGACGGGGTTTATATTTTTGGGAAAGTTCGCGCTGGATTTGATGATGACGGCGATCTCCAGAGTATAGATATCGATGGAGTTCCTGCTGACTTATGGGTAGCACCGTCAACAGCCAACTACATTCGTTATAAAGTTGTGAAATCGATAAAGCACATTTCGAATAAAAAAGACGAAGAGCTGAAAGAAAAATTGGAAGCCACCATGGTGGAAAGCGTTCTGGAAATGAGTGGACTCTAACAGATCTGGAGATTGAGACAACTATGATAACTACTAGAATAATCGGGTGGCTTATCATGAAACGCTTGACATTCGCTTTGACTCTTTTATTAACTTTCTTCACAACCGCACTACATGCTGTTGAGCCCTCTTTAGGTTTAGAACTTAAAGGGGGTGCTTTCTTCAACGAAAAGCTCAGATCAGGTTCGTCCGGAAGAGAGCATCAAATGAAACTGACGGATGCTATTATCACTCTCAAAGCAGAAAACCAGCAGTACGGGGCTTTGATAGAAGCATCACTGACCAATGATCAGATCGAAGTAAAGCAAGGAGATATCACCAAAAAAGACATCTACAGGAACTCTGGAACATCTATCTACTATTACGGCAACTCTCAGTTAAGAGAAGCCAAAGTCTTCTACAAACACTCCCAATCAACCACATCATACTTTGGCAGGATGACAACATACGTCGATCCTGTATTCGAATTTGCTCCTTATGCCCCACACGCCGTCATCTACAACTCAGGTATCTTCAATGGATATAGGATCTCGTACGTAGATGGCTTTACAGCCTCTCTGTCTGTCCTTTGGGGTAGGGATCGCCCATGTCTTAGCGGCAACTGCTACCTCAACGGGACACTAGACCCACAAGAGAAAGGAAATAACACGCCCGTAGTGGAAGGATATGTTGGATATGACTTCGGGAGATTGAATATCTATGGCTGGCTTCTCGTCAATAAAACAGGAAGTGCCCCCGGCTCTTTCAACAGCGGAAAGCACAATGATCGTCGGGCTGCTATCGGAGGGTCTGTGGATCTTTATGATGGTGGTGTCAGCCTGTCAATGGACTTTCAATATGTTGATTACTTAGTTGGACTCACTGAAAATGGAGTTCAGGGGGAGCGATCCGGTGTACAGTCATATGACATTCAAAGGAGCGGGTGGTGGGTGTCCCCAGTTCTATCATATGGGCAAACATCACTGAGAGTCACCTACGAAGAACTTGACAGGGCAGATGCCATTGCTTATCAAGAAGTTGCGAAGTTCGACAGAAACCATCCAGTAATGTCGCAGAAAGAGAATCGCTGGATTGCCTCTTTGACACATAGGGTTGACAGCAACTTGGAGTTGGGCTTACACTACACTGTAGAGGAAGTTCCAAACTATCCAGCAGTCGGCGATGAGTTTGGAGCAACATTTTCATTTAAGTGGTGATTATATGAAAAAGCAACTGAAAGAGTGTAGTCCGGAAATGCTGGAACATTCTCTGAAAAGCTGGAAGGCTGTCGTTAACAAGCTTTCCAGCGAACTAGAAGAAGCTAAGGCTATGGTAAATTTGATTGGAGGTGAGCTTCGGTCGCGGAAAAAGTACAAGATCAACATGGATCTTGCGAACAAATTCGGGCTGACCGATGATCAGATTAACGAGATCCAGATCATCGGTGATCGTCTGATGTATGCTCTGGAGAACCCGGATTCGTTTGAAGACATCATCAAAACCGTCCGCCAATTGGAGTTTGAACTGCAATCTGCATGGGGATTCAATCAAGACGAGAGGTTCCATCGATATCAAACAGAGATCAAAGGGTGTACCTGTGGGAAGATGGACAACCAAGATTGGTACTGGGGTACTGGTTTGATGAACGTGGATTTGAATTGCAAGATTCATGGTAAGCTCTATGTCCGTTGACACAGATCCGATAATCGACGGGTTTCTAAGAACGGCTCTGACGGATGACGTCAAAATGCATCCGGTAGTGAACCGTACCGTCGAATCGGTGAACTACAGCAGAAGAACCGTGGAGCTGTGCTATTACATCACCGGAGTGGATGTAACAGCCTCTGTCAATTTTCCAGACACGGGACACATAGTTCTTCTTGATATGGTTGAAAACCTCGCAGAAGGTCTATATCATTACGATGAGAATCAGTTTATTGATTCCCTCAAATGGGTTCTGAAACACTATTCGGCATTCAATAAAGGATCTCTTGATCGCCTTGAAACCGTATTGTCAGTCCTAAGAATGGAGAAAGAACTGTGAGTACTGTGAGAACATTCGATGAAGTGATCGAAGCGGTAGAAGACGCTAACAGATCTCAGTCCGTAAACTCGGTTTCTTCATACCATCACGCTATAGTGTGTATGGAGTATATCCTCAACAAACAAATCGGTGAGATCGGAAGTTCTGAAGTTGCAGTATCCACAACTGCAACGGTCGATCTGATGGATAACCTGTTATTCATGAATGATATCATTGCCAAGGACACCAGCTTCGACGATGTTTTTTCTGCTACATCAATTCTGATGGAATCGATTTATCTCGGGACGACTCCTGCCGTAGAAAGATTTCGAGAAGTCGCCACCCTGATTAAAGAACGACACAGACTGAATACTCTTTGATCAATCCTCTTCAGCAATTTTCACGAATTGCTGAAGTCTTACTGTTTCAAAGTCACCAACGCGCTTTTCGACAACTTTTCTCAATTCTGCGGAAAATTTGTTCATCACATTATCATCCGGGAACCTGCCATCATTGAACTTAGGCAGTAACTCCAGTGCGATTCCGTTTATTGGTGCGATGTGGGGGTTGTGTATTGTTGTCATGAAAGTTTCTGATGCTTTCTTCGCAACAATAATACCGTCGACCTCATGCGTCTCACCATCCATAGAAAGGCTCAAATAAAAGTTTTCGATATCGTCAAATCCGAGTGTATCAGTAACCGCCATGTTCTTTTCAAGATCACCGATCAACTCCATACTCTCGATACGGAATTCCTTCTTTTTCCTGATCTTGGAAAGATTGCTCCCTATCAGAGAATCGAGAAGTTCTAGGTCAACTCCATCACCGCGCATCATACTGACGAATTCTTCATACTGCCCGTAGTTTTGCTCGTCGTACGTATTCCCAGAATGTTGAATCTCTTTCACACGCCCATCAGCCATAATGATCGCGTATTTATCATTTCTGGTATGGATGATGTACACTTCCCCACGTGCATTGTAATCGTCGAAGTAGTTGTCGGATCCTCTGGCCGAGATACACCATTTGGTGTTTGCTCCAAGTCTACACGCTGCGGCTTTGTGTTCTGGTTTGAACACAGTGAAGTTTGATCCCTTATGGATGATCTTGTACGATTCTTTGTTGTCTTTGAAATCCTTTCGCTCTTTGATCATTCTCATGGTAGACACAAGCATTGCACAGAATATGGATACGACTCTATCAACAGACCGCATATCCATATTTCGGTTCAACTGTCCGATCCAGAAACTGGAGTCATTCCCCTGTCTTACTTCCCTGCCGCCCGAGTCAACGAACTTTACTCCACGTTTAACCAGCGTTCTGTAAATTTCGACGACTTCCTGTACGTATTCTTCTGCATCCATCGCCATCGAATTGAATCCAACGGCTTTCGTTGCGGCGTCGACCACTTCTTCGAAGTCACGAACCATTTCTCCAGCAAACCCGACATCCATAGCCGACATCAGAGTGTCTTCCAGAAGACCAAAGTTTTCAAAAAGAATGGTTTGATAAGATTCTTTGATAGATTCTCGAACGATTGATCGGATGTAATCAGAACTCAGCATGAGGTTACCTTATTAGTTTGATGTTATTTATCTTTTCAGTTGACACTACTTCAATAGAGAGTTAAGATGCGGGTACAAACCTCAAAGGAGAAATACTATGGTAGAATTGAAAAGATCCTCTTTTATATATCAACACATCCTCAGCACGTCCGCAAAGGCGGAAATCCGTTCTAATGGGCGTGTGTCGCTGTGCTCGCTGTTTTGGATGGTTGTTGCTGGGTGTCTGATGTGGCTTGCTATTGGTGTACTCATCGCCGCTATCGCTGTCGTGATGTTGTCTCCGCTGTATCAGATAATCGCATATTTCACCAGCCTTCCGTTGATCGTAACGGAGGACGAAGGTGCTGAGATTCTGTTAACCCTCGGGGTTGTCTTTAACGTGGTAGCGGCTGTCGGGATTATCGATTGGATTCTCCAAAAACGTGGAACCACATTTTCTAAGGTTATCGGGTGGGACAAAATCAAGCCCAAAAAGAAAAACAAAGAACCCGGCCTGATTACTTCATACTTAAAAGCAAAAAAAGAGAAGGTGTGTCCGATCATCGAATTCAAAGACGATGAATGATGTTCGGCTGGGGGAGCTTTAACGCTCCCTCACCCTGTTTTTCATGTAGTCTTGTAGTGTATCGTACATAGCAAAATTTGCACCGAAAAGACCCACCAACTTGACGAGAGTCGAATCTGGAACTTCAGACCCATTAACCAGCGATACCGCCTTGATGTAGCGAGAAGCGTTTTTGATCGACGGGGAGTTACTCACCAAGCGGTCTTCCATGAAATCAGATGCGTCTGGTCTTCCATAATCATCCCCATCGTACGCGAACGTATCAAACGCCCCACCAGAGAAGTTTGAAGACAGTGCCCGCCCGTCCATCTGCATTACAACAAACGCATCTTCCCTTGGGTTGAACGATTCTTCATCCAGCTCATGATCTCTCATGTCATTGAGGTATCTTAGGAAGTCATTAGTTCTATTCCTAGAGAACGACATGTAGAAGTTTCCTTTGTTCAGGGGGTCTTTTGACAACCGGATCTCGTTGGTGTTCATTATCTGAACGAATGACTTCAAACTTGTCGCATGAAAGAGAACGGGAGAAAGACCTTCGTACAGCTTGTCGTTCTCTTTCTTCTTTTTCTTTTTCTTCTTAGGACGAACGAACGGGGTGTTTGGAAGATTGGCGATTGTCGTCATCGTCGAGTCTTCTGAAAAAATGTCGGTTACTTTCATTGTTTCCTCTTTAACATCATCTGTGGATGATAATTACTTTATTTCTCTGTATTTGCTTCTTACAACCGTAGCGCCGACTCTTTTAGCCCATTCCATGATTGGGCTCTTTCTTCCAAGCTCTTCCGTCTCAATTGTCCGGAGATGGGTATCCCCGATCACAACAGCGACCCGATTGTATTTCCTGAAGTAACGTTTTAGATGATTGATCATAGAACGTTCTCTTGATTTGAATTGAGCCTTCATGTTGTCAAACTTTCCGACCTCCTTCTCCAATGGGAGAACTTTTACGTCGGGGAGATGTCGCTTGAAGTAGCTTTCTTCTTCCCAATACAATTCATGAGCGATGACGGACGGATTGAAATCAACGATTGCCTGCCGGATGCGAGAAACCTCATCGAATTTAAAATGATTCTCTCCGAATATCACGACTTCCTTTTTAGATTCGAACAATTGGTTTTGTTGTTCAAATATTTCTTCAACTCTCATCACATTGTCCTGATAACTTGATTGAACTGCCTGTCACTCCACACGTACCTTCTTATGTAATCCTCATTGTCCCTCAGAACACTTCGAATTGTTTCTTCGTCGACGAAAGGACGCTTACGTTTCACTGCCATAACAAGATCTTCGAATGTCACGTCGTCGCGAGGCTGAACGAGTTTACCATTTATGTTCCTGAAAATCTCAGACTCTTTGTCAACGCCCCCTACACGACTTCCGAACTTATCCATCAGTCCTTCATCCTTGACTCGCTTCAGAAGCTCTCTTGGATGTAATCGTTCGTATGGTTGATTTATCCTTGTAGGATCTGAAGAAACCCAAACTGCCCTGATTGAGTTGCGATTCAAATCTCCGGTGAACAGGGCTTGTCGCTCACCTGAGACGAGTAGCATAGCAGCAACTTCCGGCCTGCTACTGTTTCTAACGAACTCAAATTCCGATTCACTCCAGTTCATCCTTTGGCGGATTCTCTCTTGTTCCCTGTCGGCGTCGTCACCAAAAACTCCACTCATTTGACCCTGACCCGTGAAAGTCCCATTCGGCCATACAGGAGATTCCAAGTCTCGAACTCTGGTGTGGAATTCTATGATGTAACTACCGAAGTCTTTCGCGGTCTTGAGATCAGGGGTGACAAACAGTCCTTTCGGATTGTTGTTTGCTTCATACGAATAACGGCGGTTGGCTCGCATTCCGCCACTGAGACCCTTTGTAACGGCGGTCAATAAAAAGTTAGGGTCATCAGTCCCATGATAGACTCTAATGGTGTCCGAGTCCGACAGTGGACTCTTGTGCCCCGTTCCAATAACGGTTGCTTCGAACAGTTCTTCTACTTTCATCGCGTCTGGTACTCCATGTATTGACTAAAGCAAGTTTTTAGCAACATCCAATTCGTCTTAACAATTGATAAAGGAATAGTGTCCACGATTTTATCAGCAGAAACGTTTTCCCAAGTAGTAGCATAAACGCCAGTGCTGGCTCGTTTTGGTGTCCATCCATCAGAAGGATCGTATTTGATTTTAATGACGCGATCCGCATTGCCGTCTCCACCCGTAGGAATATCGGCAGCATGAATCCTTCCATAAAAACCACCGGCCTTTATCATGCCAGATTTTTTGATATCGGCATACTCTTCATTGGAGATGGTTCGATAGAGGTATTTTACAGGTTCCCCTAGATTCGTCATTAAACGCCCCGAACGGTCTTCAATCTCAAGAGTAATATCATCATACATGCCATCATCGATGCCCTCATAAAGCTCTTCCACTCTCATCAGAATTCCCCAACAATTTTAACCGATCTTTGACTTGGCTCAAGAATAACAACATGACGACCATCTACATACGAATCGTACCCGCCTGCTAAAAGAATATCTCTCTTTATGTCACCACTGATATCAGAAAGTCCGCCGAAATTACCTCTCTCAACGAAAGCGGGAAGTATGGCACTGTCCAACCAACCTTCCTTGTAAGTCGTAAACTTCAAAAGAAGTTCTTTCGCTTTACGAACCATTGATTCGGTGATTTGGTTCTTCTGCATGGAGAAGAAAGGTTTTCTTGGATTGATTTCTACTTTGATAATCCGTCCACCGTACTCACCAGCTTCGACCATGCTAGGGGTAAAGTAAGCACCAGAAACGTTAGTCGCCCTGTTAACAGGCACCGCGTTAACGTCAAACGTCGTGAATTTCTTATTAGTGCCGTGATAGAAAACTCCGGACGTTCTAACGCTTTCGAAAATATCTTCAACTCTCACATTTCACCTCTCTTGCGCATTTCGTCGTGAACCCACTTTCTCAACCCAGATATGCTTTGGATCTTATTCAATCTCATTTCCCGCATTATTTCGTGTCGAGTGTTGTCAGACCCTTTACGCAACAATTCGTTGATCAGGTTGTCGAATTCATTGTATCGCAACGCTTTCTTTAACTTGTTTTCTGAATCATCAAAAAATCTTCCTTTGAATAATCGAACAACAAGATCCCCAACTTCTTCTGCATCTTTGTTCATCCCTCTGTCTGGGATCCTCGGTTCTCCCTCCAGAGAAGATATTACCTTCTCTTCTGACCACGGACGTTGATTTGATGCCATATCTTCTTTTGAATCATAAACCCGAACAGGAATCCCCATCTTCATCGATGTTTGAATGATGAAGGACTCTGTGTCGTCAAATGACCCGAACATACTATACATTTCAACAGCAGTGATGTATTGGGATGCTCTTTTTATAGTCGGGTTCATCGAGTATATCCGATCTTCGCTTTCATCCATAGCGGATTTGTCTCCGAAGAAGCTGACTGGGCTCCCTGTGTAATTTGCGGAAAGTTTACGACCGTCGAGACGAAATATCACTTCGGTTTTTGATGTAAAATCAGACTGCTTTGTCCTTGCTGTAGACATGAAGTAAACGTATTCAGAGTTGCGCCTGCCATTCATTTTAAACTCCCCGGTGGCGAGTTCTGGAATCAGGCGGAACTCATTCCTTTTGAGAATTGACGCTGCGGCCTCTATAGAAGTCCCATGAAATAAAACATTGCTGATTCCTTCGAATATCTCTTCAACTCTCACGTTTGAAACTCCATGAATTGACTCATTCTTGTTTTCCTGAGAAGGACTTCAGTTCTTGCAATTCCTACCGGGATCTTATCCATGATCCGATCCTTGGGGATTTCCTTTCCTGTGACCGCGTATACGCCTGTAGAAGCAGCTTTTGGCTTCCACCCGTCCGAAGGTACGTACTTTATCTTCAGCACCACGTATACGTCGCTGTCGACGATCACAGGGATAGCAGAAGCATGGATCCTTCCATAAAATTTAGAAGGCTTGATGACTCCGCTTTCGACGATGTCTTCGTATTCTTCTTTCGACACGCCACGATACAAATATTTGACCTGTTCATCGTCAAAGTTTAGTAGAAGCCTCCCAGAGTAGACTTCCTTAATCTCCAGTGTAAGATCGTCGTACTCTTGCTCCCCCGGAGTCCATATTTCTTCAATTCTCATCCGATGTACACTCCCATGCCGTCAGGATCACCGTCAACAAAGTTGTCGATTTCTTCAAGAAGTAACTCCTTCTCCCTCTGTGCTTCCTGAACCAGCTGATCGCCGTCAATCTGGGATTCACCGGTTGGAGATGGAAGCGACCCGAACTTGCGGTAAGCGCGACCAAGGATCTGCTTACATTCTGCAATAGTCCAGTTAAGGATCCAGAGGTTATTCTGGTATTCTTCGTCTGTAGACTGTCTGTATACCTCTAAGACCCATTTTCTGTCAACAGACGGGGGATTGAACAGGTAGATCGTATTCGAGCGTCTGTTGAATCTGAAGTTGGGCTCTTCGGCGGTGTACATTTTGTTGTTATCGATGATCTGGCGAGTCATATCGTAGATGTAGAAGAAATCCCCACTCACACCCCCGCCCATTCCATAGGTGAACGTTTCCTGAAAGGATGCCATGGCGAACGGATCTTCCATGGTGAATGCATCGTTGCTCATCGTGATCACACTGACCACATCAGTAATCTCCGCTGGAAGCTGGTATTCATTCTGCCCAGACACAACATCGAGTTGGTAGAATGAGTGATTCAGGTTATCATTCCCCTTCTGTTTCCATGTTTTCTTCGCCATACGGTACGCGGTTTCGATGTCAGGAGTGTCCAACTCCACGTCAACAAGCGTACCACTCAGCATGGTTACGACATCATCAATAAATTCGTTACTCAGATTCACGCTCACGGTAATAGGTCTCCATCAAATTCGTCTAAGAAAGATCGTCTGGTTTCTTCAACACCATCGAAAGGTTCGTTGATGTCTGGGTTTGTTTCTCCGTTATCAATTCCAGTGTCATCAACACCGTCATGACCAACATAGTCATTCGCGTGCTGGTTGTGTTGGTCGACAATGTCATCGAGTTCAGGCCCAATGGAACCAGTGATATCGATTTCACGAGTCTTGCGACTGTCTTCAAGAACACGAAGCTTAACAACAGTGTAAAACTTTTCGAATTCCTGACTGCCATCAACATCAACAACTTCCCACATGGCGTCATGCTTGGGATTTTTGAAGAAAGGAACCTCTATGACATCTCCCTCTACGAGAGAACGACCAAGGTCGTCATAGGAATTTACATGAACCTTTATGATCTGATCAGTTCCGATGGGGTCTATAATCCCAAACTGAGAATAGTCTGTCACTTGTTCTGGAGCAGGCTCGAAATAAATGTTGATTGGCACCGGGTATTTGTCATATGCACGATCAGGAACTTCCATGAACGTCGTTACCTGAATATCATTCAGGCTTGGGTTGACGCTTGCCCTACTACCAAGATACTTGTAAACGTTTGCGATCTTCCACGTCATGGAAGTTGCTTCATATGAAAGTTTCTTCTGGAGTTTTCTGGTTCTTCCACCATAGACTCCGATCTTTGCAGTCTTCATTTCTTGATCCTATTTCGTGCGTTTGCAACAGCCGTCAGTCGATTGAAGCGAGCAATCTTGAAGTAAATTCGACTGTTCTGTTCTTTCTTGTAGACCTGAGTGCTCACAATCTCCAGATCTTCTATCAGCTGCCCAGCAGTATCACCAAGAACGATCAGGCACGGTTTTCTGTCGGAGTCGATAATGCCAGTGCCACGCTTGTCGATAACAGCATCATATTCCAATTTCTGGAACAATTCAGCCCATGTTTCTTTGATCGATTTCAGTCCTTTGGACAGCTTGGCTGCAAACCGGAATGTCAGCTGCCAGATGTGTGCGAAAGCATTTTTAATTGAAAGCTGTCCCGGAACCAGAGTATAAATTTCATCGAGGACTTCTTCATGATCCGGAAACATTCTCAACATCTTCTGGTAGTCCAGTTCGTAATCGTCCATGGTATATTGCTGGACATTCAGTGGTTGCTTTGATCTCTCTCGGTATCTGAACACACGGGCGTACAGTGTACTTTCACGAGACCTACGACCAACCACGTCGTTGATCATGTAAGCAAACACCCCATAAGGACGTAGATTGCCATCGACGGCTCCGTACATATCGAACTCACCATCATCGGTGAACGATGCGTACACATCAAGCCGTCCGTAATACCCTTCTAGGGAACTGACGTCGAGAACACTTGTTACGGAAAACCGGCGAACACTCATTACATACCTTCTTTATATCATAGTGAGTATTTAGGCTTAAATAGGGGAAAAGCCTAGAGATGTATTCTCCATGAGTAGCACAAAAGACCAAACATTTTATGAGAATCAGATAGAAAGATATCTGTCTCAAGTGATAAGAGCGTTCTCTACATTCACCGTGAAAGATGGTGTTGTGAGGAACGGACAGCAATACGAAGAAAAAGTCCCGGTTATGTTCGGGTCGCCCTCTCGCGTTGTTGCGGCAATATTGAACAAAGACACTGAATACAAAAACGTGAAAGTGCCTCTGATGGCTGTGAACCTCTCAAGTATCGAACTGGATGACGAATCTCGAATGAATCCGTACCATCAGATGGAGGTTGGATATCGCCAAGCGTCCGACGGTCAGATGACGAACGTCAACCGATTGTCCGGGGTTCCACTTCGACTGGGGGTCGACCTTAGCATTTATGCATCGTCTGTCAGCCAATTGATGGAAATCTTGGAAAAGATCCTGCTGACTTTCCATCCAGAGGTTGTTATTCAAAAATCAACCAATGCGTTTGATCCTGATTATATCACATCAATTCGTATGGAGGGAATCTCTAATGAGATAACCAGACCACTCGGACAATCTCATCGTGCTGCTGAAATGACGTTGCAGTTCAGTGTTCCTGTAAGAATTTCATACCCTCTCAAAGACACGGATCCACTTGAAGATATCCGCCTGCGTGTCTATGAAGAAAACAAACCGACTCTGAACTCCGATGACATTATCAATCTGGAGACGAAAGAGGTAATTGACGGAGAAGAATTACCATGAAGCATGATATAACAATCCATAAGGGAAGTCGATTCTCTTTTAGCATGAAGATCGAAACGATGGATGAAACTGGAAACGAAATTCCTCTCGACCTTTCAACATCACAGTTTTCAATGACGATCAAGCCGTATGAAGGGTACGAGTTTGTTTCTGATCCGGAGTCAGAGGAAACCGACATTTCAATTAGTCTTTCCGATGCAGGGTACGTGTGGTCTCCGGTTGGAACTGACGGCGTTGTTGTTATTGATGTTCCGGCAGAAGATACGCTCGTATTTGATTATCCGCGTCCCGGTGTCTATGACCTCAAGATAAGTCTTCCGGATGGTTCTGTTGAGACGTTCCTGTACGGAGAAGTAAAATTCATCGAATCAATCAGTCCGCTTCCTTCAGGTGGGGTGTGATATGAGACGGTTCAAATACAGGATCACGGTCACCATGCCACAGAAGCGTTCAAAGGTTATCAACGGACAGCTTCATATGATCTTTCGTGAGGTGAGTAAGTTCGAATATGTAATGCCAGAGAGGATTAACTGATGCGTGTCGAAGAATTGTTTGAAGAAAAGTTCAAGCTGAACGACAAAGCAGAACAATGGATAAAGGATAACAAGGACAAGTTCCGGGATCGTTATGACGACGATTGGGAGAGTATCCTGTATGCGACAGCTACCAAAATGCAGAAGAACGGGAGTTTCGACTAATGGCGAAGCGAAAGGGGGCTTTCAGCAAATGTATGCAGGGTACTTACGACGTCGTCAACAAAGAGAAATACGTAGGAACCAAGAACCCCCGTTACCTTTCCAGTTATGAGTACGCCGTCTTTCGTTGGGCAGACAACCATCCGTCTGTAATCCGATGGGGCAGCGAAACGACTGTTGTCCCGTACATGGATCCGCGCATTCAAAGGAAGCGTCGATATATGGTTGATATCTTCATGGAAGTCAGAACCAAGGATGGGGAGTTTAAAACCTATCTTGCAGAGATTAAGCCGCATAGTCAAACCTTACCGCCAGTCAAGACGAGCAGGAAGCGTCAAGACGTCTATCTTAAAGAGTGTGAAGTTTTCACTACGAACATGCTGAAGTGGGAAGCTGCAAAGAAATTCTGTAAGGAAAGGGGATGGGAATTCATAGTCCTTACAGAATTTCAGATATTCAAGAAGTGAGAACGAAGCTTTCGTCTTCAATCGAATAGTCGATTGAATCGTACTGGATTGTCAGGGTGTAGAGTGCGTTCGTTGCTGCTTGGGTATTCTCCAGATCTGGTTTCTGAAGAGTAGCAATGAAACAATTCCTGTAAGTCTCAGATCGAACCACCTTCGAATTGGTGTTTAATATCTCAAGTTTGATATCAAACTTCGACTGGCTCTTCGTCCCTTCAAACCCACTGATCTCATCGCCTTTCTGACGGAAGATCTGGGACATGATAATTCCGTCCATGATCCCTTCATCATCACTCATCAGGGTGATCGTCAGGATTTCACTCTCCAGCTTACCAACGTCCTGAAAGTTCGCTCGACGATTCCCATGGTTCGTCGTTGCAAAGGTAATTGCTGGAGGGTTAACATTTCTGACCCCTCGTGAAAGAAAGTCAGAAATGTTTTCCGGAATGCCGAGAAACCTTGCGTTGAAGCGGTTGATTTCCTGTGCAGCCGATCCAGCGTTGAGAATTTTTGTTCTCAGTTTATCGACAATCGTGGTCATACCCCGTAGCTCCTGTTAATCATTGCTGTCAGTGTTGGATACTTACCAACCATCGAGTAGATATCCAGCTTTGACAGCTCTTTCAAATTCATCCTGTGGATATAGTTAATCAGAATATCCGGATGAATTGACGGGAGGTACTCTGATTTGATGTCCATGTACCAGTTATTCGACTCAGCAATCTCAGCCAGAGAATAGAACGTCAAGTCGAGGAAACGACGTCGTTCTTCGTTGTCTGGAGCTTCGTCACTGTGGTAGAACTCCCTTGCAGCTGCAATCGAGTTGAAGAACTGGTATTTCAGAGAAAACTTCGAAACATAATCCGTCTGGATGATGATACCACTATTCATTCGTTCCCCTGCAATCTCGATACCTGTCTTCTTACAGTAACGATCTCTGGTGTCCTGAATTGCCCAAGAGAAGACCAAGTCTCTCCGGTTCTGTTCGAGGTTGTCTACGAACTTGCCAATTACAGTGACCCCTCGCTTGCTTTGATCATACTGAGTATGCCCTGCACGACTCGCGTCATGGTCAATGGCTCTCAGGTGCATGATTTTATCCATGTCAAACCCCTTTTAGGATTGGGGCTCCGAAGAGCCCCCTTTTTGGTTATTTACTGACCAGATGCACGCGCACGACGTAGGCGATCTTTCAGACTGTTACCACCACCAGAGGACTCGGTGGTTTTTGACTGTGTGTCGTCTTGAGAACCATCATCGCCTTCATCCCCATCATCTTCAGCCTTACGTTCAGATCGGCGTCCGAGACGGGAGTTACCGGCAGGACGGGCAGCTCCACCATCGTCAGAAGAATCGTTTCCGGACTCACGACGGGTACGACCACCGTTACCACCTTCATCTTCGTTCAGTGCCTTGTCGGCTTTCTCAACCCACTCGGCAACTTCGTCGACAGTGACTTCAGCAGGAGCGATATCCGCGTCATACAGATCGTGAATTTCCACTACCGCATCACCAAACGCCTCGTAGATCTCATCACCAGCAGGTTGCGGGCGGAAGAAAGAGTTGGCGTAGGAAGCGTTCCCACCTTGATTCGTTGTCTTCTTGATAACGAACACGTGTTCAGTCGGATCTTCGACGATTCCTTCGGCATAGGATTCCTTGATCTTTTCCATAACCGCGAACGGCATGTAGAAGATTCGGACTTGGTTTCCATCTTCCAGTTCAGGGATGTCGAACGGACAGTCGATTACCACGACCTGTGCGACGTAGTAGTCCTTCGCCATCCATTTCTTAGACATCGGAGTACCTTTGCCGTCCTTTACATAACTGAAGCCTTTGGCACATGCAGGGCAGCTTTCACCGCGAGAGTGATAGATGCAGTCTACGCTGCCGACAGAAGCAACACCCATGTTGGGGCCGTGTTTTTTGAAGTGCTTGAACAGGTCACCGTCTTCGTATGGAACAAACATGACTTCCATCTTTTCGTTGGTGTCAAGCTTGTAGTACGGCAGGATTTTTGGATCGTCTTCACGACGACCACCACCGTGCTCGGTCTTGTTCAGGGTTTTTTCGAGGATCTGTTTCTTCAGTTTGTGTTTGGTCAATGCCATAACGTATATTCTCCGTAGATTTTAAGATTTGGCAGAATTCTGCCTCCGTAACACTAACGTATCTCGACGTAGCGTTTTATTTAGTCACGTTCATTGGGGCTACTGTAACCACAATGCCGTCGATGTCAATTTCCAGAAGACCGCGATCAGTCACTTGGAATTCAACCTTCTCTTCTTCAGAAATGGATGACGCTTGCTTCATCGCTCGGATGACAGGGTCGATTTTCCATTTCACCGAAAACGTTTCCGAATCAAACTCGTCGTTGATATCAACGTCGAACTTATCATCGAAGTCGTCGTACCCACCACCGATACTGAAATTCACAGTACCTTTGTCGCTGGATTCGTCAAAGTACATTTCGATGTACATCGTATCGGTAACAGAAGCACTATTGATCGAGTTCTTCATCTTACTGATATAGTCGACATAGCTCTTGTTGATAACGCCGCTGAACACAGTTTCACATTGTGGATAATCCGTGGGGATCGTCCGCATGTTTGCTGGGTCAGTCGTGGTTACCTTGGAACGTCGGCGACCTTCCTTGATGGTAATCTGGTTGACAAAGTCTTCACCATTCTTCTTCGACTTCAGAGTTTCGAGTTCAACACCCATTTTTTCTTCGTCGAACAGGTTCAGACGCGACAGGAGACCTTTCACGGACAGAAGACCGACTTGATGTTCGATGAACTGGTCTGTCTCTGTATAGATGATTGTGTTCTTGTCTTGTGTGATCCCTCGGATCTGATTCTTGTCATCAGCTGCGAAGATACCGGCATCCAGAATACCAACGCCTTCCATGATTTCAAGAATTTTCTTGGTTTTTACCAAGTCCATATTACCCTCCTTTAGGGTTATCGTTACATTTTCTCAGAGTGCAGCAACTGTGTCAAGCATTTCGATCAGTTGACCTTTCGAATGAAGTTTCATCATGCCAGATATCACGATGTTTTCTGCAATGTTTCGATCATCGTAAACATCATCCAGTGCAGCCGGGTCTGAACGTACTGTGTACTCGTAGTCCTTGTAGTAGATCACATACTTGGAGAACATGAACATCTTATGGATTTCGATACACGGATGGAACTGCCCTTTTATGAGATCATCCGAATCTTGACGAATCCCGACTTTGGTGACTTCTTCTATGTTTTTCAAAACATGGATGGCGGCATTCGCGTACGTCATTTTAGCTCTCTTTGACGTTTTCATTAATGAACTCCAGAACTTTAGAGGTGCATTGTTGGAAGAACTCGTCAATTTTACCCTCTTCATTGTAGATGTCAATGAAGGTTGGAGGTTTCTCGAACATGTCTTCCGACATATAACGCCTTGAATCGGAACCGTACTCATAACCTTCTCGGTGGATTCTAATGACGAGTGTCTTCCCGGCACCGACCGTTTCAATCACCGGCTTTGCTTCGTCTGGGAAACCCCCGTCACTGAACACGAAAAGTTTCTGTCGGGTTATGATATTTGACACGGACATCATGTTTAAAGCACAGACATTGCCGAAATACCGCTTACCGTATCTTGGTTTGATCACGTTTTCGGAGATGTCAATGATCGCATTCCTTGGGGATAACCCACCGAACAGGTCGGTTGGGGTTTCTTTCTTGCTTCTGTCAGTTGCGTAATCAACCACGACATAATAGTCGAGATTATAGATAACGGACGCCAGCCTGTACAGGTGCTCTTTGAACATCATTGGGACTGTAACGATGTCCGTTACCTTTGTGATGGTTTCATCAATGTGGGCTGCTGCGACGTCCTTTCCTGACATTGGTGGAGCGTTAAAAATAACGACGGAATCGAGTGGATGCATTTCACTACCTCAAACAATACCAGAATGCTACCACATCAACAAGACCCCGTCAACTAAAGAATGAGTCTGGCTCGCAGGATATTGAGAATTTTTTCTTTTCCTACTTTGTTAATCTGCCGGTTCAGATCGCGAGCGTTTCTTTTCGTCATTCGATACGGATGGTCGAAATAAACCGGAATCTCATCAGAACTCAGCCCAAAAATTACATACAAGCCGTCTCCGCTGATTTGTATGATGTTGGTATAAAGAAACTGGAACTTCGATGAAGTAGGATTCATTGATATCACCACCCGAAGTTCATGACTGCATATAGGGTCGATATCGAAGTCCGCTATTTGGTGTTCACTAACAAGCTTTTCGATTGGTGTCATAACTCATCCACCTGTAACATCATTGACAATTTATCATAGTCTCGTTCGTACGAGTCTTCAAGGAAAGTTTCAATAGTGTCGCACTCAATTCCTTCTTCATTTATTCGACTTTGGAGACTATCCAACAAGAATACAAACTTTACTTGATAAACCCCAGAAAATAAAGCATTGACTGTTACGAATTGAATCCCATAAACATAGCCATACTTTTTGTGATCATGAGAGTTTATACTTATGTGGATGTATTTGTTAGAGTCCAATATCGGGGTTCGAGACTTTAAAATCTCTACACACACAGCGAGCATAGGTCGGTTATAGATGGTTTCTAACGCATCGATCATAGGGTTCCACATCACAAGTGCCTCATAAATTCGATGATAAAAGTACGGTTTCTATGATAGAAGCCACCCTTTCGTAATCACAAGATTTCCGAAAGTGTGTTGAGTAATAGTCCTTGATCCCAAGTATGGAATCATTTGTTTTCTTGGAGTGTTCTCTCCACAGATCGATATCAAGTTTGAACTCAATGTACACGCCGTTACCGCTTATCTCCGGAATCTGGATGCACATAAGGTATTGATTCGCAGTTACTCGAAAAATGTGAGAATGAAACCCCTGAATTGGCTTGTCTGAAGAGTGAAAAGACACCACGCTGTTTTCAATTGCGAATATCATAGATTCTGTGACGGGATCGAATTTATCTTCACTCATATCATACTCCAAAAAAAGGGAGCCGAAGCTCCCCTTTTCAGTAGAAATCAATCAGATCTTGATTTCTTTGGTTGCTACGGTGACTGTCATTGGAACAGTGTAACCACCGCCGAAGTTGATGTCAACAACGGATTCTTCTTCGCCTTCACGATCAGAGAACCATGTCTTACCAATAACCAGCGCGTAGGTGATGCCACTGATTTCGCTTTGGATAAACTTCAGGCGTTCCTGCTTGTTTTTCAGTGCGACCAGCAGCATCTTCTCCGACAGACCCCCATTCTCTTTCAAGCCGAGGCTGATCAGGTAATCAGACACCGTCAACTTCTTATTGTCGGCGATTTTTTCCTTCACCTTCGCAACAGCTGGCAGGGAAGACAGACCTTTCACCTTATAGCTCATTTCACGAGCCATGTAGGCGTCTGTGGCTTCACGAGAGGCGACTTTCGGGCTGAACCCGTAGTCACGTACCCCGATAGAAGAAAGCCACTGTGCAGCCTTCTCACCGTACTCAACAGAAAGCCCACCAACTGCACGACTCTTTTCAGGAAGCAGGCTCTTGATTACCTTGACTTGTCCTTGCAGCAGGAACATTTCACGAATCAGATCCGCGTATTCAGAGATCGTGGTTTTGCTCACCATAGACCGGCTGACTACCGGGATTCTTTTCAGATGAATCAGGATGTACTCCAGACTGCTGCTTCCGACTGTGTCGATGTGTTCGATCACCGTGTCGCCATAATCTTCCCTCATGGCTTCGTAGGTACTCGAATCAACAACCAGCGGCAGACAATCCATATTGATGATACCGTCTCGAACGATGGTGTAGTTCCGGAAGATCTGGCTCTTCACACGCTCGATATCGAACTCATTTTCAGGAACTTCGACAGTACCTTTCACCAGCGTTTGCAGGGAAATGTTCGGACGTGTACTGTTGTAAACCACCCCAGTAACAACAGGTTCCTGAGCTGGAGATTTTTCGAACTTCGGAAGTTCAGTAGCCGCATCGGTGGATCGGGTTGTCCGATTGTAATCGAAGTATTGACTCTTCGTCACAACCGATGCGTGTTCGGCATTGTCAATCAGGGCTACCAGATCCACAATCGTCGGTGCGTTCTCGTCCGGAATGTAATTCATATCCTTGCCGGAGAAGTAGCGAACATCCTCATCCAGAACTGCCTGATGTACCATCGCTTCAAAGTCGGAGAGTTCCTGACGTGTGAAAGCGTTGGTGAACCGGTCGATCAGGAACACATCACCAAGCTGCTCCAGACAACGCCACACAAGTTTTGAGTTGCCGGTTCGTACGGCGTAGTACATGATCAGGTACAGATGATCCTCACTCAGCTCTTTCTGAAGTACGTCCTTCGGAACGATTGAGTGAACCTTCTCAACGGTTTCAGGAACTTTCACCTTACCGTCTTCAACGTCAACGATAACGATCTGACCGCCATCCTTCACGTAGATGGCATGTTTCGCACGCTTGTTGACGCTTACCTCTACCAGAGGAACACGAACCGCGCCAGTAACAGCATCGCTGAACCGAACCTTGTAGTCTTCCTGACCTTCAGCAAAGATGTGAATGCCATTTGACGCTTCTGCCATCTTAGCCAACAGTTCCCGATCACAGTACCAACCGTATTCGATGAATGAACAGCTCTGGAACACACTCGGAAGCTCTTTCGCCAGTTCGACAACCTTATTGCGGTTTGACTGGTTGTCATAACCGTCAGTCATCATAACGAAGTTGTTGTAGAAGTCGTTCTGGATGTTTTTTGCGACATCAATCGCCAGCTGCATTGGATCTGCGAATCCGGTAAGGCCGATTGGTTGCAGGTAACGGTCGATGGCTTGCTGGATAGCAGTTACAGACGCGATGTCGGAGACAGGGACTGCTTCGCACACAACACCACATTGCCCACGACCACTGAAGTAGATGATTGAAAACGTATCTTCAGGTTGTGCCACCAGAGAAACAGTGTTCTTCAGGTGCTGCCGCATCATTGGCAGGGATCCGTACATAGATCCGGATACGTCAACCAGATACACGTGGTTTGTCGCTTGGTTTGCTTTGACGGTCTTCATACCGCCGATTTCGATTACCTCGAACATTATGAGGTGCTCCTTTTGGTTGGTTGGTCGATTTCAAATGGGATCGACAACGAGATCGTCCCTATGGCTTTCGGTTTACTTGTTTGTGCTCCAGTCGTATCATAACGCACTCCACTGGATACTGTAAAGCCCCTCTTGTGAAGTTCTTCGATAAAAAGTCGTTTCTTTTCCGGGTCAGAATCGACGTCGAGCGGAAGGTCAAAGTACATGCCGTTCTTATTAAACTTCTTGATCACACCGAAAAGCCATGCGTTGACGATGGGTTCAAAGTTGATTTTTTCTTCTTTCAACCTTTCGGCGAAGTCTGTTGCTGACAATCTTTCTTGTGTCATCACAATACTCCCATTTTGCAAAGTGAGTTGAGTGTTTCTGCTGCGTTTTTATCGTGTAGGAGTCTTTCGCACTCCCGCTGGAAAGCGTGGCACTCTTCGGGGGTTTTCGGAAGGTGAACATCCAGCTCCGATTCCCGTATCTGGGTATTCACAATGCGTTCGATCTCAATAAAATAGTCTGAGAACCAAATTCTCGTACACCGACGATATTGGTTCCAATCTACCGGATTGTTACTAATTCTCGTAGGAATATCGGAAGTAGAGAAACTGTAATACTTGCACTTAATAGGTAACCTGACCAGATCCGACTCATTGTATCGTCGAATATCGTCACTCAACTCGATAATCTTCCCGATCAGCGGATATGAGTCAATCATTACAGTTCTCCGATTTTCAAAATTAAAGATAGTGTTTCTGGGTCGTTCGCCAGCATTTCACATTCTTTCTGAAATTTTCGCACGTCTTCTACGGAGTTTGGGATGTAATTATTTCTGAATCTTACTAATTCTGAGTGGCTGTTAAACCCATAACCAATCTCCAGAATGTCATCTCTGATGTAGATGTGGGTAGCATATGAGTACAGGTGATCTTCGCCTTTTCTCACAGAATGAACAAATGACCGGAATCTATAATGCTTGTCTTGTTTCTTAGCAGGAAGATGGCTGAACCTCATACACTGGTAATCCGAAGTACGAGGGAATTTGGGCCTATTCGACTCAATAACCCATGTGAACGTTGCATGTTCAAGGAGAGTCGAAAGTATTCCATATTTCTGATTCATGCCAGTTTCACTTTTTTGAGTTGTCACAGATAACAAGCGTCACATCTGGTTTTGCGAGTTTCGACAGCTTTGAAATCACACTCTCGAAGTTTACAACACTACCACCGGCAAGTCCAGTCCCAATCGGAACGATTACCAGCGTATCGCCGTCATGCATCCGCTGATTGATAATTGTCGCCAATGCTTTGAATACAGAATCCCAGTGAACATACACTCCACGACCATGTGGAGGTTTAATTCCAAACTGGGTGTAGCAGTTGTAGTACTCTACATCGTTATCGATGCACTTCGAGAATGTCCCGAGCTTATTGATGTCACCGAACCGACCGTTATCGACGTCTGCTTTATAGACTTCGCCATTGGTGTACTCCGTCAAGGCAAGGGCAACACCGGCACCCATAGTGCAAAAACAGTTACAACCATGGGCAACAAACAGGTTGTGCTTCTCTTCAAAGCTTTCGATGAACTTGATGATGTTCTGTTTCTTCCAGATTACTTTCATGTTGACCTCACAATGACAGACACTTTATTGCGTCTTCTATCAGATTTTTATTTTCAACGATTGCAGTCTTCGTGACACCACGATGAATTCTTTCGTAAGCGAGTATGGATTCCTCGTGGTTCGCGAAGTCTAACAGATATCCGACCCCATCACTCCAGACATAAAGCTTGTGGCGTGTGTCTCCGTAACTGTTCACATACGAAGAGAACATTATATCGAAATCGCAATCGGCTGGCGCACTTTGTACCTGTGTGGAATTGGAGACTATGAACACAAAGTCCTTGCACGCGTCTTTGATTCCGTACCCTTCTGGATACATACCCATATCAACCACCCATCTCCGCAATCCTGATCGCATCAATGACTCTCTCGTCAGTCAACCACGATGATTGAAATTCTTCATCTATAAACTCGCACTTGTAGGTTTCAAGAACCGACCGAACTTCATCAGAAATAAGGATAACATAATTAACACCGTTTAGCCAGATGTAAACATGGTACTTCGAAATGAAAATCGAGTCTACTGCTTCCTCAGTCTGCTTTCGTTTCGTTAACTCAGATTCAACAATAATCGTCGCGAGAGCTTCATATGCGTTCATAGTAATTTCAATTCAACGTATTCGTCAATGACTCTGCTGATTTCCGACAGAAGACCACAGTTCTTGATAGTTCCGTTTAACATTTCTTCGAACTTCAATCTGTCCTCATAGGAACAAAATCCGGCTTCTTTTGGGATCACAAACACAACGGTTCGATCCATTTCATTCTCGGAATCGTAGTCCGAGAACAACACCCTATAGGAAAACACTGCTATGTAAGGAACTTGGTTTGGGACTCCCTGACATGGATCAAGGTAAGCCTTAGACGATTCCGCATCTTTTATCAAATAATTCAGATCAATCATAACGATGCTAAGTCGTATGCGTTAATAAAAACTTCCCGGTTCTTTCTGAAGATATTCGAAGCAAGCTTCCGAGATTCTTCTTCACTGGTATGCTTTCGTTCCGATGAAAACACAGCGGAAATGCTATTAAGGCATACCTCATTAGAGATCGTCGGATCGCACTTTCTAAGGTCTACTACGACAGCACATATGTTGCCTCTAGCCCAAAACTCAATGAGAAAACATCCGAGTGCCTCCAGAAATAACATACGGCAGTCTTCACTTCTTATCAGGTGAGATTCGTTAATCAGCACATCGTAATCCGTAATACTGCCATTACTGATGCCGTTGATCATTCTCTGGACGCACCCACATGCAGCAGTTTCGATTCTTTTCTTTGCTACTTCAAAGCTCTCGAAGCTGTCTGAGATTTTTGATGAGTTCTTCATTGAATTTCAATGCCTCGAAGGTTTGGTCGGTGAGTATATCGCAGCTTTCTAAAACAGCACAAGCCCCGATGATTTCATCTGATTTTTTGACAACACCCCATATATTGACATTGTCGGTGACGAGATCTACGTAAACTGCGTTTGGAATGCTCGCCGCAGGGCGAACAGTGAAATACCCCCTATAATGAGTATCAATGTCTCCCGCAGTTATGATTCTTTCCGCATTTTGAAAGAAGTGTACGAGCAAAGTTGCCATCGACTGATCGATCAATTCCTGACTGTATTTGTAACCAGTCATAACATCACTCCAATTTTGAAATATTCTTTGATTACTTTTTCAAGGGCATCGCGTGTTCCCTCACATTTCAGTGAGCTTAAAATATTGTATCTGTGCTTGTCAATGAAACAATTCGGGGAATTCAAAACAAAAACGACGACCCCGTAGGACATCCCAGATCTCGTCAGTCGAAATCTGAGAGTTGGATCCCCGCAGAAAAATCCATAAGATACGATCAATGTGTTTGAATAGTATGCCTTTTTCTTATCAGAACGTACAGACTCCACTGCGGAGAATCGTTTCGCGGAACTGATAGAAGCCATAATCTCGTCATAAAGGGGCGTTTGTGGGCGTTTCATAGGTCACATGTTTCCCAAAGCGCGTCGAATAATTGCTTCTCCTTCCTAGTATCTTCATAAAACTCCGCAGGTTTCCTTAGACACTTGTACTTCATGAACTCTTCGCGGTCTATGTCAGTTAGTTTTGCACGAAACTCAATGGATCGTCTGAAATGTCCGGAAGTTGTATAAAGATCACTGCTTATTTTAATGAAGTGGGGATAACTGTCACTACCAACGACTCGTTCTGTGGCGAAAGAAACCGTAACCCCAGTACCATCATTCTTCATTTCGGCTGATTGGAAGATCTGGCTTGGGGTGAACGAGCGTTCAGACCTTCTATGAAACTTCATATTCAGGTTGATAACATCTTGAAGAAGCTCCAATCGACTCATAACCTACTCCATATTACAGAGAACTTTCAGTGATGATGAGATTGTAAATGAAATCTTTGAATTGGTCAATGGATTTGTCGCGGTGCATCGCACTGAGGACGACTGAAGGATTTCTTTGGTGGTTGTGGAGTAATCCACTTTCCCGAATATCAAGACCGAACTCAATGTAGTCGGCTGTGTGCCCATTGTCATGAAACTCGGTTGAACCATAAAATACCGCAATGATAATAGACATACCGGGGATCGTTGAAAGCCAGATATCGATAGTGACCTTCGCGTCTTCCCTTTTCTCTATCGGATGGCTCCAGTAAATGTCAACTACATTTGCTTTTGACAGTATTTCTATGATTTTCTCGGCTTCCGTCATAAATGATCCATTCCGTACAGGCTATCAAAGAGTTCAGAAAACGCCTCCAGATCCCCGTTTTTTCGGATTTCCCTGATAGGGCTCTCTATGTTTGCGAACACCATCGCGTCGTCGTTGGCGTACACATCATGGACTATTACTTTCAGATTCCTTCCAGTTTTTGGATCTGATACTATGACAGAGAGAACACGCAACCCGTTTCTGTTGTTATGGCCGTTCCTTACCAGAGAAAATGGTTCGTTGCTATGAAACGCACCCCCAAAGTTCGAAGATACTGTATTGCCGCTTTCCACAACCATATCCCGGAAGATCGCGAACACACTTTTCTGTTTATTGTCCACTGTATATACCCTCATAGTGAAGAAGTGGCCTCAAGCATTTCTTCGATGATTTCAATGTTGTCCAAAACATGTTGTTTTGGGATTCTGATGGTACATTCATCTGGTATGTCGTAAAAAGTTATACGATAGTGGCTGATCCCAATGAAGTGTAATTTTCTGTTACGGCTTGGGATTCTCGTCCACCAAATTTGATAGTCAAACGGAACGCTGGCTCTTACTACTCGAACCTCGCTGCTGGCGTTGATTGCTTCTTCTATGGTTTGTAATGAAGTTGATAGCATCACAACCTCTTCTGAGCAAGGTACATTTGGTCTATGGTTCCATCGTAGTACATCTGTCGAATGGAGTCATGATCAATATCGACATCCAAGCCAATAGCTGAAAGTAGGACAGTATTGTCGTTTATATGAACAGATATGCTCAACTCGCTACCAATAAAGCAATATCTCTTGACAGACAATAGTTCAACCTTACCATCCCATCCCCTACGGAATATTGTCACCGATCTAGCGGCGTTCATTGCTTCCTGTAGGGTCATCACATCCCTCACCTTACCATCTTCCTGATGATCTTTTTTTGCTGTTCGTATAAAGTTTGTTGGTTTTTGCAGATTGTTTGATACATTCGACCAATCCAAGAAAATGCAATAAGAGTGCCCAGCAGAACAAAAACTCCAGCGGCGAAATTGTTGCCGATGATACAGGCAGCTGCAAAAAGAAATGCGGATATGTATGGCATGGTTCTTACCTCAAAGTGGCGAAAGTTTCCTGAATTGTCTCACAATGGAGATCAGCTCGCAAGTCTTTCCTTCTTCTTCAATTCCGTTGGTGATTTGTGGCACACACGTGAAATTTTCGTAGAACTCTTCAACAGACTCTACCCTTCGGTTGTACTTGAATTCCACCATAAACTCTCCGATAACGGAGACAATAACAGAGCAAACTCGGTTCTCCAGAATAGAAGACTTTACGTAAACTCCAAGAACTTCACCGTCGACCAATGGATCTTGCAGTATGTCTTCTACTCTAACATCGTCAGCGAGGTATAAAGTTTCTACCAGCTTTTCGTAAATACTCATTACAACGCATCCATGTCGTAAAGATGGTTTACAAATTCAACCAACCGTTCAATATCACCTTCACGCGATATATCCCCCATGATCGAGCCTCCCATACGTATGAGTTCGCGAGTTTTTTGGGTGTTAAGAACAGAAAATGAATAAACCAAGGATAGTTTACCATTCCTTAACCTCTCATCGCGAATGCGTACAATCGGCTCTCCAAAATCATAAACGTCGATGAAGATATTGACTCCTGATTTCACAAACCCGGTTGATACATACCCAGTTTCCGTAGTCTCATGTTGAGATCCGGACTTGATAACTTCCATCAGAAGGTCAAAAGTTTTCACAACAGATCGTCCATTTTCTTGATTTGTCTGATATTGACCATGAGCTTTTTGTATGCAGTTGGGTCGTCCATACAGCGGTTGAAGTCTTTTCGGAAACGAACTGTTTTTGGAGACGAAGAATATAATGAATATGGAGTATACCGTTTCCGCTTTTTAGCTCTGTCATAGAACAAATCACGCTGCGTCTTCGGTAGTTTCCCATACCGATCCATAACGTTCGTCAAATATCGCATAGCCATTATCATTCTCCAAAAAAAAAACGGAACCGAAGTTCCGTTTATTGTCTCTGAATCGATCTACTATGTCAACACTGGTAGCTCTTCCCCAGATGCTCACACAGCTGATCAAACCCGCCGATGTGTTCGGATTCTTCAGTTTCGTCGTCTTCCAGAAAGATCTGTGGGACAGATTTACACCCCATGGCTTTCAGCTGATCGACTTTCTCCGGGAACGCTTCCAGATTGATGTAGACATACTTGAGTCCTTCTGACTTCAGAAGATCAACTGCCCTGACGCAATAAGGACACCCGGATTTCCCATAAACCACATAATTCTTAGCCATACGTTCTCCTAAAAGTCGGTATCGAATTCAATACCATCGTCATCACGACGCATTACGTTCACTTTGTACTGGGCAATGTCTTCTTCTTGAGGACTACCCTGAGACTTGCCAATGTTAAGCCAATTCTCCATGAACTTCAACGGATTCGATGTTGGTAGTTTATGCTTCGACTGAACCTTCATGAATTTCACGACGTCCCTCGCACAGAACTTAGACCACTCTTTCAGAATGTCTGCGTTCAGACCAATCAGTTCCCGACCTTCAGAGAACAGATAGTCAACCCATGCGAATTCAGATTCAAGAACTTCATCAATCAGTTCCTCAATCTCTCCACGGCATTGTTCAAAGGCAATCTTCCCACGCTCCGATTTCAACTCATTTCGAATTACAGCTTTATCAAGCTCCACATGAGTTTCGAATTCATCCTGTGCAATTTTCTGAATTGCTTTTCCGATAGGTTGGAACAACCCAGTATCACAGATCGCGAATGTCACCGCGAAGCTGCTCATGAACTGGATACGTTCGAGAACCAACATACCGACCGCAAACATGAAAATCGCGTTGTATTCTTCCTGAGTTCCTTTTGTCATTCCAAGGGCATGTTCGTGTGCAACTTTGTGGGCTCTGCCCATAACCTTAGATACAGTCTCCAAACGACTAAGTGACTGTTCTACCGAGAGAATCTCGTCAAGTATGACAGAAGGATCTTCGAAGCTGTTTCTGACAATTTCGGAATATGTGGCCGCATGGACGACTTCTTGGTCGCTCAGACGCTGCCATGCTGCCCAAAGCTCGCTAGAGGTTACTACAGAGCCTACCAGTGGGCTGATGCGAGAAGCGAATGAATCGGCTTCCCACTGCCACGCCAGAGTTTTGATCATCATATCGTACGTCGACTTGTCGCACGTCTTGAAATCAGCAACACAACTACTGTAATTAAATTCGTTCTCGTCCCAGTCCAGCGATTTGATTGTCTTGTAGATGTCCCAAATCTCCGGGTACTTCTTATTGACGGTGTCAAACAGACCTGCCCTCTCTCCGAAGAAGAGAGAGGGAGTCTGATAGTCCGTCTTTTCGGTATTGAAAAAATTCGAATCTATCATTTGGTTCCTCTTACAGTGTGCACGATTCGCATTGATCGTCATTTGTGTTCAGACTGCCACCATTCGCAGTATAGCTGTTGACGTAGTACTGAGTTTTCATACCCATCTTCGTCATGTAGATGTAATCCCCAACCATTTCACTGGATGTTACTACATCACTACCGACAATCTTCCTGTACAGATCCGCAGAGATAGACTGGTCAGTCCATTTCTGAACAATCGCGTATGCATCGATCAGATCCTTTGTCGATATGTCCCATGCACTTTCGTAATACGCTTTCAGACGCTCGCCTTCCGGAGCAGCCCAATAGATCGTATTTCGAAGATCCGTCTTCAGTAGCGTCAGTTCCCGAATCGGATAGATTCCGTTCGTAGTTCCAGATGCTTTAGAAGAGCTTTCACACGGCATGTGGTTGATCAGGCTACTGTTACGAATCCCGCCGTTTTCGATGATATCAGATCTCAGACCTTCCCAGTCATACCGCGATTCGAATGGAACCACCGAGTCGACATTTCGATTGTAAGTATCAATCGGTAACCAACCTTCCGGCCACTTAGTACGATGCATCCAAGGAGCGACACCAAGTTCCTTTGACAACTCCAACGAAGCTTCGATGGTCTTGAACGCGTGGCGCTCGGCAACACGATCAATTTCTTTCTTACCTTCATCGGAACTGTACTTCAGGTGCTTCTTCGCCAAGTAATGAGCCATTCCGACCATACCGATACCAGCATTCATTCGAGCCTTTGCAGTGACTCCGATATGCTTCAGCGGGTAATCTGCCATATGGATCGTCTTGTCGATCATCAGAAGGGCATAATAGCAAGCCAAGAAGTAGTCTTCGTCATCCTCGATGTTCGGAAGTACGATGGCGGCAAGGTTACACATGGCGACCTCACCAATCCGTTCCTCAGAAGTAGAGTACAGATCCTCCGTTGATTGGTATTCGAGCGTCGGTTCGCATACTTCCAGACACAAGTTCGAACTGTGGATGGGATCTTTGTGCGGAGTGTGTCGGTTTACTTCATCCGCCCAGAAGAGATATCCCTTTCCGGTTTCGTAAGCCTCATTGCGTTGTGAAATGAGGATCTCACGAGCATTAACATATTTCTTTTTGAAGTTGCCGTTGGCTTCATACTCAGCGTACAGCTTTTCAAACTTCTGTTGATCCCCATCAAACAAGGCGCGAGTAAGATCCGGTGCTGTTTTTACATTGAACAGGAAGACGTCCTCGTTCTTCGCTACTTTCTTTGCAAAAAACTTGCTCTGGATCAACGCGTAGTCAAGACCACGAATCTGCTTGTCCTTTGTCGACATTGGATTCTTCAATCGAACAATATCAGAAACCTCTGGATCGAATGCAGAGAAGTAGGTCGTACATGCACCACCACGTCCAGCTTGCAGGTTTGCATGAACCGCTCCATCCAGCGCCCTGTAATACGGAAGTTTTCCTTGATGTTCAATAGAACCACCACGAACCGCATCGCCGAGGGAACGACTTTCGATGTAGGATCCAATGCCAGCACTCATGTAAGTCATTGTGTAGGCAATGTGATCCCCGGCAGCGAGAGACGCAGCACTATCACCGGATTTGTAGATACAACAACTCGCCAATCCATTATGTGGAGTCCCAAGGTTTACATAATTCGGAGTGGGGGCGTTGATCTTCTTCTTCGAAAACAGGTTATAGAAATTCTGGACGTCATTCATCCTGCGTTCGCGTGGCTGATCTTCTGACAATGCCATCGCCATTCGCATGTAGACGAATTGCTGGGTTTCGAATTCCTGCTTCGTTACTCGGTTCCGAAGAGCATACTTCTCTCGAACTTGTTTTAATTCGAAATGCGATGCTTTGAAATCCCGACGATGATCGATCATCTTTTCGATCTGTTCGTATTCTTCGTCAGAGTATGACAGGTATTTCATCAGCCCTACATTCTGGAGTTTTCGATGAAGTTCCTTGACAGTCGGAACATGATCTCCATGAATTGTTTTGTTCAGGTAGGCTGCGAAGAGACGACCGGCCATCCTGTTATACGACCAGCTATCTTGATCAAGGCAAGTTTTGATCAGACGCTCTTGCAGAAGTTGTGATGAGCATGTTTCTGGGCAGGTTGATACTGCTTGGAGTACGATGCTTGACCAGTCTACGTACTTCCCGAGGGTTTTGCTTGCCCACTCCCCCCATTTATTGACCTTTGCAGGTTGAAATTCTTCAATCTCACCGCTGCGCTTTTTGATGTACTTTATCATCAGTTCTCCTGTTGGTTCATAAAAAACCCCTCCCGATGTAGGAAGGGGTTACTTTGGTACGGGTGGTGGGACTCGAACCCACAAACACCAATGCTTAAAACTGGTGGCTATGCCAATTCGCCTACACCCGCTTAATCAATTACCGACATCCTAGTCTGCGTCGGAAGATCGCCACATGGCGGCTCTGGCTCGGCAGGATGGGCAATCTTATCTTCGACATGCTTGTTCAGTGCTTTCTTCAAACGAACTACTCCGCGAGCAGTGCGTATTAAGCCGTAAATTACCGAAACCGTCAACACGGTTTCCCACGCCATAATACAAAAGAAAAACACAGAACCTACAAATAGTGTTCCGAACACCCCGACACAGGAATGGTCGAGAAAGCAATTTCCAATGCGAATTTTGTTCCATTTGGAATTGTACCTCTCCTTGGCGCTGAACGGGTATACCGTCTCACAATCCATGATGTAGGCATGAATTTTAGCCAATACCCACACAGCAGCGGAGATGATGACCACACTACCGCCGAATGTCAAAAGAGCATCGTAATAGTCGATCATCGACCGTGTGATAGGGTCTCCCCAATTCCAACTCACCAGATCCTTGATTACTTGCATATTGCACCTCACGAGTTTGTTTGGCAGACGCGGCAGGACTCGAACCTGCGACCCGAGGGGTAGAAGCCCTCTGCTCTGTTCCAACTGAGCTACGCGCCCTTAAAGTGGTGTGTCCGACAGGGCTCGAACCTGTAACCGGCCCATTATGAGTGGGAGGCTCTACCAATTGAGCTACAGACACGTTATTTGTACTGGGTTTTTCTGTGTTTCTTCCACGATTTCTGAATCCATCTTCCCGGCCTTTCGTAACAGATCCCGACACTAATCTGCTCGTAGTACGACTTAAACCGGATTTTTTTGACACCGTATTCGGCGTAATCTTCTTCAGAAACTTCTACTTGCTTGAACAGCCGAACCCATCCCGGCTGTTTTGATCTTGAGTACATACGATTTCCTCCACGTTATGTATAGGTGATCGTATGTCGTAGGCGTAATAAAACATGATGTTCTCCGACTTGAGGAATTTATTTAGTAAGTCTATACGACAAATAACCCAATATCTAGTGTTTCTTCGATTGATTTTTTCTATTGGATCGTTGATTTTGTTTAAGATTGTTTAGAATATGAGGATTGCATTCGTGTACCTTCGCCATGTTCTCTGCTCGTGTCATCGGACGTAAATTGTGAAGGCGATTGAAGCCTCTGTCGCGATTATGGTGATCAACCTCATGGGTTGGTGGGAGTTCCCCGCAAAACGTCTCGTACACGAGTCTATGGACGTAGAAACGTTTCTTCTTTCCATTCTTGTAGAGATCTACTTTTCGGTATCCCTTTCCGTCGTCGTAATGACATTTCTGTTTGAAAAGATTGGAATAAACGAAGCCGGTGTTGGATACGAAATACGGGTATCCCTTCACCGGCTTTAGAATCTGCCATGACACCATGCAGAGGATGTTAGATATGCAACCACCACCAGACGATGTAAGTGGCCGGAACTGCAAATCTTGTGAGGATGGCGCGTTCATTGACACTCTTCCCTTGAATCCTGTTAAAAGCCATACAGCCAATTGAATGAATGACTATAAGATAACTGAGGAAGAGTAAGAATGTCAACATTCACTGCCCATAAAGTTTTGCTGTTTCATTGGTGAACCCGATATCGACGATTACCGGGTCGCCTTTATAAAGCCCCCAGTTTGCTGCTCTTGAGAAGTCAGCAGCAGGGATTCCAAAGTTCAATACCAAATCCTGAAGTGCTTGGAAGTATTCATTTTCATGAAGTTCTTCTGGTATCCCAGTGTTCAAAAAACTGTTTCGTCCTTGCAGGGAGTCCAAATATGCGGTGATTTTCATCATAGGAACCCCATCAAAGAATTTCTCAAGCTGTCTCTGTGATATCTTCGGAGCATACTCCATGTGGATCCAAGTCGGGTAGGATGATTCCTCGTCATAATCGATAACTGGAACCACAATCCCGATATTTTTGAGATACCAGTCGTCCATGAGCTGGGCTTCCGCTTCATTTTGAGCAGCACCCTTTCGATTCATGGCGATCTTCAGTATCGTTGGTTTGCCCTTATACGGTATCTTGAAAGCCACGCGAGCAGACCCCTTTCCGACCTGCTCGGCTCGTTCTTTTGCATATTCGACACGTTTCTTAAACGGAACCGACGGGTCGTATATCGCTCTGTCCCAAGAATCTGGCAGGGGTGGAGCTTCTAGTAACAGTTCTTCAACTCTCATTAGTAAGTCCTTGCAAATATATAGCGTTCTTTCCCCTGTTCTTCCATCACGCCAACGTAACGGAATCCCATTCGGCGAACTTCATCCAGCAATCTTCGATTCTTGACCATTTTCGTATACAGTCCAGCCAGCTTGTGATCTGCTGCTGCAAACTTGATGTAGTAGATTGGACGTCGTGCCGACGCAACGAGTTGAGATAGGACATACATCACTTTCGAAAAAACGCGAAAAGCGGATACTGAACGTACCCGCTCTACGCTATACGACTCTATGTTCGGACTGTATGCCATATTGGCACCAAATCCAAATACACCATTCTCATCAACGCCTACCACATAGTAGTAATCGCCGTCTTTGAAAAACGTGTACTGAGCAGAACCGGTTGTTCTGATCTCTCCGTTATCTGCGTCTTCATTCGTGCCGTAAGGAACTTCTTTCGGCTCAATAGCTTCCATAAGAATTGACATTGGTGTCCTCTTATTCTGTTTGCTATTATTTAGCCGAACCAGCCTTGTCAGAATGGCAGGGGGATCTGTGGATCGAAGTAATCGATGCCTTTCAGAATCTTGAAAGCTCCGTTCGGAGTTTCAGCCTTACGACCATAGATCACATAGTAATCTCCGACCTGCTGGTAATGGACGTCGACATAACGAGGATCGTCTTCATAGGACTCTACACTTAACCGGGCGTCCGCTTCGGATGTGCAGAACTTCGAAAGATTTGATCCGTTGATACGCCGCATTACATCATTCGGATGGTATCCCAGAGAAAGAAGAAACCCGGCTGTTACAACGATGAGATCTCCAGCGCCATCAGCAGCACCGGGGATATCCCCCTTGCGAACCGAATCCAGAAGTTCGTTCTCGCCATTCAGCTCTTCATCGATCAGATTCAAATAAAGCTTAACAAGCGGGTGATCGAGTTCCCTTGGTGTTATTTCGTTACCAGCGGTTTCGTTAAACTTGACGATATCCGCCATTGCATCATATTTCTTCATTTGTTCTCCTTTGATTTGAGTGCGGCTTCGAGGACTTCTTCCAGACTTCCACCACCGTTGTAGTGCATGGTGTGAAAATGGATTTTATTTCCGTCCATTTTCACATCTGCAAAATCACATCCATCTGTTTCTGCTTCAACTTCGTACTCACAGCGGTAGTACACGCCGTTGATCTTCATGAAATCTGAATCACACATCAGTTCACTGATCTGGCTTTCGACGTCATCGAATACGTCGCCATACCGCTCGATGGCTTTGCGTTTGACAATCTCGGGATCAACCGGTGTCAATGTTCCTTTGTTACGTTCTGTCTCACTCATTTTCAATTCTCCACAAATGTTGCCGTGTAAAATGCCATTTTGTTGAACTTGTCGTAGTAGTCGATTATACCAAGTTCGGTGTAGATGTTCCAGAAGCTTTCGAAGAATTGCTCGACTTTTTCAACTTCCTCGCACATTGGAGAAATGTTTACGAAATAACCGTCTTCAGACTCCGAGAACTGAACCTCATACTCGACAGAATACGAACGAACCATATGCCCTTCGTGGATACGGAGTTTAGCATTGTCATAAATGTAGGCATTTATAAAGTACTTTATCCCAACGGAGTCCTCCACCCTTTTCTGGTAAGCCTCCTTCGCACTTTTTGTGGGTGGCACTCTAAAAGACGAGTACCCTCTATCAATGAGTTGTTTGAAGATGTCACTCATACCAGTTCCTCCAGATAAGAAGTTTCGTCTTTGTCGTCTCTGACCCGGATGAACACAGCAGGCCCATACAGAGTCTTACACCCTGTCCGTTTATCGTCAGTCACTTCCATGTACCGAACCTCGATGACCTTCCCGATGATGATCTCAGGGTCATTCCACCACATCGCTTTGGTTCCGTCGTCAATGCCGGACACATCACCAACAATCAAGCCATCATCGGTTGCATATGAAACAGACCCAAGGGTTCCTTTGTTTTTTCCCTTCATTGACACCAGTGACTCGAACATCAGCCATGAACTGCTTCTTCATCTTGATGAGATCACGAGACCGCTTCGGGGTATATCGGTGGTTGGCTTCCTTCAGTACAGCACCTTCGCCGCCTTGTTGAAAAATCTTTTCAACATATTCTCTGGCTTGCTGTTCATTGTAAACGAGCTGAGACTCAATCAGATGAACTTGCAGATCCAGAGATAACATTGAAGTTTCAGTTTCTTCGTTTGCAGCTGTGATGAAATCTTCAAGGTGCTCAAACCTGTCGTAGTACGGGTCTTGAAGCATCCGCGTATCGTCATATAACGGAAGTTCCGGATCGTCTTCAGTTCCAATACCATCAATCAGATCCCAAGCAATGAAGTGGAACTTTCTGGCGTCCTGTTCGTCGATGGTGCCACGAATCGCCTTGTTCAACATCCCATTTGATTTCTGCCTGTTGTAATAGACCAGTTCTCCGGAAGTATAGTCACCAGCAATCAGCTCCCCGTCAATGATGGATGACTCGAACCCCTCGCTACTATACCTGTTTTGGAACTGCTTGATCACCGGATCTGTCAGGTGTGTGAAACAGTCAATTCGCCGACCATTTGCAGATAGGAAGTATCCGATATTCTTTTTTGGAACGATAACCATAAACGCACGAGCAGCATCAATTTTCGGTTGAATGACTGAAAGGGCGTTCTTTTCGAAGAATTTGTCGATGTCGATATCGCGCTCGCTGAAAGCTTTCATCGGCTTCAAAATACGCAAAGGTAGCAGATTCGTTCTTGCTGATTTGATCGCTTTGTTGATCGTAGTTGCACCAATGCCGATGTTGATGTCCTTATTGATAACTCCGATTGCAATTGACGTTTGGTAAAAGCATTCCAGAGAACGAATCAAAGAAAGAACATGTGCCTTCTTATCATTGGAACGGAACGGAGCCTCTTCTTCAATATAATCCATCAGTTCAATGAAACTCATCGGATCTTTTGCTGGGGGTACGTTCATCACCTCGTCTTCGCTTGTCGTCATCCCATACTGAAATGATGGCGATAGTGCGAGGGTAAGAACTTGATGTAGAAGCGGTGCTACCGACTCGTCTTCAAAAGCCTGAACGAGAATTTTTTCCTTCTTCTTGGTCGAAGTGTTGGATTTTACATCATTCAGGGTTTTTATCAGATTTTCGATTGTCATAGGTTCTCTCTATCTCTTGTTGGATTCTATCCAACCCATATTGAGGTATCATGAACCCTTCTTCCTTCAAAGTCAATAGCAGGCTTCGAACACTGATTAAGTTTTCAAATGAGAAAGTTCTTCCAGCTTCTTCCATTTCAATGTCAATCAACTCCGCATGTTCATAAGCTTCCGTACAGTCTTTATTGTACTCACTCAGTCTTCCGGTGTTGATATAGTCTCCCAGTACAGGACATGGGTATTCTTCAGAAAACTTCCATCTAGCACCAGCAATGTGCACAACATATCCGTTGAAAGATTCATACACATAAACATCTGAGTCTGATGCCCACCTGATCATTGCCATTGTTTCTCTCCACTGATCGTAAGTCATGAGAACATACCGAAAACAGAAATAAGAGTCAATAAAAAACCCTCCGATTTAGAGGGCTTGTGCTTCAAGTAGCCTTTCTTTTTGGCTTTCTTGCGGTCTTTGAATTGTTCGCATTTCTGGAACTTCAAAGCGTTCTTATGGACTAGATTTCGGTTGTTCATTTTCTGTACCTCATAAAATAAGTTCTGGAGACACCCCCAGAACTTATTTAACTTTCAAACCCTCTGACGTGTTAAGATCGGAACTTCCCGTTTATGATGTGAATCAATGAACGCTTTCCATCTGCATAGAGTACACAGTGTGTGTTCAACCATCCAGAAGGCCCGCCAGAAGCATAAGCCATTCTTCCCGTAGACACACCAACGGTGTAAGCACCATCGATAACTCTCGGAGAATGTCCGTGACCGGATGTAACTTTAACCCCGATCTGGCTCAGGTTCTTGGTTGACCCTCGTGCTCCATTTGGCCCAATATCACCATGATATGCGTGCTCGACACCAAGAACTTCGAAGCTTGTTTCTCGATTGATGATATTGAGGTCTGGTGACAATCGTTCCATCCAATAGTCGAATGGGCGGATTGTAGACGTTCCTCCTTCTACCATCCGGTTGTCTCGAATCATTTCAAGAGCTGTCTCCAGATAGAACTCCGCGTTCTCCGGATCCTTCCTCCAATCAGTCTCTTTGATGTATCGAGTGATATGATCGTCATGGTTTGAAGTCACCACCACATAGTCTGTATCATCCCGCATCCGCTCGTTCATGAATTGAGAAAAGTCCGTCAACTCATCCATGATGTTTCCAGTTCCGTTTTGATGCTTTGCGTGCATGATAAACGGGTCGTTTCGATGGTGATGGCTGATGGAGAACCCGTCAACTGAATCGTGAATGAAAACTTTCTCAGGATTCAGAAGGTTCACAAGACCGTTGTCGCCAAAGGTAGCTTCATCAACCTCTTTGGAGATCCACCACTGGTGTAAATCGCCGAGTACCAAAGTTGCTGCTCGCGGAGCATCATCGACGGTTCCATTCGGACGATATACTTTATCCAAGTCGATAAACGAACCATCTTCATTCGCGGTTACCTGTCGAATGTAGAATTGATCCCCATCACTCTCGACAACAGTTGCCGCATATTGGTGATGGTGGTGTCCAGTCTTACCGGCTTTTGATCGAGTGTAGTTCGGCACAGTTATTGCACCAGTTGTTGTCATAATCTTCGCCATTTCGCCTTGGCGAGTTGCAACAGTCTTGAACTCGTACTTCGGGTGACCCACGATACACGATTTGGCACCAGTGAACCCCTCAAGTCCGCTGAGAGGTGATTTTGCTGTTGGTTGGATCTGTATGTCACCCAACAGAACAACGCCTTTACAAAGCTCGTATCGGCGGTCGACAATGTGGTCGACAATACTCTCGTGCCACCACTCGTATTCCTTATCGGTGAATACGGATGTCGGGTTTTTATACCGGAACGGGATAACAATCAGTTCTGCGTCGTTGAGCTCGCAATATGATTTGAGTGTGTCATAAAATCCAGTGTGGACTGGAGTTGCGTTCTGAGCAGAAACAATAACCCACCGGGTTGATTTCTTTACGCTCTTGATTTTATTTGACACTGCGGTGTGGTCGATGGTTTGATCGAACTGCTCGATGCCGAGGGGATTTACTGTCCTGAAACCACAATCGCCACAAGACCAACGTTGCTTTCTTGATTCTGTGTACGAATGTCGTCTTACTTTACTGCTGTAGCACTTAGGGCATTTTAGCGTGGACAAAGGAACCTCCATTATTACGCTATCCCTCTATATTAGTGCTTTATTTTCCTTGTGTCAATCGCCAGCCGTCGATTTCTCTATTGTCTGCAAACGCACGAGTCACTGTTGACTTATTAACGCCAAGGAATTTTGCGGCTTCTGCCATAGAAGAGAAATTCCGTTTCTGCTTTCCCCTTTCAAGACATACTTTGATTTGAGAAGCTTCCCATGGTCTTTTATCGTATTCGAGATTGCCCTTGATTACGTTGTCGCTGTATGTGAGAAATTGGAGGTTCCCTTTCACGTACCCCTTTTTCGCATCCTTTCGATCAAGAGTGGGAGTCAACTTTAATTGAAACCCACTGTCTTCCCACTGGTTGTACAACTTCTTGTAGGTCGCGTCTTTAGAAGCGTAATCGAAGAACTCACTCTGTGGGATCAGCTTGCCTTTATGACCCTTGTTTCGGGTTCTTCGGCTTGCTGTTTCCCACATCTTACGAATCCTACCATCAAAAGACTGATAGTAGGTACTTTTATCAAATGCTTCGTGGAGTTCTTCGATTCTCATTACGCTGGCTTCTGCTCGCCGTTGATGACTTCGCGTGTCTTATCTTTGATAGTAGCACGAACCATATCTCGGATAGACGCTTCCATTGTTTCTTTGTCGGAGATATCCAGAGTCTGGTTCTCAGACAGGCGAGCCCGAACTGCATCTTCAGTTCCAGTGCCGCGTTCATCGCGAAGTGCGTTTCGAGAAGGAGCAACAGTTGCCATCATCCAGCCGATACCATAAGCGATTGTACCGCTCATAGCGACTTCCAGACCCACGATAGCAGCAAGACCGCCAAGAGCAGCACCACCACTCACAATAGCCGCAAGAATGAGCATAGAGGCGATTACGAATGCAGTTACACCGAGGAACTGTTTCATTCTTCCCAGATTTCGAATGACGAGCCTGACAAACGATTTGAAACCAGCCTCTTTGACGATCTGGTAGCCTTCGGCTTGAAGGATGCCAATGTCGGCTTCCATTTCATCCATAGTGTCAAAGCGAGTTACTTCTGTCATTTTGTCGCTTTCGAATACAGCTTTACCAAAGCTTCCACTGGAGCGTACACGAACGTAGTAAACTGAAGTTGAACCCTTACGCATTACACGAGATTCAAACTTCTTCAGTCGAGCGGCTTGGATCATTTCTTTGAACCCTTCTTGAAGCTCTTCTGAGTCTGTCAGACCCTTCTCTGCTTCTGGGTCGTAGTCAAGTCCTTGAGACTCGTAAAGTGGCTGTAAAACCTTGTACATTGGTTTCTCCCGATTAATGATTTATGTACTCTATTTAGGCTCCGACCCCGAACATGTCAGATGCCTGTTGATTCATCTTGCTTTGCAAATCCCACTCCAGAGACTCCATGTAGTTCACAAACTTTACATCCGCCTTCTTCCACATCTTGTCGTAATCAATTACAACATCCTCAACAAACTCCGGGACTTTATTACTTGTTACCGGCACTCCGATGTAATTTGAGTCTTTGTCTTTTATGTTGCAGACGTAGAACTTTTCACCGGGGAAGATCTTTCTGTCAAGATTCCCACACATACTGTTATAGTAGATGGCGGCTCTGTAGTGATATGGGAACCCTTTCATAGACCCGGAAGCAGCAAACTCTTTTTCGTATTGTGAGAGTTTCTTTGCTGGCATTGGGATCCCTATCTCAGATATCGGTAGCTGGTAGAACTCTTTTTTGAATTCATTCTTATATGCCATCAGCTCCCGTTCAGTCGTTCCGTCAACAACCATGTCGATGATCTTTCTCAAGAATCTCTTTACGGCTTTGGACGTATCTGATTTTTTGACCTCAAGCCCCATGATTTTGAGCTTGTCGACCCGCTTCCCTTCATCATCGACGATATGCATCGCATACCTTTTCTTCGTGACGAAGAACGCCCTGTCAGAAACGACCTCCCGGTCTGTTGATACGAAATGAACCCGGTCTTCCGGACAGTTGAACGCCTTTGTAACGAACTCAGGAAAAAACGCACCCGTCTCTCTTCCGACGTCATCACAAAACCCGACAATCTCATCGAGACTCCCGAGTGTGTCTGCGATTGTCTTCGGAAGTTTGAGATATATCGAGTCGGTATCGCCAGCAACACCATGAGAAACATGATAATAGCGATACTCCGGAATTTCCTTGCTGAAATCAAAGAACGCAATCTGGTTCTCCCCAACCCCATCTGGGTTTTTCTGGGGATCCTTTGCAAACTCAGTCGTTCCCGGCTTTACTTTATCTTTCCACGCCATTACAACTCCTTCTCGACTTCTTCTATCAAGTCATTCGACTTGAATGCTTGTGCTCTTGATATCATTCGGGCGGTGAGTGTTACGCTTCTAGCCATCCGTATATCGAACAGGCGGAAGTGTTCGTTACCGGTTGCGCCGTAGATTGCGTTCAATCGAGCGACCTTCAGAACTTTCTGCTTGAGATCATAAATCGCTGCCATCTTATCATCCCCAGCCCGATCATACTCTTTCTTCAGCCGCTGGTTCTCTTTACGCTTCTTGAACCCATCCACAAGATACTCTGAAAGCAGACCCATGGTTCCGTCGAAGATCGTACCATTCGCGGATATAGTCCAGTTGTTCTCTCTTATGGCGGTCTCAAGCTCAGAAGGAAGTATCACTTCTATCTCGCCGTCATTCGTATCGTACACGGTTATAGGCCCACCAGAGTCGTCCCTAGTTATTACCCGGACATAATCATCGTCGTTGCCTTCGCACTGGAATATCATTGTCTCTGGAGACAATCCAAGCATGATCATCGTCAGCGGATACAGACTCGTCAAGTCAATGCCGAATACCCATTCATGGCGTCCGGGGATTGTGTCATAAACGATAGCTCCGGGGAACTTTTCCTTGTCATGTTGTTTCTTGTCTGGGAGTACGATGTTTCCTTTCTCCCGACAGAACTTCATGAACCCCATTTCGATTGGCTTTACGGATCCAGTCACGTCGTTGAACAACACAGAACCACCAATCGCAACCGTCCTCATCATATCCATGAGCTTGTGTTTTTCATTCAGTTCATACAGAAGTCGAACGTCGTGAACACCGTATTCACAGAACTTCTGGGGATTCTGTCGATATAGCTCACCAAGGTCGCCATCATCCTCATACTGAACTTTCCTCATTCCGAGGTCTTCTTCACAGATAGCATCCAAACTGAATGACGGACGTTCTCCGGGGATGAACTTCTTATAGACCTCCATGAGATCGACGTGTTTCCTGCCGACTAACTGCCATTCAACTCGTTCTTCGCCATATTCATCAACGTACTCTCTGGATGAGAGTTTAAACCCATCCCGACAATACATCGTCATGGCATGTTTCTCTCCGAACAGCTTGATCGACCGCTCGATGATGTACGGTAAGTCGAACCCTGCTGAGAACCAACCACTAAGAACATCAATCGGATCGAGATAGTCTGCAAATTTTTGCAACATATCTCTTTCACTCCAGCACCATACAATATGGACGTCAAACTTCTCGTCTCGGAGATCAATGACGTTCTTCAGATGATCCAAGCAGAAAATGGTGTATCGGTTGTAATGGTTGTCCCAGCACTGGATTAGGTTTATCTCGCCATACGAATTACCGGGTTTTGGGTATCCCTTCCCATGAGACAGGTCGAAATCGACTTCGATGTCGTAAAGACAGTAGTTGAAGTGACCGGTTTCTGATGCATCGCTGTACTCGTCAATCAACACCTTATACTTCGATGGCACATCCGATTCACAGACATAGGACTCACTCTGGGCAAAATCCCGAAGATCCCTGTTCGAGTCGAAGCTACACTTCTTCATCGGTGTGCCCCAAAGGTCTTTGTACTTTGATGGGGATCCGCTGTTGTCTGGAATGAAACAGTAATAGAAGTCTCGTGCGTCGTACGTATCGATGCTCAATCCAGCTGGGTCACGAACCCAAACATGGATCTGCCCTCCTTGTTTGACAGAGTCAATGTAAAGGTATTCGAAATTTTCTTCTGACATGGTTTCTCCAACGAATAAAGGGGAGCCTAGCTCCCCTTTATTTTACTCTCTTACAGACCAGCTGTCTAGCCTTCGTAGTCGTCTTCGATCAGACCGAGGCGAACCGCGTTTCCGTAGATTTCTTCAGCTTTCTCCAAGGCTTCTTTTGCCTTGTGAGATTCGTACGCGATGTTTGCGTGCTTGTTGAACTCCGATTTTTTCAGATTCAGAGCGTCACATGCAACTTCAGCAATTTCGTCCAGCTTTTCCTTGTACTGGCTCATTGCGATTTTCGCGACGGTTGCTTCTTTGAGGTACTTTTTCAGTTCCTCCGTTTCACTTGGGGTAAGGTCTGCTACCCGGATCTTTGCATCTTTCGCCATTATTACTTCCTCTTCGGTGCATTGTTGATGATGGCACAGTACTCATTCAGAGTTTCTGTGAGATAGTGATCTGCGAAGAATCGGAACCATCGACGCCCGATTTCATCTTCCAGATAACACAGTTCAATTTCCTGTTCCTTGGTGAAAGAACGATTGCGAGCCTCACTCTTCGCGGCGAAGTAATTCTCTTTCATCTGAGCGATGATGCGTTTGTGCGGCTTCTCTTTACGTTGGTAACGGGACATAATTACGCCTCTTTTGGTGCTTTGGTGGTTTTACGTGGAGCGGCCTTCTTGACTGCTCGCTTCTTTGTTGGTTTGCGGGTAGTTCCGCCTTTCTTCACTTCTTCTTCGAGTTTCTTGTATTTCTCAGAAACATCGTCGAAGTACTTCTGCTCCATGTCGCAGTATTCTTCTGCGCTCAGAATCATCATATCATCATGATTCGGAAGTTCAACTCGAATGTTATCCGCAACGCCGATGTCATAGAATGATGCACGGTACGGGGAGGTGTCAATTGCTCCGACGATAGACACCATACCATCTGGCGTGGACATCATAGTTACTTGTCTCAGATTGTCGTAATACATGATACCAATCTGAGAGAATCGGCCATGATCAGCTTCATGAACGCGCTGTTGATAATCCTGATATTCGATTGCGAACCCGCTTTCGATCATTTCCTTGCCGGATTTGTGGATTTCGGTGTACATGGCTTTATCCTTCTCTTCTTGAGTCAGGATATCACCAACACAGTACTCCATGAGGATTGGGAATACCTTCTTCTGGCTTTCCAGAACGTCCTCGTGTTGGTTTGTCTTGCCATAGTAGCCGTAACTTTCCCGGTGCCACATGAGCTGTGAGAACGGGGATACGACTCGGATGTCGCCGAGAGACCAGATCATAGCCCCAGCGGAAGATGCCGAAGAGTTGCAGATGGTTACAACCGTCTTGAAGTTACGAAGTGCTTCGATGATCTCTGTCAGGATTGTAACGTAACCACCATCAGAAGAGACCCACACTTCGATGATATTGAACTTCTTTGAAATGTCGTGGAGGTCAGACACCAACTTAGTGTTATCCTCAACACTTTCAAACTTTCCGTGAAGGAACAGTCGAGCGATTCCGTCACTTTCCTCCAGACGAAACGGTTTCGTCTGTTGGATGACTGCAACTCCGGGGGAATTTGATTTTGCTGGCTTTGTCATAAGTCATTGATCCTTATTTGTTTCTTGAATTGAGATATTACTTGTTGGTTGTCTGGTTGTCAAGAAAATATTCTTTCACTCCACGATATTGATTTTCGGCAACAATAACAGATACCAACATCAACCAAAACGCAGAGTAAAGGGCGTGGTTTTCTCCTGAAACTATAGCAATAACAGCAAAAGAAATAAAGGTCAGAATGATGATGCTTGTATGATATGCCATTCGAACCATGTCGTTCTCGCAAAGGTATTTGAAGAATTCGAATCCGCTACTTTTTCTTGACCTCTTAAAAGTAGCCGTGTACAGGCGAACGCGTTCATTCTCTTTTGAACTATAAAACTTAGCGACCCCAGCTGTCATCAAAGCCGCCAGTATGTAAACAACCGCGACGAAGATCCCGGCGATTATTTCGGAGTACCAGATAAGAAGGCCGGTGACGGAGAATGCGAAAACGTAACCCAGTAGGGATTTGATTATTTCTTTCATAATGAAACCTCTTTTACATATTTGTGAGGTTTCATTATGAGGTGTTATCTAATCGATGTCAATCAGAAGTTGATAATGGGGCGGAGATATTATCTTTGAACAAACTTCCGAATACACCAAGGAACGTCGATATGATTGGCATGAGAACGGCAGTTACTGGTATGAGCCCAGCAGACCCCAAAGCAATCGCTGTCGTGAGACCTGCCGCGCCCATAATGAGAGCAGTCTTGTGCTTCTCAACCCAACTCCGGGGATCGATGTCAGCCCACCCACGGAGTTCGAGCATCGTGATTTCCTTTGCCGACGAAGACAACGACTGCGAAGATGTATTGTCGAACTTCCCGTCAATCATTTCCACAGTCTTTACTTTACCATCATCCTCTACGAAGATCCTGTAATGGGATCGTTTCTTTGGAGACTGAAGAATTTTCACATTGGCGTTCTTCCCGCTATACTTAGTGACTTCCTTCCGAATCTTCGCGATTGCGAAAGATTCCATGATCTCATCAGACGACTCAATCTGTAATACTTCGTCGACTCTCATCACATTCTCCCTGATGCGTTCCAGCGATCCGTTGCGCCATCGTTACCAGAGAGACGTTGCATCAGCCATCCAGTCCCGGCGACAGCAGCAACACCGACTGCAACTTTTGCGACAAATGACACCGCGCTTGCAATTGACATCAGCCATGCGAAGAGTATCGGTGCTCCGATAAGTGCAACAGCAGTACCACCAATCAGCCACATCAGAAGACGCTTCCAATTTTTCTGAAGGTATGTTCTGGTGTCTACCGGGCGAAAGGTTCCATTTGTCAGAACTTCTCGTTCATCCATCAGTTCCCGGAAATCACGATATCGTTCTTCATTCACAACCTTGTCGTTCACCACATCAAAACGGAAGAAAGTGCCATCGCCAGCCGCCAGTATGGCGTAATGTTTCGGGTTTCTCACATCCTGAAATACCATCGCTTCAGGGGGAGCAGATCCCCCATATCGACGAACGTAGTCTTGAATTACTTTGTTCACCCGGCTTTCAGTGAGAACTTGTGCTTCTTCACGAGATTCGACGATGCCCTCGAAAATCATTTCGTTAAAGAACGATTCGATTTCAACAGACTCGTCAATCTCTTTGAGGTCGTATAGTTCATTCACATGCATTTGAAAAGACTCTTACTTGTTGTCTTCTTATTTAGCCATCGGTGGTTTGGGTGTCTTGAACGGTTCCTTATTGACTTCCAGACCAGTGACTTCAATGTCTTCCCACTTCAGATTAAGAAGATCGTCGAGATCTTTGAGTTTCTTCTTGAATCGAACTTCACCCGGCTTTCCGAGCTTCCGAGCCACCAGTTCCTTCGCATATTCGATCTGGTTATTGTAGATATGAACTTGAGTCAGGTCACACGAGATGGTTCCGACTTTGAATCCGAAAATTTCTGCGATGGCTTTTTGGTACAGCGCATACTGCTGTACAGCGAACATACAGCCGTAAACGGTGTCCAGACTTCTGTTCAACATCTTCAGATGAAGCGTGTCATCGCCGTTTTCGTCAGGCAATACCACAAACTGATGTGAATGCCAACATGGCGTCAGTGCCATTTCGTCTAACTGAGCGGGATTCCAGAAAGTAACATAATGTCTACGGCTGTATGGGTCTTTCTTGAGATTGGCGAACAGATCTTTGAGTTGATCTTTACCGCCATCAACACCATCAGTCGTCGGGGATTTTTCGCCGCCGAACCCCCGAAACTGGAATCCATATGCCTTATTCATGTCGCCCTCATCGACATAGAACAATCCACGATTGTCGAGGAACTGCCTGCTTGTGTTCCCCTTCCAGAAGTTGATCCCCTTCACTTCTAACTGCTTTGTTTGCGTCTCACCTCTGAGGAACATCCAGAACTCTTCATAGGAGTACCGCAGTGGAGCCGCCTCGACAGTCCTGAAGGGAAATTGTTTCCCGGCATTGAATACGAGTTTCCGGTCGAAAACAGCAATACTTCCCACTCCAGTTCTATCGGGAACGCTGACGCCGTTCCTGAGAATGTCCGCCAACAGTCCGATATAACCAGCTTCGTCAAAATATACTTTCATGAAAAAGATTCCACCCACTTACATTGTCTTATGTGCTTGATATGGTTTGCAATTCGGCGAACGTAGGACGGGTTTCCTTTGTGTCCGCCGTTGTATCCGGAAAGGGTCTCTTTCCAATCCCCGCCACGATAGTTATGCCACCACTTTAGAACACCTATGGCTAAGTGTGCGGCATATACATGGTCGTCAATCAGAAGTTGTGCTGCTCTGTTCCTGTTGTACGAATTGTCTTTCCACCCCAAATCTTTGATAGCATGGGATATTAACGTGTGGTAAACGCCAGCCGATGGGTCTGATAGTGATATCCGATACCTCCCAAGTTCACTTTCTTCCAAAGCGATAGCAACCATGGTCTCACCCAGATCATATGGTTCTCCGATGCTGTAAGAAAGGCTCACAATACTTCTCTCAAACCCGTTGAGTTCGCATGATGTCTTCGGACTCGCAGCAGCAGGAGCACAAGAAATGATCAGAATCATAATGACAATTGCCATTATGATCCCACGGGAACGATAAATCTCGCTGTTTTTCCAGCTCATCACAACCTCCGATTTGATTCGATGATCATTTTCTGGTGATGCATTGGTACGAATTGGATAGAACCACGATCCATATAAACGCCGTAACATTCGACCCCGGCTTCTTCGAACATGGAGATAGCAACAGCATGGCTTTCATGCCACCTGTCTGTAGCTGTAAAGTTCTCCTGAATGTGATAGACAACGGCGATCTCTTTCTGGATTATCGCTGCTGCGCACCCGGCACACGGAGCTAGTGTGCAGAACAGGATATGTCCTTTAAGATTCCTGTCGGAATTCAGGATACAGTTCAGTTCCGCATGAACCGTCCTCGGATACTTGTAATCCCTGTCCGTCAGATTTATATCCTTGACGCCTCTCGGGAATCCGTTGTACCCGTATGAGTGATCACGCTTGTAATCCGGCTCAACCAGAACAGCACCGACCTTCGTAGACGGATCTTTGCTGAATGTTGCTCGATGTTTTGCGGATTCAAGATGCCTGATGATCCATTCGTAGTTTTCTTCTTTAATCACAATCTTACCCTCACGACCTCTCGACATTTTTCATCATGTCCGATGACAATTTCCAACGGGTGCCCAGATTCAAATTGAACGACTGATGTCGCTTCTTTAATAATCCTGCGAGATACGGCAGCACTGTATGGGGATTGCTTTATCAACCGACGAATCCATCGAGCGACAATATCTCTTCGAGTCTGACTTGAAGAGTATCCCTCAATCCCCTTGAACATTTTGGGGAGCTTTTGGTTTACTACTCGGTGCCATTCCCCCGGAGAAATTCTTGAGATTTCCACTTAACGCCTCCTTAGTGCTTTCATAGCACCCTTGACCTTTGATTCAACAGGGTCGTCCGCTTCTTGAACGACCTTCTTACTTTCCTTCGGAGCAGATTTCAAGCTCTTTGCTGGTGATGATGATCCGAGTGTTCTCTTTCCACTTCGTTTTGTTGTAGAGCCACCGGGACTGTTGGTGTACCGGAGTGTATCAGGGTTCTTATACCCAGTATGCATTTTGTAAGTAACAGCCGCGTTCCGGAGCTTCAACTCGACAGTCTTGAACTGATTATTATCGATGTCTTCCTGATTTGCAACCATCGCGATTGTCCAATCGGAAGTTTGGATCAAGGAGATACCGCCCTGAATATGCATCGGATTGATACCAGAGTACGCATCCTGACCTTCACGGTTAATCTGTGCGGCTGTGAACGCATACGCGTTGATATCGTTGGCGATCTCACGCAGTGCTTCTGATTTCACTTTGTCTGTATCGTATTTGTTTGCGCCAACCAGAGACTTCATTCCATCGACGCCCATGCCAGACAGATAGTCGACAATCAGAACATCAGGATAGTATCCTCTCTGGATGTAGTATTCCATGACATACGCGTTGATCTGGCTTGCTGTTGTTCCATTTGGCAGGCGTTTGACCAGCATACTACCCATGGATGTCGATAGCTTTCCAAGCTCTTCAGCGATCAGCTTGGCGCTTTCTCGGTGTTCTCCGATATCGTAGTTCGTAGTGATCGTATCAAGACGCTTCGAGTACAGACCCTCGTCAAGCTCAAGACTGATGAAAAGAACATTCAGATTCTGTCTTGCCAGATAATACCCGATATTGCCGAGCATCACAGACTTACCGCCACCGGATACGGCTGCGACAACACCGAGTTCCCCGCGACCGATATAACCGATCTTGTCGTCAATACAATCAAGACCGATCTTACGATGGTCTTTCATTTCATCCATGGTGTTGATACGCTCTTCCGGGTTTTCGAATATCTCCGTACCCAGAGAGTTGTCGAGCTTAACCCGAAGCGCATCCTTCACCAATGCATCTACGGCTGATATGTCACCGTCCTGAATCAGATCAGCACCTTCAAGAACCGCGTTCATCATCGCCTGTTCTTGACAGAACTTCTCGATTTCTTTTTCGACGTAGTTCATATCATCCGAGTCTACCGGAGATTCTCGAAGCTCAACGCCAGTTTCAGCGTCTATCACATCGAGCTTTGGGATGTTCTTGTACTCGGCGAAATGTTCACCGATGTACTCAACAACACGATCCATCGGCTCGTCGAAGTATTTCGGCTTCAAGATCCGAACACATTTAACAAACAGTTCTCTGTTTGTCAGGATCCGTTCGATCAGGAGTTTCTGTTTCTTGTCAATGCTGCTCATTTATTTTTCGTCCACCTTTTGTAAAGTATATCTGATTTTGGGCCGGGTTTCATTATCCCTTTGTGTATCATATGCGCTGCGACCATAATCCCACGGTTTATCACAGCCGCATTGAGATCTTTCTCAGACCACATGGGCAACGAGACGTCAAACCCATACTCTTTTGCCGATTCGTATAGCTTACTCCCATGTCTGTCAGGAAGCACTATGGGGTTTGAATGTCTCAAGTGATACGCTTGCTTTGGTGTTATCTTAGGGCCGCAAGTCGCTACTGTGTCGGGAAAGCACAAAGCATCCATCTGACCTTCTATGATCAGTGGTCTCTCCGGTATGATTTTCGAAGGAATGAACAACATCGATTCGCTGCTGCCTTTCTCAGTGACATACCTCCCAGACTTTGTGACATAAACCCACCCTATGAGCTTATCGTAGAAATAATGGGGGATGACCAGAGACCCTTTATAAGGCCCACCAGTAACGACCCGAAAGTCGAGATCGTAATAGATACACTCCCGGCCTACGAGAAAATCGACCCATTTATCTCCGAGGTTCCGACCCCGACACTCTTCGGGCAGCGTCATCGTCTTATAGACGTTTTTCTCGAATCGATCATCAAGCTGTTCTTCTTTGAATGATCTCTTTTTGTACGAGCGCAACTGGATCGGAATAGTGACCCCGAGGACGTCCATCAATGCCCTGAATTTCTTAGGGATCGGCTCACCCTTAGTGTACACCGTGGTGGCATCACAACTACCACGAAAGCAGTTATAGATTATCTGCTCGTGCTCGAATTTGAATCCGCCTTTCTTCTGCCCTTGCTCTCGATTCTTGCACATTGGGCAATTTATAGGATGAAAGCCGGAGCCGGTTGTCGTACTTCCTATCGCACCACGAATGTCATCAGCCAATGCGTCAAACGCATCGTCTCTGTTCATAGAAGATACTCCAATCTCATAATATCCTTGATACTCTCTGCGCTGGATAGCGCGTTGTCAATATCTTCGACACCGCCGTATATGAAATACTTCGACCACCTAGATATCTCGGTACGTAACTGTATTCGGCCACCCTCAGTGGATATGTCCAACCCGATAACCGACTCAACAAAGTGTCGATCATCGACCAGTTTATTCCAAATGGTTTTATGTACTATGTTCGTATTGTACAAGAATTCCCGACCTACCCGGTAATCGAAGTTTGATCTTTTGGAGGTTATACTGAGTGCAACTCCCTTCAGCTTGCCGTATACTTCTGAATGGCTTAGTTCCTTTATTTCGCCCGCAGTCCCATTAACTTCAGACCTGTAAAAAGTACAGCTACCGTCTCGAATAGAAACCCACAATCCATAGACGTAGTCTTCGATGTCTTTGTCATAACTCTTAGAGCGATGAACAAAATTGATGAATTCTCTATAAGTTTGGAAGTCTCCATCGTTTATGTAATAGTCGGTTATCTTTGAAATCATAAAACCTCACAAACTCATCATGGATAGAACGACGCTTCTGAGCTGTGAGCGGTTGTTCATCAAAGAGTT